GTACTTCGTAGATTTTGATGGCAGAAAGGTCTTGAGCTGGGACATGTTCTCAGATGGAATCATCCTCGAGGATGGCAGGATCATCCCATTCGGGCACAACGAGGATCGAGTGTTCTCGACACATCCCGATGAGAATGAGAACATGGAGTGTGTTGGTGGTATCTACCACCACAAGGGTCGGTCACTGCTCGACCCAGAGCGCCTAATGACTCCGTGGGACCGCATCAGATGCGGGCACAGTGCTTGTAGCCAGAACTACATCGACACCGGCGACCAGGCATGCACCCGATGACCGCAAAGGCGCTCTTCCAGACTCACCCGAGTCTGGAAGGGCTGCCTATCGGCTCTTTTCGTTACGCAAGTCAGGCCTTCGTGCGTAGGAACCTTCCTGCGCACATGGTTGAGCTGTTCGAGAGGATGTCCGAGGGCATAGAAGGGCCGCGACTGACCTACCACTTCCGGTTCTTAGAGCCAGAAGGTCGGTTTGGGCACGGTCGGTGGCATTGTGATGGGCGCGAAGAGCCCGATGAGATCCACCGTCTTCTGACGATTGGAGGAGTCCCCACCCTCGGCAGAGACGGGACAGTCCTTCATGCCGGAACGGTGTGGGAGTACAGCGGGGCCTATGAACACCGGGCCCGAGCAATAGAGGAGGGCTGCTGGCGACTCATGATGAGGATCAGCAAGACCAACATGATCTACCGAAACCATTGGAGCAGGAAATGAAGACCAAGTTCTGGAAGACGACAATCGTCTTCGAGGTGTTGACGGAGGACCCTACCAGCCCGCTACCGGATGACATGGGGTTGAGCGACATCATCCACATGACCATCCACGGGCACGCTTCCGGCAATGTGACCGACATGGAGTCCGTAGAGGTCACCCACGAAGAGATGAAGGTGCTCCTGGAGGAGCAGAGCTCAGACCCTGAGTACCTTACTCCGTACGACTGGGAGGAGGAATGAGCTGGGGTAACAATGAAGTTCAGTTCGCACGTCTTCTGTGCGAACTGATCGCCAGTGACTACAACGTCACAGACGCGGCAAAGTCGATGGACCTTGAAGTGAAGGACATCAACGAGCTGCTGGACCGAGCGCACACCGTGTGGGAGCGCGCAAAGATTGAGGGGCCGCCCACCCCCTACGAGATGGACGCCAAGGAAGGCGACACCCGCTATTGGCTGGGGCTCCCTCACGGACTTGATGTTGGGCTCCTGCACAACGACGACGGAATCAGTGTCGCCCTCTGGGTCAACTCAGACGAGGACGCCGCGCGGGCAGATGTGTGGTGGGACTGGGCCGACCTCCTGTCTGCGGAAGAGTCCGGACTAACTGTGTCCGAAAAGGAAGAGGAAAATAAGTAATAAGGCATTTAGTAGAGAAAAGTAACTCTACAACTACCGAGAGGAGCTTTTCATGCCCGCAAAGAAGACAAAGAAGACACCGAAGACACCAACGGGGGCAGGAGCCTCGGTTGCAAAGGCCATCTGGGTAACTCCAGAAATGGCCACGTCTTGGTTGGACAAGAACCTCAACAACCGTACGATCAACAACCACAGAATCTCCAGATACGCGAAGGACATGGCTGCAGGGAACTGGAAGGTTACGGGCGACGCCATTCGCTTCGCAAAGAGTGGGAAGCTGCTGGACGGCCAGCACCGCCTCCGGGCCTGCATTGAATCGGAAACTCCGTTCCAGAGTGTGGTGTTTACGGGAGTAGAGGAGGGGGCCCAACTGGTCATGGACCAGGGAATGGGAAGGACGCGGGGCAGTCAACTCAACATCCTGGGGTACAAGAGGGGACGTGACCTCGCCGCGGCGTGCTCCGCCTACTGGCGGATGGAAGGAGGAAGGCGAAGGATCCTCACTCGGGCATCAAGCCCTTCCAACTCGGAAGTGTACGACCTTCTCGAAGAAGTGCCTGCTATTCAGGAATGCCTGGCTGCGTACTTTTCGCACAAGAGCCAGAGTGGGGTTCGGTGCCATTCCGGGCCCTCCATCGCCATGTACGTCTACATGCGCAGCTGGAACAAGGAGAAGGCAGACACCTTCTTCGAGAAGTACCTGACAGGAATCGGCCTCGAGGAGGGTTCTCCGGCCCTGGCGCTACGAGAGAGGATCCTACAGTACCGGCACAAGGGCTTCCGGATCACGCATGATGAGTTCATGACGTGGCTGGCCTACGCATGGAAGGCAGAGATCCGAGGGAAGAAGCTTCGTAGGCTCTCCCCCAAGTACCGGCTTCCGATGTTCCCAGGAAGTCCTGATTGGGACGCCATGGGAGAGGAAGAAAGCTGAGAGACGAGAAGACGGCCCCTTTCGGGGGCCGTCTTCTTTGAAGCTTTTAGTTCTTCTTTTTAGTAGTCGATGTGGTGACCGGAGCAGGCTCGGCAGGAAGAGACTTCTGCACCGGAGCAACAGCTGTTGCCATGATGTCCAGCAGACGGCTCAATCCCTCAGGAGGCCCGTCATCGCGCGCTGCGACGTGGACTGTGTACTTAGCACTGTTGTCTGAGCTGCGGGCACTCTCCTTGTGGCTGGCCACAGAGCCCGTCACTCGCACACTGGCCTTACCCCATCCCCATCCCGCAGAAGCGGAAGCCTCTACTCCAGCCTTTACGTCCTTAGAGCTCTTCTCCTGGAAGGAAGACTTGACCTCCATCTCGAAATCAATGGAGACCTCCTTCACTGAGAGGGAAGGCACGTTGACGAGAGCGAGAAGAGGGGCCTGGATGGAAATGTCCTCTTGAGTAGAGGATCCATCAGGGTTCTGGGCCGGACGGCTCATACTGAAATCGACAGTACGGGCAACCTTATTCTCCGATCCATCCTCAGAGTTCAGGCCGACCTGGTCGATGAAGTCTGCTGCAGCCTTCGCCAGGATCACCTGCGCGTCGCACGCTGCCAGCAGGGGAGCACCGATGAGGTCCGCCATTGGAAGTCCGGAGAATTGATCTCCCATATTCACGATTTCGTTAGCCATTTGTATGCCCTATGGAATTGTCTTTAAGACTTGATTGTTGAGCCGGATCACACCTTCTGGTGGCTCTGTTCCTTCGAAGGTGATGCTTATCTTAGCAACTGTGGCGTCGTCTGCGGGGGCAGCGCCGCGCTTGAAGTCTAACGCCATGCGCCGCCCTCGGCGCCTTCCGATCTTCTGGGAGAACGCTCCCTTCCTCGCTCTTTGGGCGAGTGGGGCCCTCTCTGCCTTCTTTTGGGGCTTAGATTCCCTCTCCTGGGGCTCATCTGCCTCGTCCGTATCCAAGGAAGAAAGCTTGGCCTCGAACTCCACTTTCAATTCTTTAATCTTCATTGCTCCCAGTGACGCCAAAGTCATGAGGGGCACTTTGATCATAATGTCCTCTCCGCCAGGGCTGGGAACCCACACATCCTGCGTAACGGCGCGGGTCTTTCCCGTTTCTTCATCTTCCTCGAAGAACCGCCCCACTAGGTCAATGTGGTGATCTTCCGCGATCTCCTGTGCCTCAATGACGGCGTGCTGAATCGCATTAATTAGGTCGTCTAGTGACTCGGCCATTTCTACTCCAAAAGGGCTCTTTTTGGGTCATAAGGATATTGAACGTAAACTCTAACTAACTGGGAGTCTCCCATCGGAATGTACACCGGAGTGCGGTTTCAAGCACAAGTAACAGAAGAAGCCCGAGAGGTCATCTCTTGGTGCCAGGAAGACAGGCAGAGTCGAGGGTGGCACGAAGCGGCCGAGAAGTTCGATGTCCCCTGGCTCGCGGACTGGGTACGAGTTGGCCGCTGCGACTTCATTCCCTGGGGCTCTCTCTGCTATCTCGGAGGATGGGCCGGGGAGGAAGAGCAGTACTCCAGACTCAAGGGAGCCTCCTGGGAGGTGCTGTGCTCCCTCAAGAACTACCAGGATGAGATTCGCACATTCTGCGAAAACATCCTTCCGCACATGATCGAATCCGAGACCGTCGTGGAGTCCCGGTACGAGGAATCGGATCACTCTGACTTCTACACAATCACACCAACAAGAAAGTAAAAGATGGACGAACTACTACTCCCCTGCGCAGTAAAGGCATGCACGCACTTCTGCGGAGGAAAGGACAGAGAAGATCTGAGCCTGATACAGGTCCGATCCGAGAGCGGCTCCCCGTCGCTGGTAATGGAGGCCACGAACGGGCACACGGCCATCCAAATTACAATGAACAACCAGGAGTTTGAACTGGATGACTTCGTCATCGCCTATGAGCTTGGCGCCCTCAAGGGGTGGATGAAGACAGGCGAGTACCCAGAAGAAACAGAAGCTCGACTGCCCGACATCACGAAGGCAGTGGAGCGTGCCAGGGAGATAAGGCAGGACGATGAGTTTTGTGACTCTCTGATGCAGCTGAAGTTCTGGACAGAGACGAACTTGGCCCTTCGGGCACTGTTCAAGGAGAACGTAAACATCCATATGTCTGCCCCCGAAAATGTTGAGGTGGCTATGGCGATCTTCGTCGAAGGGGAGAGTCGGGACGGAACCCTGGTTGTGGCGGAGATATTCATTATGAGGATGCGACCATGATGACCATGATGGCTGTTGCGGGGCCTGAGCTCACAGAGAGGCTGGCTCGAGATGGGATCGAGGACGTAGAGTCCCTATATGAGCTCTCCCTTCGGGAGATCACCAAGATGTACGGGAAGATGGCTCTGCGGGACATCCAGGATGGCCTGAGCGGTGCCGGTCTACCGGCCTTGGGGGAAATGACCCTGGTCATGTGGCCATCCTCCCAACTCTGTATGGATTGCACCCACGGGTGCTTCCTCATGGTGCTGCCCAGCAGCACCTATGGGTGCGCGGACCTGCAGATCCTCGGACCCTGTGAATCAACCTGTGAGGGCTTTACGCCCAAGGAGAAAAGCGATGAAGAATGATCCAATCGCAGACCTAGAAGCTCTAGATAAGCGCTGGCCTGGCCTTTTCGATGTGTGGCGGGCCATGAACGGCCACGGAGAACTTGCGGACGGCTACGGGAAGGTGATGGAGGTAGAGGTCCGTATGGCCGAGGACCCGGAGTTTGCCCAGGGGGTCGAGTCCGTGGCAAAGGCCGTGGCCCAGATGCTTGCCCAGGACGATCCTACCTACGCCGAATGGCTAGAGAAGAACGGCTTCATCCACAAAGGGTTGATAGACATGAAGGCCAAGGTTCTAGAGTGCGAGTCCGTCCTCAATAGCGTGGACTCCAGCAGGGAAGAGATTGAGAAGGCAGTGATGGGCCTCAAAGAGGTCCGCGCCGCGTCTCAGAAGTTTGCAATAGCCAGGGAGGCAGGACTAGTCCGAGCTGCCGCCATGATCAACGAAATGAACTAGGAGAACACATGCATCTGCTGTGGGGAAAGTTTCTCGCCTCAGTACATGAGGTGCGGGGGGACAGGGCACGAGTGTCCTTTCATCACCCCTCCGAGAGTGCGCCTGTCAGCATGTGGGTCTCCACATCCGAGGCAGGCATCCTTCCAAAATCAGACCTCTTCTTCTCTGGAGGAGGGATTCAGGGCGCATGCCACGACTGTGGCTGCGCCTTCGAGGAGTGTGAGTGTGCCTAAAATAGACGTAGAGAAAGAACTCGTCAGCGCGTGCCTAGACATGCGCTGGCGAGACAGACAGGACGGAATGGAGCGTCTGCTGAGCGCTTTGAGCTGGTGGCTTGACACCAAGGGCGAGAACCCTGCCGCGTTGGTGATCTCCGGGATCAAGAATGACTTCGAGTTCAACCGACACGCTACGCAGGCGCTGGAGCATGCTCTCAACACTACGGACTCCGCCGATCTGACGGAGTTGCTTGCGGAGTGGGATCGCCTGGTCCTCGTGGAGAAGGCCTCCCTTGGGGAAGAATGAGACAAGGGTGGGGCCACTTGGCCCCACCCTACTTCTCTTTAGGTGCTACTCGCTCTCCTCCGAGGGCACGGCGGGAGCTGCTTCCTCTGCGGGAGCTTCTGTAGCCTCTTCCTCTGCGGGAGCTTCTTCCTGAGCAGTCTGCTCAGCGGGCGCGTCCTCTGCGGGAAGGGAAGGGGTCATCTGGCAAGAACCGTAAGCGGTTCCGATAACCAAAGTGGTCCCGACAACACCCAGGGTGATCTTGTGCTTCTTTAGAAAGTCAGAAACAACTGACATGCTTCCTCCTATTTAGGATTGGGCATCTTCGCAGATGCTTGAAGCCTCGAACATTTAACGAGGACTTCGGACAATAAACCGAAAGTAGGGGGCGGTCAAATACGGCGGAAACCGAGGCATAACCATTTCGAACCTAAAGGAGGATTAAAATGGCTACAGAATTCGGACATTCCATAAGGGGCGCCCGCCACTACGACCACACGATGCCCAGCATCGCAAAGAGTCTGGCAAAGATCGCAAAGAGCCTGGAGATCCTCTCAGGAAGCAAGGAAGACGAGATCGTGAAGAAGGCGCTTCACGATGCGTTAGACGCGGTCGGCGGTCGGTCAATCGACCTCGCGAATATGATCGACGACCTGGAACGAAAGGAGGACGACTAATGGACACGTACCGTTTGTGCGTGGACTTTCCAGACGCAGAGTCTCTGTTGAACTTCGTCGAGAACTGCAACACCTTCCAGCTGACTGCCTCCCCGGCGGGGGCTATGAAGATGGACTCCCTGCACGAGAAGGTTGGGGGCGAGTGCCCTCAGAAGTTCATCCTTCGAAATCTACGAGAGGATGGGCCCTTTTTAGTCATCCGCGAGGTCCGCACGACCGAGGCCGTGCTGGAGAAGCACACCCTGGTCCGGGTCGAGTGGGACACAGATGATGAGGAGGTAGAGCTACCAGAGCTAATCCTGGTCCCCGCCCACATTGAGGACGTCCGGATCTCTGACTGGCTGTCCGACAGGCACGGATGGCTGGTCCTATCCTGGAAGGAGGAATCAAGATGAGCTACGACGCAAGTGACATCCAAGTCCTAGAGGGGCTTGAGGCTGTCCGGAAGCGCCCCGGTATGTACATCGGAGGCACAGACACCCACGGCTTCCATCACCTACTGTGGGAGATCGTGGATAACAGCGTGGATGAGGCCATCGCAGGCCACGCTACGAAGATCGAGATCGACTTGCAGGAGCGAGAGGCGTCCGTCACAGACAACGGACGCGGCATTCCTTACGGAAAGCATCCCAAGACGGGGCAGTCCGCCTTGGATGTCATCTTCACTAAGCTGCACGCAGGAGGCAAGTTCGGTGGAGGGGCGTACAAGACCTCCGGCGGCCTGCACGGGGTAGGCTCGAGCGTAGTCAATGCGCTCAGCTCGGAACTGGAAGTTGCTAGCACCCGTGGGGGCCATACGGCGACGCGTAGGTTCGCGCGAGGCAAGACGAAGGGGAGACTGAAGAAGGAGTCCGCGCCAAAGAGGGCCCATGGGACATTTGTACGCTTTGTGCCCGACGAAGAGATCTTCGGGAAGCTGTCGTTCAAGATGCCTGTGGTCCTGGAAAGGCTCCGAGTCAAGGCGTACCTAACTCCGGGCGTGACGTTCTCTCTCCGGTACAAGGGACAGGAGGAGTCCTTCTGCTTTGTGGGAGGTCTGCGAGATTACCTAAGTCATACCCTGGAGGAGACCGAGGATGAGATGGTCACGGAGTTCCCGTTCTCCGTTTCCATCGACGATCCTCGGATTCAGGTCTCTCTGGTGTGGACCGACTCGGCCAGAAGCGACGTACTGTCTTTCGCCAATGGTATTCCTACTCAGGACGGCGGAACCCATGAGAAGGGGCTGGATCACCTCATCGTCTCTAAGATCCGAGACGTAATGCGAGAGCACCCAAGTGTTCCCAAGCGATTGAAAGTTGTCCCGGATGACATCAGAGAGGGATTGCTGGCGTTCATCTCTGTATTCGTCGAAGAGCCCCAGTTCCAGGGTCAAACCAAGGACAGGCTTAACAATCCGGAGATAAAGAAGCGGGTCCATGAGGCCCTGTCTGCCCCGTTCGAGATGTGGCTGCGGGACAATCAGCGTCAGACGGACACCATAGTCCTGCGGGTGATCCAGTCTGCAAAGGCCCGTCTTGCCGCAAGGGACGCCAAGGTCAAGGTCAAACGGGCCACGCCCACGTCTAGGCTAATCCTTCCCGGAAAGCTAGCCGACTGCAGCTCTACAGACCGGGATAAGACGGAGCTGTTCCTGGTGGAGGGAGACTCCGCCGGGGGGTCTGCGAAGATGGCCCGGGATAGAAAGACCCAGGCCATCCTGCCCCTTCGAGGCAAGATCTTGAACTCGGAGAGTGCTCCGCTCTCCAAGGTCATGAAGAACGAGGAGCTGAGAAACATTGTGACTGCCATGGGGTGCGGCATTGGCGACTCATTCAATCTGAACTCGTTGAGATACGGGAAGATCGTCCTACTGATGGACGCGGATAGCGACGGGCACCACATCTCCGTTCTGGCGCTCACGTTCTTCTACCGGCACCTGCCGGAGCTCATAGAGGAGGGGAAGGTCTACCTGGCCGTCCCTCCGCTATACCGAGTGACGTACCGGACAGAGTCCTTCTGGATTGACGATGACGCATCACTGAAGAGGCTCCTTAAGAAGAAGAAGGGGACCCCCGAGATCACCCGGTTTAAGGGGCTGGGGGAGATGCCTCCCTCCATCTTGAAGATGACCACAATGGACCCAGAGGGCAGGACTCTTAACCGAGTAGAGATCCCGGACGGAGCAGCATTGGAGACGGAAGCGGTAATCTCTGCGATGATGGGTAAAGATCCCTCGGCGAGATATGAGATACTGACCACTCTCATCCAGAGCGGCATTGCCCATCCTGGGCTAGATTTATAGGCCTCAGGGGGCGACACTTATCTGTCGCCCCCTTTTTAGCTAAAACTTGAGGACCGGCATGTACCAATCTTCCAGCTCCTCCTTCTCAGAGGTCGCAACCCCCAGAGGCAGAAAGTCTTTGCGTGCAGGCAGGTCCCAAGTGAACGGCAAAGGCGCTGCGCGGGTACAGAAGGAGAAGAACGGGACCATCGTGAAGGATGAGCTGGTCCTCTTCGACAAGGAAGGGATGCACCCCGATGTCCTTCACTTCTTTAGGGACGAGCTTGAGAAGCAGGCCATCAGCCCAGGCTTTGCCGTAAAACACTGGAACTCTCCAGGTATCCGAGGCAGCACGGCTAGGGGATACGGGAAGCTGTTCGGCCCCGGCGGGGCGCTGAACCCAGAGAGAGTGAACAGATTGAACACGGCAGCCCACAATGCTGCCCGACCAGAAGTCTTAGCGATGGGGCCGGAGTTCGCCATGGCGACCGCTAAGGGCCTAGGTAAGGCAGAAGCAGCAAAATCCCTTATCCCGGCAATCAAAAAGAACCCCAGAGTGGCGGATATGGCCACGTACTGGGAACAGAATGTGCCGAGCCACCTATTCGGGGAGTGGTACGGCAAGGTAAAGGACACCGCAGGGCCTGCGGCTACCCACATTCTCGGGCTGTGACCCACGCCGTAAGCAGACTGCACCATTTACTTCAATGAGATATGATTAGGCCTGCGAAATCTTAGGAGCTTACACGATGCCCAAGAAAGTTTACACCCGCACGGGGATTGCCGGTGACACGGCGGCCGACCGCAGGCTCCTGAATGTTGGGACTGATCAGCCCTACCTGGGGGACATCCCCTCCTCTACTAGACTTACCGATGAGCCCTCGGCCTCGGGCGATGGCATCTTGCTGCAGCGAAACGAGTTCCTGCATCTGTTCTTCAACCTGACCTCCACTGAGCCCACAGCGTACTACACGCTCCAGATCTGGTGGTATTCCCCCATCAGCGGCCGGTGGCACAAAGGCGAGACGCTGACGATCAACGCTGACGATGTTTCCACTATCGAAGTGCAGGGCATGGATCGCATCTACGTGCAGGTGACCAATGTCAGCTATGGGGCGGACACAGCTACCACTCTCGAGGCGTGGCTTGGCTTGGTGGTACCGGTATGAGCCGGAGCATCCACAGACGCGCACACCGAACGGGCCTGGTCAGCGCAGACATCTTCCGGCCTGGCGTGGACGATCTGACTCAGCTGGCGGCTCTGGCCCCCAATGATATCTGGGACGGCACCCTGATCCACGTCAGAGACCTGAATGGCATTTACGCATACGACCTAGAGTCCGTTGCGGTCGATGACGGGCTGACCGTGATCACTCCCGCTACGGCAGTTGGTCGGTGGCTTCAGATCGGGTTCGGGGGCACAAGCTCTGCTACCTCCGGTACCGCAGACAAGTGGATTGATGTCACCAAGATCACCTCGTCAGAGACGATCACGGTCGACGTCTCCCTGGCAAGTGATTGGCCTCAGGAAGTAAGACGCGACACCATCGACGTGGACGGCGTCTTAGATGTAGTAGATGGGTACGTTCTGTCGGGCGATTACCCTCTAGAGATCTCTGGGCAGACTCAGGGCGACGTCCTGTACTTTGACGGTAGCTCTTGGGTCCGTCTTGCGGCAGGTACGGCAGGGAAGGTCTTACAGACCAATGGTCCTGGGGCGTACCCCTCATGGGAAAGCAGATCTCCTCGGATCGACACTCACCGAGTCGATCTGGGAGACCCAACTCCGTCGGCCGTAAAGACCTACAATGGCTGGGTAAACTCCGACAATACCGTTCTCACTAAGGTACGGGTCATCTGCAGCACTCAAAACACCGTGGGTACTCTTGAGTTAGACATCAAAGACTCCACAACTGCTTCCGTGTTGAGTGGGGCGGTAGACATGAATACCCTGACAGCAAATACTGTGCTGAACGTGCCTTTGACGGGCACTGCCTCGTTGCTGCAGTTCTCGGACCTGGAGACCTGGTCTATCGACCTAACCGCGTCTGGCGCTAGCGATGCGGAAGGCGTTAGAGTAGAGCTGCAGTTTGAGGTATCGGCCTGATGTTTCTTACGCTTGCTGTGAAGATCTCGCAGTACCGAACCTTCTAACTTTCGCTCGAGGTCTCTCATGGCAGGAAAAGTTCTCGCCCATCAGTTCGTATTTAAGTCCACCGTCACTCCCACGGGAGTAGGGGCAAGCACCCTGTCTCTGTGGACGGACGGCACCAGCTTCTACTTCACGGACTCATCCGATGTAACCACCGCCTTGGGCGGTGGAGCCACTCAGACGCACATCGCAATCAGCGATAATTATGGCTCTGGGGGAGTACCTGCGTACGCCTTCGCCGTGTACGAGGGAGCTAACTACTACATGCGCGCGGATACTACCGATGGCGCAGAGTTCCTGACCCTCGGCCTGACGGGCATGGCCACCCAGACTACCCAGGTAAAGGGTGGAGCGATTGACGTTGCCTCGGACTCTACAGTCTCCCTGACTGGCGTAGGAAACGTAGAGATTGACAGCTCTGGCGGGAACACCACCATCAAGGGCAGCTCCGTCTACCTGGGAGAGCCCTCATCCGTCGACCCCGTTTACGTGGCAACTTCTGGTGCCCGCAATGTCTACGTCGGCAGCGTCACTGCCGTCGAGACCCGATTGTGGGGCGCCGACTCAAAGGTCACCCTGTCCTCTACGGGACTTGCTCTGACAGTCAAGGACGGTGCAGAGCTTACGGTGCAGACGCAGTCCGGGCACACACTCTTCGCCACGGATTTCGCCTCCTCGAACAACATCACTATTGGAGATGTGGCGGCCTTTGCGGATCAGGACCTGAGCTTGGATGTCCGAGAGGTTCTCGTTCCTGGAACTCTGGCAGTCACCGGAACCTCCGTCTTTACTGGAGAGGCAACCTTCGACAACGACATCGTTCTGAACGACGGAGGATCGCTAAAGGAAGGCGGAGGCACTGCCGCCCTCAGCTTCGACGGGGACGGGCATGTTACGAAGATCGGCCAGTCTACTCACACCACCAGTCACTACCTACAGTGGGACGGTGCCAAGGCCGTTTGGGCTGCAGGGTCCGGCGGTGGTGGCGCGTCTCAGCTCAGCGACCTGAGCGACGTTGGCGATACCTCTGGAGTGGCAGATAACAACGTTCTGATCTACGACCAGAGCTCCGGGGAGTTTGAAGTTTCCAGCGTGTCCACCATTCTGGGACACGGGGCGCTGAACGACTTGAGCGACGTAAACTCTCCTGCCCCTACCGATGCCCAGGTACTCACCTGGGTGAATGGGTCCACGGAGTGGCAGCCTACTACTCTTGCTCTGGGGGCAACGACTCTCAATGCGCTGACAGACGTCAACGCTCCCAGTCCGGCGGATACTCAGCTGCTGTCTTGGGACAATGCCACCTCAATGTGGATCCCCGTAGCAGGCTACTCCAACGCCGACGCTATTGCTGCCGTAGAGGGAGAGGCCACTCTAGGCCTGACCGGCGCAGTTACTACGGAGGACGGCAGCGGCTCCGTATGGGCAGCAGTCGGTGGAGGCGGTCAGGCAGTCTTCTCGGATGAGATCAGCACCGCGGGAGGAGGGACTGAGTTCTTCATAACAGATCTGAAGACCGACCTCTCTATGGAACCGGGGTATCGCTACGACATCTCCTTCGCAGGGTTCCTGGATAACACCACAGGCACTATCCCATCGTCCTGGCATCCCGCAGTGATGTTCAGCGACGGAAGTACCAACAAGGTGTGCTTCGCCACGAAGAGGGGCGCAGATTCCTCCATGTCTTCGGATGAGCATCTCCACTTCATGGTGCACCTGTCTGTATTCGTCGCAGACGATCCCATCGACGGCGTGACCAAGCGCTATCTAATTCCTTCGGGAAGGGCAAACATCACCAGTAGTGATCCCGCGTCCAACGTAGACCTGTCTACTGGGATTCTGGGGTGGGATCTGGGCGGAAATCGCCCAGTTGCTCTCCCCGCCGGGTCGCACGGATCAAACGCCGTAGCAATGCAGACCCCCGACGACTCCCTGATTGAGGTCAACTGTGGGTTCGTGTTGGGCACTGGCGGAGCGCACAGTAGTTTCCACAACGTAGAGCTTGTGATTACTGGGGCATGGATCAACAGCTTCCCTGGCCTCGCTGTCGCAGCAGGTGCCGGAGCCAACTGGCCCGCATAACTCCAGCTAAAGAATCCCCAAAAGCAATGCCCCCAGGACCTTACAGTCCTGGGGGCATTCTTCTTTGGTCTATCGGATCCCTACAGGATCCCGATTCTCACCGCTCGCATGTGGTTTCCCATATTCAAGATCTCAAAGATCCCGATGGACGATGGACCGATCTTCCAGTAGGCGAGGACGGGGAGTCCTGCCGTAGGGAAGCGCTCTAGCAGACTCACTTAGACTCCTCGAAGGAGAGGATCTCATCGACCTCATCATCACTGATGTCCCCGTCTACCCAACGAAGGGAGTGGGCGAGGCCTCGGGCGACTTCTGAGCCCTTCTCGTCTGCGCACTTATCGGCACGCTGAAGGATCTTGCGCCGGGCCTTCTTGCCGGGCTTCTTCTCCTTGTCCTTGTCCGCAGAGTTGCGCGCATCCTCGACCGTGATCTTTTCGTTGTGCTTGCGTGCCTTCTCGAGCCACTTGACCTGGTCTTCCTTGCTCAGGTTCTTTGCCAGCTCATACGCTGCGATGAAGCCAATCCATCCTTCTCGGAGGGCCTGCTTGACTTCGTCACTGGCCTGGTCGTGGAAGGTGACTCGCTGAGAAACCCAGCTAGCAGACCGATGTAGACGATCTGCAATCTCAGACTGGATCACTCCGTCCTGCGTGCAGCCGTAGATCCACGCCGAGATGTCCACCTCATCGACATCCTCGCGGTCGATGTTCTCACTCGCATTTACGTACCGAGCCTCGTGAACGGTGCCTGCGAAGGTGACGCAGGGAATGCCGTTCTCCAGGAACTCATCGTCCTCTCGACGAATCATTCTGATGGCCTGAAGACGTCGCTCTCCCGCGACAAGCTCTACGATGGGCTCTCCGTCTTCATCTTCTCCGGGCATCACGATCAGAGGGACCATAAGGCCATCACGCTTGATGGCCTCTGCCAACTCTTCGATCCTCTCTCGATCGAAGTACGTCCTGATGTTGGAGATCGATGCTCCGATTTGGATTTCTTCTGCAGGAATCTCTGTCGTATTGGTATCAAACAGGCTCATTTTTCCTCTTGCTCCAGGGGTTAAGTTGCCGGGCAATAGTATTGTGACCGCGTTACTCGTCCTTTTTACGCAGGTGCCCCAGCCACTTCTTGGGCAAGTACAGGGTGTAGCCAAAGACACCGCGGGCACATTCCGAGAGGATATCCACGCAGAGGTGTTTCTCGCTCTCGGAGAAATCAATAGATGTCTCGTCTGTGATGACCTTCTGAATGGTCATCTCCATCTCCTCCAATAGTTCATCGGAGAAGGTCTCGTGTCTGCCCACCTGCCGGGCAAGCATGGACTGGAGAAGGCCGAGAGAGACTCGGTCTCCTTCCATCTTAGGGGCCGGGATGCAGCCCGTCTTCTTCCACAGGGGGAAGACATTATTCGTAGACATGTGCGAGAAGCTCCTCCACCTCGGTGTCATCCCAGGACTCCAGGAGAACTCGCGCCAGCTCTTCCGGGGGGATGTGTAGGGCGAGCAGGGGATTGAGGAAGGTGACGGCCCCCTTCCCGCTCATTGCTACGACTGCAAGCCTGTTCGAGCCCAGCATAGTCATGAGCAGGTCCCCGACACCCGCGAGGACCTGCTCCTTGCTCATCGCAGAGAGGTCGATGTCGTCGTCTTTGGGATCTTCCATGGGGTCAGGGTATCCAGAGTGTGAGCACAGCGCAATATTTGTTAGCACAAAAATCGAAGATGCGCGTCATAAGAGTTTTGTGGAACGAACCACATAGCACTCGGAGATGAAAATGGGAGATATTCCATTCGTACGGCTTAGCGCCGAAGACCTGGTACCTGACCACGACGACCTGTTCGTGGATACTGGAATTGTGGGGACCCTGGAGGAGTTGGCCTGGGGAGATCCTCTAATCCTGAAGGGCCCCAAGGGCACGGGCAAGACCTTGGCCATCGAAGAGTTCTGCTCGGAGATTGGCGCGTCCCGTGTCCGGCAGAACTGCAACAGCGAGACAGACACGCGGGACCTGATCGGCACCTTCGGCATGCAGGGAGACAGCGTTTTCTTTACGCTGGGCACCCTGACTACTGCCATCGAGGTGGCGAATGAGACTGGCGCATGCGTTCTGATCTTGGAGGAGATCAACACCCTCCGCCCAGAGATGCACTCCGCCCTGTTCAGCGTCGCTGACTTCCGGCGTGCAGTAGAAGCCCCGTTCCTGGGCAAGACCTTCAAGGTGAACAAGGGCTGTCAGTTCTGGATCGTCGGTACGATGAACCCGGGCTATGGCGGCACTTACTCCTTGAACGAGGCGTTGCAGTCGCGCTTTAACTTCGCGGAAGTCTCGTACATGGACGAAAAGGACGAGTCCCGGCTACTGGAGGCGCAGTTCTCTTCTCCCGCAGCGGTCAATGAGCGGAGACTCGTCAGCCGTCTACTGACCCTGGCGGGAGAATCTCGTACCGGGGAATGGGACTACGCCCTCTCCACTCGTGACCTCTGCTACCTGGTCCGCCTTACAGAGCGAATCGGGAAGGAGAGGATGTTTCGCATCCTGGAGGCCAAGTTCGAGCCGGACCATAGGGACAAGATTCGAGCTCGAATTCAGAGCATCTTCTCCGTCAACATCGCTAACGTGAAGCTATGGGAGCCCGCATGTTCGGTACTTTCGAAGAGCTGACCGGGTGGTTCACCAACCGGGCAAGGAAGGCCGACATGGACTCGGTCCTTCAGTATCTCAACACCTGCGTAGAGGAGGAAGCGGAGTATCTCTTGGAGGGCGAACTTCGCAGAATGGAGCGGTCTCGAAGGAGCAGTAAGCTACTCCGACAGTGCGAGGCGGAGGCCCAGGAGCAGTACACGGAGGATGTGACGTCCATGCTCGAGTCCGATGCCCCCATGGGGCACTGGACCGTCATCAGCTACCGGCGCAAGCCAAAGGCCTGGGCAATCGCTGGGGCAATTAAGGAGAGGATGAAGAAAGAAAATGACTGGTAATCGAACCCCCCTCGACCTGGGGGCAATGGGAGGGACGCCTGGGGAACTGCTGGAACGTATGCAGATCCTCACGGCCACCTTCTCTAAGATGATGGGGAAGGACTTTGACCTGGTCAATGCCCCGTCTGGAAGCACAGACTGCGCCACATTCTTCCGGGTGCCTCTCCAAGACCCGGAGGCATACCTCATCCTGGAGCATGAGATCAGCCACCCATTCGGGGGCACAGACCTCGAGCTGACGGAGGCTTTCCGTGAGAAGGCGGTAGAGCGGCTACTGAAGAAAGCCAGCATTCCCAAGACCCACCCGGACGCCATTCCCTATACAGCTAAGCTGGAGGGCCTGGTTCATCACCTGTGGAACGTCCTGGAGGACTGGCGGTGCTGTTCGGTGTGGGGAGAACTGTACGCTGGAGGTGCAGACCTTCTTCGGCAGAGATGGCATGACATTGCGGCAAACGACATGGAGGATCAGGCTGAGAAGGACTTGATCTCCTACCTGGGAAGAATCGCTGCCGGGGTGGAGACCCCTGGCGCTCCCGATGAGTTCAAGGCATGTGCCAAGCATATGAAGATTGCTCGCTCGAGAGTAGAGCTTGTAGACAACAAGGCGTGTATTGCCCTTACGTCCCGCCTAGTCGACGACATCGCCGATGAGCTGTTGAAGCAGTTCCCGCCAGATCCGCAGCAAAACAGCACCCGACAGCAACAGCAGCAGATGAAGCTGGACCTGCTGAACAAGGCCATCTCCAACATGGGAGATTCGGGAAAAGGCCACGGGGATAACGAGGACAATCCACTTGGAGGGAAAGACCTCCAGCCCGAGAATGACCCTACTGGCAGGAAGAGGAAGAAGAAGGTCTCCGCCAAGAAGCTGCTTGAGATCCAGAAGCTGATGACAGCCAAGGACGATGACAGCAAGACCGGAAAGGACGGCTCGAAGGAAGACTCTTCCCTGGAGAAGCTCCTAAAGAGCGGGACTGAGAAGATGTTCTCCCGAATTCAGGTAGCCAAGAAGGAGCTGGGGAAGGCTAAGAAGAGCCGAAAGCGTGGGCAAGAGGACATCCTCCTGTCTGCAGCCAAGGTCTCCGGCATTCGGGGATCTATGGTCACCCCCTCCCAGAGACTTCCTAGTCCCACGCCTCGGGCGGCCCGCATGCGCAGGCATCTCGAGAACGTGAAGATGAAGAAGGAGATGCGTAGGGCCTGGACAGGGCAAGACCTGGACATTGAGTCCGTGATCAACGCAAAGATCTCGAACTCGTTTTCTACGACCAAGCTCTTTAAGGAGACTCGTAAGTACGGAGGCATGGACCTGTTGGTCCTGATGGACGTGTCCGGGTCCATGGCTGGGTGGGGCATGGACCTCCTGGACCAGGCAGTCGCTAATATCGACTTTGCCTGCAAGGGAGTGAATGTCCGACTTCAGCTCTGGGGGTTCTCTTCCGAGCTCTTCTTCTTCTCCAAGGTGGGCAGCCCAAAGAACGTCCCCGGACTTACAATGGGGATGACCTCTATGGTCCAGGCCTTGGATGCCGCCTGGGAATGGGCCAAGACGGCCAAGACAGATAGGGCCGTCTTGATGATTACAGACGGGTTCCCGACTAGCTGCCGAGGGCGGAGAAGCACCGGGAACGCCGTAGAAGACCTTCACGCAGTCCTTCGGGAGATGCGAGTAGATGGGATCGTGGTATCGATTCTGGGCATTGGATCTCAGAACTCTGACTACTACGACAATGCCTTTGGTGTGGGGCGCTACGGGCTTGTAGCAACCGTACCCGATCTGCCCAAGGCCCTCGAAGAGAGCGCTCGGGTTATGATTGAGTCACACATGGGCCGATGAGGTCTGACAGTGGGGGAAACCCCACTGTCTTTTAGGTGGAACTTTTATGCCGACCATGACGATTAATCAGCACCAATCTGCCTACCTGGAGCGAACTGCCAGGACCCTGTCTGAGAGACTGGACAGGAAAGTCAGCAAGAAGGAAGTGCTGTACGCGCTTATCGACACGGCCATCGAGGACGAGGGGATCTATGACCCTCAGACATCAGAGCCTATGGACCCTCTGCGCAAGAAGGTATGCCAGGCGGAGAAGAAAGGCAGGTCTACCAGCTTCGACACTGAAGGGCTCCTAAGAGCCGTGTCTACATCCCGTAGTTGAACCCGCGAGCCTGCTGCTGCAGGTTCTGCGCCTTTCCGCGCTGAACGCCCTTGTAGCCTCCGTAGCCCACAGCCCCGACCCCGCCTACGGCGGCCGTGCCCACGATGGCCTTGCCGAGAGTACTGTTCGAGAGCAGCTCCGTCTTAGGAGTAGGAGCGGTCTTCGCGACAGCTTCGAGCTGCTTCTCACTTACTCTGCCGGCCAGGGTCCTCTTAGCTGTCTCATCCCCGACGTCCGCATATGCCTTTACATATTTGTCCGGCTGTCCCTTAAACGCGGAAGGGGCGCCAGGGACGACGTTAGAGGGAGCAGGAGCCGCAGCAGGTGCAGCAAACTGCCCAGCATTTACCTGAGATTTGACGGCTTTGGCTTCTCGGATGTTTTTTGCGGCAGCGGTGAGCTCCCCTCCCCGCTTACCAGAAGCTCCCGCTAGAGAGGCGTACTGGGTTTCCTTAGCGGCCTGCCCTAGGTTTCTAGGATTTACCGCCGCCCCGCTGAACCTTTTTGCTGCTGCGTATTCAGCTTTGCCTGCGGCGGCAGTCAAGCGGCTACTGTTGAAAGTCTTACCTGCCCCTCCCAGGGCCTTACTCAGCAGCCTGAAGCCGTGGCCGATGATCCCAGCGTCTTTCTCCATCTCAGGATGCTGCGCTAGGAACATGCGAATCTTAAGCTCATCCCCAGTATCCGCAAGCTTGCACATCTCAAAGTAGAGATGAGCGTCTTCCGCAGAGGCAGTCTTTATGAGCTGAGCTTCTCGGAAAGAAGACAGGGATGCGACCTTCATCTTATTTCCTGAGAACGGGTTTATGGGAGCCTGCCCCTTAGTGGATGCGCCGGGTAACCGCGGAGTAAACTGCCTGGGCATCTTTAGCCCAGAGACCTTCTTCCTCTTCTGGTCGAATAGGTCAGGGACATCCACTATCTGTACCCGCCGTAGGTGTAGGAGTGGCCCGTAGAGATGCGCTTACGCTGTCTATGCGCGCCCATCTTTACCTTCCGCCGGTACATCTTCTGCCTGCGTGCAATACCGGCCTTGTTCTTGGCTCGGTACTGACGCTGCTTCTGCAGAATCTGATTACGATTCCGCATGTAGTAGTTGTGCCGACTCTTCGCTGCGAGCTTCTCCACCTCATCAGAAAAGAAATGTAAGACTTCGAGATCCATCATTTGCCTCTAGCCCAGCGAACAAACGCCCGGTGCTTGTTTGGGCTGAAGATGAGCCAGTCCTCTGCATCCGAGGAGGTCCACATCACCGTAGGCTTAGTAGGTCGCTGAACTGAGGATCGCGACTGTGGGTAGCGCAGGTACTTCCGAAGATCAGAGACAGTGAACCCGCCGCCATCGTCCAGCTCCCCGGCGACACTTGCGAACGCGCCAGCGTTCTGATTCCACGGGCCAGACGCAGTCTTCTCCACCTCATCAGAGAAGAAATGTAGGACTTCAAGATCCACCGCTTACCTACCTCTTGAAAAGAGACCCGACATTCTGCCTCAGCGATGGTGTGCTCTTCATCATCCATCTCTGCGACCCCCCCTGCGACATCGGTCGTGCTGCAAGCATCTTCTTAGCCGTCCCCGCCTTCAGACCGGAGGCCTTCAGACCGGAGGCCTTCAGGGCCTTCAGCCCCGAACTAATGCCTCCTTCTTTGCTCCAGAGAGGGTGATTTTCGAGCAGCTCTTCGTACATTGCGATCTTATTCATGTCTCTTCCTTTATCCGGTGATTAGGCCGACAACCTCGGTGTTGACGGGAACCATGCGCTCAAACTGCACACCGGCCTGCTCCTGGATGAGCGTGCCCATGGCGTCAGTAGAGATGCTGTGGTTGGGGATGTAGCACGACTCGAAGTAACCAGCACCCAGAGTGTCCTCGTTGCTGTCCTTCATGAGGAGAAGCAGACCGACAGGCTGAGTAAAGAGGTCCGAAGCCAGGTTGAGGAAGATGTTCTCGTAGCCCGGCGGGATGATGACATCGTGCGGGTTGGCGACCGTAGCAGCGCCAATGTTCGAGAAGACCGGATCCACAAACGTGGGCGGGATGATGTCGGTGTAGTACGCGTACAGCACGCGCAGAAGCGACGGGCCGTGGTACAGCACGCGACCAAGACCAATCTGACCCATCACCCGACCGGGGATGAAGTACGACCGGACAGAGCCGAGCTCAAAGATCCGGCTCAGCTGCATGTTGTGGCTCAGATTGAAGTTCTGAATCACGCCAATCGGGTACGCGAGCATGTCCTCGGTACCGGAGCCGGCAGCCAGGGCAGCGCCGAGGAACTCGGGACCGCCGACCTGGGAGAGGCGAGGAGGGCCTGCACACACGACCGTGTATGCGGCGTTCATGAAGCGCCCGTCGGACATGCCGCCCTGGACGTTGTCCTCGTACGGAGACCACTGAGAAAGAGATGCCATTTTAGGCTCCTAAAGGATGGAGATCACTGCGCGAGCAGGCCTAGGTTTTTGAGATGCTTCACAATATCACTAATGGTGTATGCAGTCGTACCGACTCCACCAGTGAAAGTAGAATCATCATTAAGGGCAGTGCCCAATCCTGCAGTGACGCCGGAGGTCTCCCCGGTGCTCGAGGGCTGCCCGACAGGACTTGCTCTGAAAAACCCCATGTTGGGGCCGTTCATCTCCACCATATTCCCGTAGGTAGGAATAGACAGAAGTAGGGACTGATCCGCAGCTCCGGGCGATAGCGAAAGAGATGCGGTCACCGGTCCGGTGATGGATTGGGAGACGGTGCTATCGAATGTTAGATCGCCACCCATCGTAGTGTCGCCGTCGACATCAAGATCTCCCGTAGAAGCAAGTCCCGCGAAGGACGAGCTTGCTAGGGAGACCGCAATGTCTAGATCACCACTACTGTCTACGGTTCCGGTCCCCGTAGCGTCTCCCGAGAGAGTGACGGTACGGTTCTCGAGGTTGTAGAGGCCTTCGCTAAGTAGGTCGTCTCTATCGTCCAAACGGCGCTCCACGCGCTCGCTGGTCCAGCGAGTAGCGTAGTTGGTAGCGCTTTCTAGGGCTTTAGAGACTGGCATTTACTTATCTTAGGCCAGAGTAATCAGGGTGATGACGGGGCAAAGCACACCATCCACCGTCAGGTAGACCGGGACTACGTCCTTACCGCCTGCGGTAGTAGCCGCAATAACGGTGTCTACGTCGCCGTCGGTGTCGACCGTGACCTCGTTGACGCCGGCAGTGACATCGATGGAAGTAGCGCCCAGGACAAGCGTGACCGTAGAGGCAGCCGTGCAGCCGGCTCCTCCGACAGTCAGAGTCGCGGAGGACGAGCCGGGGCTGGCCTGAGAAAGACCGAAGCCGGTCATGCCGGTCATGCGGGGAAGCGCACTTGCGTCATGGGACTCGATGATCTGAAGAGCCTCGTCCAGGACATCATCGCGGTCATCCAGCTTGCGGTGAATGCGCTTCTGATGCCACTTGGTGCTGTAGCTGTCGGCGTTGATGAGGGACTTAGCTGTTGCGGAAACGGCCATTTTGTTCTCCTATTACGAAACGATGGTGATTCGAATCTTGTTGCAGGGGTAGGCCGGGGCAACCTCGACCTCAATGAGGACTGTATCGGGCGCACTCTCATCCTGGAGCACGCTCTTAAGTGCGGCGGAGTTCACCACGCCCGACTGGACGGTGCGAGCGAGGAAACCCTCGTTCGACATGACCAGCTGGTCGATAAATCCGGGGTTGATGACGTAACGACCGATGTACACCCGGTTCGTGGCCCGAAGACCCTTGGCCAGGTAGTCAATCGCCTTAGTAATCGAGAGCTCACGAGCCTCGATACTGGTACTCGCGGTAGACCTCTGGTGGCGGGATGCGATCCGACCACCCTGGTTGATGAGGATGTACCGACCCCCATCAGCGATAGTGTCCATCTGGTTCTCGCTGAAGGTGTCGTCAGAGCCGTACACCTTGGAGAAACCGGTCATGGACAGGCGAGTAAAGGGCTGCTGCGGAGGCTGCTCAGCAATCATGCCGGTGATCGCAGCGCAGGTGTAGTAGCCGGGCACGTTGGTCACAACACCGTCGATCGAAGTATCGACCGAGTCACAGTAGACATGGAAGACACGACGGCTGGCGTAAGAAGCTCCAGTCGCGGCGGCGGCGGTTGCAATCGCCCCATAGTCGGGGATGGTCGTTCCCGTCACCAACAGGAGTTCCCCACGCTTACGAATAGCGTAGGTCATGCTGGTGTACCCAGCATCTCCATCCAATGCGGTGGTCGAGTAGAAGCCATCGTCATTCTCGCCCGAGGCGAAAGAAGTGCGGAAGGCACTGATCACGCCGGTCTGAGACGAGAGGCTGTAGTTTCGGACCTCGGTAGACCCGAGGCTGACGATGACCACCTCCATGTAGATGCCGTCCGCCACGGTGAGAGCGGAAACATCCGAGGCGCCCGCACCGATGATGGCACTGACTGGGTTGCTTCCCAGAGTCACTGAGCTGTCGGTGCCGTTGGTCTCCGCGTCTGTGCCGGACTGGATGGAGTCATCCGTGTCACGGGTAGGCTGCGGAGCCCACACGATGGCGATGCGCTCACCCCGCTCGGAAGGAGCGGACATGGACTCTACGTGCGTCGCGTACAGCTGATGAACGAATCCATCATCCGTCAGAGGAGCGATTGCGTAGACCTCCTTAGCCTCCAGGAAGTCCAGAGCCTCTGCATGTGCCGTCACCGAACCCAGGGGTGCGGCGGCGGAAGTCTCGCTGAGGCCCAGAGCCGAGACCGACTGACTGGGAGCGTTCGAGAGCTGCAGGAAGCAGGCAAGAGCCAACGGGTTGTCCGTGCTGACCGGGCCAATGGCCGCAATCATCGTGGTCACATCGTTGAAGCTCAGCAGCGCCGGGTCGGCAGCAGCAGGCGAGACATCCAGCCGGAGGCCGACATAGTCAAAGTAGATGTCTGCAAGGGCGGAAGCCAGGCTGTACGGAACGCCAGTGCTTCGGTTTCGCAGGATGTTCGCGCCGACGTACACCGTGCCGGAACCGTCCTGGTAGAAATCAGGGTTGGGGCGGCCAGAGCCTGTCGAATCACCACTGGTAACTCCCAGGACCGTACCTGCGTCCTCGGCGTTGTCGTTGGTGACCTCAGCAGTCGTTGTGTCGTCAATCGTGACCCGAGAAGCCGCACCAGCAAAGCTGGAGGTCAGTGCCAAGGCACCGCCGCTCTCAGAGGCGATGTCGGAAGAGCCGCCGATAGTGGTGTTGATGAGAGTGACACCGTCGTCGAGCGAGTTCGACGTGAAGTCGATCTCGTAGACGTAAGGGTTCTCATCGAGGGTGAACGCCAGGCGCGTGCCCGAGAGCTCATCCACTCCGGTATCGGTGTTGCTGGCCGCTGCAACCGAGTCGTCGGCTCCGCCGGTAAGGCTCTGAGTCTGGGTGCCGCCTAGAGTTAGAGTTCCGCCGTTGATTAGCCGGACCCCGATCTGGTTCGTTCCCACAACAGACTGGGGAACCACAAAGAAGTGAGCCGCCGCAGTTACCGCAGCAGCATCTCCGCCCCACTGTGCCTCAGCATCATCGTTCAGCGCAGCGACTAGCGCAGCCGCCGTAGTAATGTCCCCGGAAGCGGTGAACGTCCAAGTCGTAGTGCCGTCGTACACCGTGAGAGTATCGCCAGCGGTGTTTACAAGGATGCTACTTCCATCCACGACGTCACCGCTGAGCTCCGCAGCGAAGCCGGTGTCCGTGAAGCCGAGAAGGATCAGATCCGTGTCGTCCGTAGAATCCACGGACACGTCGACGCTGCTACCGCCCTGCGTGGTCTTGATGACCATGCGACCATTGAGGGCGCCGACAGGGTTGGTGATGACATCTCCGTCTTCGTCGATGAAGTACAGAGTCGCGACTTCAAAGCCGCCAGAGGTCGCGTTCAGGTTGACGCTGTAGACGCCACTGGCGTGCGAGGTGTCTCCCGAGATTGCCTGTCCGAGAGCATCCAGGTCCGCCAGTGCTGTGGTAGCGGCAGCCCCTGCGTCGAAGGTATGCGTACCAAAGGAGTCAACGACGGTGAACTCAATGGCAGCGCTCTGGTCGGAGGGCAGCGGCACGGTGATGTAATCGCCCGTGATGATCGCCTGCTCTGCGAACTCGTAGTCCTTACCGGTACCGGTAAGGGTAGAGGTGATGCCCAAGCTAGACGCGATGCTGTTGGTGCCCGTCGTCTTCACGCTGATGCTCTGGTCGGAGCCAGTCTTAGTGGTCTGGAAGACCAGGGAGTCATCCTCTCCGTCGCCATCAGAATCAAACGCAGTAACTGTGACACCGTCAAACCCGGAGGTCAGATCGGCCGCAATCTCTGCGACGGTCGCATACGCACCAGCGTGCGCGGCACCTTCGGCAAAGTTAAAGGTAACTTCGTCACCCTGAACTCCGTCCTCCGTGATCTGGATGGTCAGAGTGCCCCCAGACAGGAGTACGTCGGTGGCCGGCATAGCCGTGAGCCAGGAAGAAGAAACCGTCGAGGTATAAACCGTGGCCGACTGCGGAGCGAGGCCAGTGATCGAGCCCGTGACTGCGGCTGCAGTTCCCTCGGGAGTGACCTCCCCGTAGACCAAGTTGTTCGCAACGAAGTACGAGTACTTCGGAGAAAACGGGGTTCCGTGGGAGGGGGTGTTGACCTCGAGGGTAGTGTAGACCGCCGAAGTGGGGTCACCGTTACCGTCAAAGGTAGACAGTGCGTTGTCCAGGACGCCGACCTTAAACCGTCGCTGCTCTACGACAGTGATTACGCCGTCTCCGACCTGAGAGCCATCGCCCCAGAACTCATCCCCTTCGAGGGTGGTCGTGGCTGCCGAAAGAGGAACGACCGGAGCACTTCCGGTAAAGGTGACATCCGTGGCCTTGGAGCCGGTGTACGCACCATTCAGGTCAATGAGCCCCACAAAGTCTGCAGCAGAGGGGCCGGGGCCGCCGGAAGTGTTGAACGCGTCATCTGCGGAGGCGTTGCCTGTCAGCGCGGTACCGGGGGTACCAAACTTGTACGCCCCGCGGTGCCACTCGATCCAAGGCGTAGTGAGGTCTCCGTCATCATCATCCTCTCCGCGGAAGCCAGCACCTTCGATGCGGTGGTCCACGGAGGTGGACAGTCCGGTGAAGAGGACTGCGAGAGCCGAGCCGTTGGCCCGAACAGTGATGTTCGAGGTCGCGCCGAACCCTGCTGTGTAGATCAGAACCAGCTCGTAAGCGGCGCTAGTAAAGCTGGAGATCCCGTAGCTGTTGGTGCTGTCGACGACTTCGGCGACATCTGCGCCCACAGCGCCATTGATCGCGTCCGCAACCTCGGTTGCCGTCATCGAACCAGTGAACGTAATCGTCACGTCGTTGGAGGTGACGGAGGAGCTGGGAAGATCAAAGGCCAGAGTCAGCAGCGCACCGGCATCGCCGTAGCTGGTGAAATCGTAGGTGCCGCTGACTTCGTCCGTGAAGATTGCGGGCTTCGCGCAGAGGTTGACTCCCTTAAGGAAGGAAGACCCAGTGCTGCTGTTGGAGCCCCGCGCAACCGTGGCCAGCAGGCCACCGAAGTACAGACTCAGGCCCACCTGCGACTCATCGATATTGACTTCGGTGATGTTGCTGCGGGGGTCAGGCAGATCTGCCTGCGGGATGGCAAGTGCCACCTGGTTGTACTGCTCGTCGGCATACTGTGCGTCTGCATTCAGAGAGCCGTCGCTCTCAAGAGCCTCGACGATCTGATAGCAAGGGCCGACAACAACAGGAACAAGTGTAGGGGCCGAGACAGCCGCGGGCGTCTCTGAAAGCTCCTGCACAACGATAACGCCAGGGCGGGTCTCGGAAGCCATTGATTAATTCTCCTGAAAAGATTCTAGGCCGGAAGTTTGGAAGTCATCAATACCATCGTGGATCTTGACTACCGAGGGCTTTGAACTGGTGGGAAGTCCGTCACTTTGGGTGATGATACTTCTATTGTTTAATCGACGCACCCGCACATCAGAAGTCGACATAGCAAGAGTAATTGATTCTACCTGCGTAGGCTCCTGATATTCAACCTCTGAGGGGCGGCGGTTATCGGTGATCATGCTAAGCGACCTTAACTGAGCGGACTGCTTTGGGGTAGTTTCCCACGTCCATTGCATCTGAAAGGGGATATTGACCTGAGTCATGATCAGCTGTCCTGGGTCACCCATCACCAGCTGTCCCGGAGGGCTGGGGGAGTTTACCTGAGGGGCAGGTCGAGCGATAGAATGAAATCCTCCCGGGCTCTCCAGTAGGCGCTGGTTGACTCGAGTGTGGTGCGCGACCAGGTGGGACAGCCTCATCGCCAGGATGTCCGAATTCGCTATACAGTATACCACCAAGTGGCCGCTGATCAGATCCGTTCGGACCCGAGCCCCCGTCCGAGGATTATACGATAAAAGATTGTCGAGGCCGATATTGGAGAAGTTATATGGGCCCATCACCACAGTGATCGCGGGGCGTTTCCCTACCGTCTTGAGATCTAAAGGAGCCTGCGCCCTAATGACGATCTCAGAGACTTCCTTGTCTGGGTCCCAATAAAAGGAGCCCTTAGGCATGAAGTTAAAAAGCCCCTGAAGATACTGCACGTATAGACGCAGGGAGTAGACAACTGGGTCGTCTCCCCGGCCCAACTCAAGCGCAGATCGTCTGATAGTGGGGCTACTCATAGCTGTTTAGGTACTCCAAGCAGTAGAGAAACGCGGAGGCAGTCTTCTCCCTGCTCTTCTTTCTCTTGTCCATCTCGTCCTGAAAGAGCGAGTGGGCGAGGTACCCGGCCCCAGCCCCAGCCATGTTGCCTGCGGTATTAGTCACCAGAAGGGCTCGCTCGCCGAAGACCTTTCTTTGTGCCGGGCTCATTCTGCGGAGCTTTTCTGCCATACCGGGGGAGCGGAGAATGGCCCGTGCTCCGGCGGCACCCATCATGCCTCCGGCAAACATCCCAGCGCCGGTTGCTGCAGCCGGAAGAAGCATCCCTCGAGTGAAGGGCCTTCCGTTGTCCGTCTTGCGATTCGTCATGGGGTGTATCCGTAGGCACCGAAGATGCTAGAGATGTCAGGCTCTGCGGCCTCTAACGAGTGGGGGTTGGTAAAGACCTTTTCTGGGAATCTCTTTACTGTAGCAGTATCTACCTTCAGCGGGATCTTGTCCTCGATGGAGCCCCTCTGGATCTGGACCAGACGTGCCTCCTGCCGAACAGTTACCCCCAGTCGGGCAGTGCCGGAGACCGTCACCACCCGGTACCTTCTGTTTTGGTGATCGATGATTAGGTCCATAGGCTTCAGCGCGGGGCTTGGGCCACACCGAATCTGGTAATACAGCACCCTTCGGTGGTCCTCAAGAGACACCTGCTCCGTTTGCTCTGGGGCATCAATCTGGGCCCAAAAAGAGATGGGGTGGTGGTAACCGCCACTGAATCCGGTACTCCAGCAGGTAGGGCAGGAGTCATCAATGACTTTGTCCAGGACGTCGTCATAGCAGTTCGGGCATCTCTGCCCAAACGTGCGGCGAGGGAAAATCCAACAGTGGATTGCGACGAATTCCTCAAACAGCACTCTCTCCAGTCTCACCATTTCTTTAGCGTGTAAAGAAATAGGCCCCTCTTGGTCGAAAAGAGGAGAGTAGACAATCCTTCCGGTAGGGGAATGAAGTGCCTTTACTCGGTAGAAGAGAGTCCGGGCATTGGTCGTAATCTGGGGAGTAGCGTTGTCCCGGAATCGGTAGACATCGACGAGGGGTCCTGCAATCTGAAGCCAAGGCCCTGCCTCCGCCTCAGAGCGCTCTACAAAGAACTGGTACTCCTGAACGTCCTCAGTTGTGGGCTCGATTTCCCACATGACGTCCAGGTAATCCAGCTCAAAAGAGAGCACTCTTTCATTGCAAAACTTGATCACTTCGGCCCTGCCCCGCGCATCCGCTTAATTGCGTGCATGCCGAGGGCTCCAGTCGTCGCCCCGAGGCCGATCCCCTTTGCGGTCGTTGCGCCGATGTTCTCTCTGCGGGACTTGGCGGTCTGGAGCTTCTGCCTCAGCTTAGCGATCCGCTTCTTGTCCGCCTTCTGAGACTGCGCCTTGGTGATCTCCCCCTTAAGGGTTGCCTCGGCCTTGCTAATCCCACCCTTCCCCTCACGATAGTCCGTGTATGCCTTTAGGCCGCCAAGTGGCGCTCCGATTGCAGCACCCGTGAGCTCGATGTTGTCCCCAGCCATGTGAATGGCCTTTTTGACTCCAGGCTTCCAGGCGGCTTCTTTGTGCCCCACCATCTCAGCAAGGGAGGCACTTTTAATGCCGTAATCCCCTTCTAGGTTGGAGCTCTCTAACTTACGGAGCCTCTGAATAAGCTTTGCCTTTCTTGCAGGAGTAGCCTCGGCTTTGATGGCCGCCATCAAAGCATCTTCCTGTGCCCACGATTTGACGCCCTGTTGCTCCCAGAGGGGCTTGAATGCGGCGGACTTTCCCATGCCCGTAGCCCGCAAAGAGTTGTAGACGTCTCTCTGGGACATCTGGTTCCTACGTTTGCCCGTCTTTTTCTCATAGTGAGCAAAGGCATTCTCTAGATCATCACTTCGCGGGTTTAGCCGAAGGGTTTGCCCAAACGCCTTGACGCCGTCGAAGGAAGCGTGCTTGCCCGTGAGCTCAGCCCACATCACCACGGCGTCCGCCTGGCGCTGCATGGGGGCAGGAGCTCTCCACATCTCATCGGGGATTTCAGAGGCGGGATTCTTGAACCAGTCAGACATTTAGAGCTCCTAAAAGCCAGAGAAGTAGATGCCGTTGACGACGAAGTATTCGGAGTGAATTCCGTCTCCCTCGAACGCCATCTCTACGTTCATAGACGATTTGATGCGGACTTTCTTCTGCTCATAGGATTGCCGGAACATCTGAATCCAGCCCATCAACAGAGGTGCCTTATCGGAGACCGAAACAGAGACCCCTCCGTCCGAGTAGTTCATCTGATTCCGAACCTGCAAGAGTCCGACGGACTCGAGAATTCGGATTACAGCCCCCTCGCGCAATAGCGAGGTGGAGGGGAAGCTGGTGAGACTAGCCGCCCCGATGAACGGAGGAGTCGTGTTGTAGTCGTCGAGGGCATCGATGATCGACCAGGCGATCATACGGTCACTGGTCTCCTCACCACTAATCAGCCGGTTCAGCTCGGGAAAGTCCCGAAGATAGAGGCGAATCATCGCCACCATCTGGTTCATTCTTTTGCTTGCTGCCGGGATCTGAGTGGTGGTGGAGAACATCAGTCGCGCTCAACGAAGGTATTGCCCTGCTTGTTCCATCGCCGGAGCCAGAAGAAGTGCTCTGGGCTCAGAACTCGAGAATCGGAGAAGGCAGCGCGTGCGACCTTGACCACGAGCATCCGGCTGGAAGGCTCCTTGGCGAAGGAGAGCGAGGGGCTCATATGATCACACAGCTGGAGAAGATCGCTCTTCGGAAGGGTCGCCAAGTACTCGCGTGCCTGGTCTGCCGTCATCGGAGGGGTGTTCTCGTTGAGGGCCCGGAGAGCCGCCTTGCTGGTGGCCTTGTACTTGGCGGGGACCTGTGCCCCAATCCAAATGTCCGTGCCGTGCAGCTTACGAAACTTAGGAGACAGCAGGCCATCATCCACGGAAATAGACTTGCCGGGGCGAACCCGCTGACCCGCAACCTTGACTGCGTACGCAGGGGTATCGACATTGGGACGATCGGTGATGTTGTGAATGCGAACCTGCGGCATTTTAAGACTCCTGCATCTCGAGGATTGCGTTGACTAGGGAGGACTTGTTCATGCCGGTAGTCCGGCCGAAGTCCATGTCAGAAAGGATGGAGCGAAGGTCAACGTTTTTCATCGCCTTTAGCTCCGCTTCTAGGTATGGAGCCTCTTCGGGGCCGAGGTCTTCCTCTGGCTCCGGTTCGGGTTCCGGTTCGGGTTCCGGTTCAGGCTCGGGGGCCGCCACAATCTCTTCGACTGCGGGCTCGGGCTCAGGAATCGTGGGTGCGGGCGCAGGCGCCGGAGGGGGAACAGGGATCGAAAGATCACACAGCTCTCCGATCTCATCGGCATCGATAGCGCGCATAGGCCCCGAGGATGTCATCGCAAATGTGCGGAGGCATCCACAGCCCATAAGCTTCTGAATCAGCCGTGCGTCGAGGCTGCTCAGATCATTGGAATCAACGGTAAGGGATCCGCCGGGAGGAAGTCTGACCTTCTTGATCGTAGGGTTTGGCTGGACATCTCCAGGCCGCGCTTTTCGCATGGCAGCGGTCGTCTTATCCCTAGATGTGTTTCTGATCATCAGTTTCATAGCGATGAATTCCTCTGAGAAAACGAAAGGGCCCCAGCCCCCTTATGGGAACCGGGGCCCTGAAAAGAGTCAACTCTTTCTAGCGATAGACTAGAAGATGTTGAGGCTCGGGTAGGTCAGACCATCAGCGGCCTTGTTGTTCTGGCCACCCAGGTTCTCTTCGTCAGTCGGCATCGCTGCAGCAAAGCCGGAATCCGGCGTGCCACTGACACTACCGGAGTAGAGCTCAAGCTTGACGACCGAGGCGATGTTGCCGAAGCCCATGCCCACGTCCATCCATGCCTGCCAGAAGATGCGGTTCGCAATCTTATCGATGTAGAACTTGACATCGTTCAGCGTGTAGTTCCGGCCGAAGAACTCCGGTGCGGTGAACACGTAAACGTTGCCCTCACGCAGGATGTCGTTCTTGATGGTACGGACGATGCGCAGACCGAGGACCTTGTTGTAGGTGTAGCCGTCGAGAGCGGTTTCGCTCTGGAGACGATCACCGTAGTCCTCGTGAGTCCACTGATCGAAGTCGTCAGCGTCGGACTCAGTCATGAGCATCAGCGCGGGACGAAGACGACCCTGACGAACCACGTTACCGGAGCTATCAAGCACCTGACGCTTGAGAAGCTTCTTGAGCTCCACAATGTCAGTCCGCTGGATTGCCTGGACGTTGAAGTTGTCGGTGGTCTGCTGCAGAGCCAGAGAGCCCTTGATCTTCGAGAACTGGGAACCAGCTGTCCAAGTCGAGGTGTTGAAGGTGGTGATACCACCCTCGCTCTGCATTGCATCGATGCAGGACTCGACGTGGTTCAGGAACTCGCGATCCTTGACCTCGACCATGTCCTTGAGGCTGTTCTCCTCGATGATGCGGGTGACGGGCATCTCGTATGCCATCAGCTCCTGCTCCACGATTTCGAACTTGAGGCTCGAGATGGTGAAGAAGCCGATTGCGTAGCGCTTACCAGACACGTACTCAGCGGTAGGCTGACCACGGAAGTTGACGGCCATCGCGCGGGAACCCGGCTCGATGTCGACGATCTTCACGAGGGTGTCGTGCTGGGTGCTGCGCTGCAAGTCGCCACGCACAACACGCTCGTTCGGAACGATCATGTCGGCAAAGCTGGACTCGCGCAGGCGATCCTTGATGTAGTTGAGAGAGGCGGCGGCGGTCTTCGTGGAACCCTCAGTCTCGAGGCGCTCAATGAAGCCCGAATTCACCATTTCAGCGGAATAATCCATGATGTTCTCCTAGGACTGGGGGTTTAGAGGAAGCCGGGCTGGAACAGCACGGTAGCGTCGTTGGTCCCGTGAACACGGGAAATAACACCAGCGTACCAAGAGCCGTCAGTGGTGGCGGCGGTACCCACGGCGGGAGCGACAGCCGTAGTCGCAGCGATGGCCGCGCTAGCGGAGACCAAAGCCGAGACTAGACGGTTGCTGGAGTCCTGGCAGACATACACGAAGACCTTTTCGCCTTCGTCCCCGGCTGCGCAGACGATCATCTTGGTGCGGAACTCGAAGTTCCCCGGTCCGACGATGCAGTGAGCCTTCTTGGTGACTTGGGCGTCGTAACGACCGCGCTCCTGGAAGTACATGTAGCACAGGCCGGTAGCGGCCGTGTTCTGCGCGTCCTCGACGATCTCCAGGACTCCGGTCGAGTTGGAAGATCCCGTGACGTCTCCGCCCGAAGGACGAGAGAACTTGTAGCTACTGTTGATGCCGAGCCACTCACCCTCCTGAAGAGGATGGGTCGAATCGGGATCAAACAGATTCAGGGAAGTACTGCCCTCGACGTTAGCCGTCGTAGCAGTGGAAAGGTCTCGGGTAAACAGAGAGGAATACCCGGGATTAACGAGCGTGACGAAAGTGCCAGCCATGACGTATCTCCTAGTTGATTATTCGCCGGAAAGGCAGAAAGAGGTGAGTGGGTCGATCGCTCCCGTCCCGGGATGGTCGGAAACATCGGCAAGTCGGACATGGCCCGCGCTCGCCATCTTTACTGCTTCAGTGACGTTCTCTAGGTTTGCCTGACCCCGCAGGTGTGCAACCTTTTCTTCGAAAGTCATGTCAACATTAAGGCTCTTGTCTTCCATCTCGCGTGCAAGCTCAGAGATCTGAGAGTCGCGCGCAATAGAAGCTAGTTTTGTTCGGAGGGAGACGTTCTCCGTCTCCAAGCTAGCGACTTTCTCCACCAGAGTACGGATAGTCGCCGCCCCCTTTGCGGAGACAGCAGCAAGCTGTGCATTCCCGATCTTCATCATGTTAATTCTCCGGCGGAAGGAAGTTTAACGCTTTAGGAGCTGATCTAGTCTAGCTCTTCTTGCGTCATTCTCAGAAAAGTCCATAACATCATACACAGATGCTGTCTTTTCCGAAAGAGTAGTGGGTTCTGGGATCGTGTCGCAGATGCCGAGTAGGGCCTGACGGGTGTGCTCTCCTAGGTCACCGGAGGCAACCTTATCGAAGAGCACAGAGTACTCCGCAACGGATGCTCTTTTCTCCGAGAGCTTCTTAGAGACATAAAGGGCGAGGTCACCCTTATCGTCCTTGGCAGCAGCGATCTTCTCAAGCCTGTCTCTAATAGAGGACATATTACTCACCAGCCATTGCGCTCAGCCGATCTTTCACGGAGGCGATCTTGTGGGATCCCTTACCTGCGGCCTGAGGGAACATTGCATTCAGCGTGGAGTCGCCAGTGGTGCTGTTCGTGTGGGCAAACGCCTCCGCGAGGCGCTTACGGACGGGAGCCTTAGCCTGACGGCGGGTCGCGTTGACCGGAGCCTCGTTGCTCTCGAGAATCGCCTGACGGTTGGAGTTCTCGTTACCAGAAGGAATGCCCTGAGCAGACTCAGTAGCCGTGCTCTCGGAGGGGCCACCCTTGCCTGCGGTCTTACTGGCCATCAGGATGTCGTAGAGAGACTGACCCTCTGCCTGCTTGAAGGACTCGAGCAGCGGCTTCTGGCCATCTGCGGGGGCGGGAGTGGTCTCCGACTGAGGAGCCGAGCCTCCGACAGACTGGCCCTTTGCCTGGATCTTCTTTCCAGTGGGGGCGTGTGCCTGGGTGCCCTGAACAGATGTGCTGCTCTGGGCAGGAGCGCCTGCCGCGCTCTTAAAGAAGGAACGAACCATTTCGCCACGAACAGCGTCAGCGGCGGAGCCAGTGTTCGTAGAGGCGTGGGCAACATACTCAAGGGCGTCTGCGAGTTCGGACGCCTCCTTGACCATGCTGTTCTCGGGGGCAGAAGCGGTCTTCATCAGATCTGCGCTGCCGCCATCGATACGGGCTCTTGCACTCTGGAGTGCGTCATCAATCATGCTTCGGTAGTTGCTCATTGGGTCACCCTAAAAGTGGGAAGTTTAGACGGTTTTCACGGGAGGTGGCGGTAAAGATACAGATCCCGTGGAGCCCACCGCCTTTAACGAAGCATGATTAATCCCTTTCGGGGCGCTTCCTGTGGTGGGTGTTTTCAGTGCTTTTTGTGCTTTTGCGAAGTTACCGGCCTGGGCATGGGCAGGTCGGGCCATCAATGAAGATAGTTGTCCCTTACTGCCCATGCCCGGAACCTTGAGTGCGGGCATGCCTGCCAACTTACAGATCTCGTCTGAGAAGAATCTCATGATGTCTGTGTTGGCAGGCATTTCCACTCTCAGTCCAGCTCGACACCGCTCTCGAAGAGGAACTCTCCGAGAAGCTCGTTGGCGCGGTCCTCAATGATCTCGTCAATCGAGGACTTCTTGGTCATCCTGTCGTAGCCCTTCTTGGCGCCGTAGCCAGCTGCACCGGTTGCGCCCCATGCGGCTAGCGTCTTGGCACCGCCACGAAGGGCCTTACCGCGGCCCATTGCGGAAGATCGATATCCACCCTTCTGCTTACGCATGGTGGAGACAGCCTCTCGCAACTGCTTACCAGTCATAGCATTGCCGTAGGACCGAGCACCGGAAGCAACTGCGGCACCAGTGGCCTTAGCACCACGGACACCAGCTTCATAGCCAGCCTTGCCCTTCGCCTTGGCAGACTCGTAGCCTCGTCCAATCGATTCCTTGGCACGGTTCGCGGCGTTCTGCGCCTCGACCTTGCCCGACTGGCCCCATCGTCCGGCCTCGGCCGCAGCAGCGTCCAGTCTGGCACCGGCCGCTGCTGCGCTCGCAGCCTCCTTGTCGAACTCATCCATGTAGGCACGCGCCATGTGGCGACCGAGAATCTCGGCCTCAGCGAGCTTCTCGGTGGCCTCGTCGACCTCGTACGAAGCACCCTTCTCGTACTCTTCGACCTGCTCGGGCAGAACGTTCTCAACGTAGTGGTTGTAGAGCTCAGCAAGCTCGTGGTCCGCCATGTCGTCGAGGTCAATGCCCTCGGCTGCAGCGGTCTTTTCGAAAAGGTCAACGATTTCGTCGTTCATGGCGGAAGCCTCTTTTGTGTAGTCATCATTGGACTGGTTGGAAAGGAATGTGACGTAGAGGTCTTCTACCTGATTTTCATCAAGTGAGCCGAGATCCACGTCTTCGGCGGCAGCAGCCTTCTCAAATAAACGGACAGATGCCGCTTTCTCAAGATCCTCAGCTGTGACGCCCCGTGATTCAAGCTCCGTAAGGAGTGACATGATGGATTTCTCCAATATGGGGTTGAGAGTGGGTGGCGTCTTCGGAGGAGGACCCCTCAGCCGAGTTTAATCCTAACTGTAAACCGGGCCAATAGGCAAGGCTCGTCATTAGGGCAGAAAGACTAACAGAATCACCGGCAATTTTCACATCGTCATCGATTCTATCGGAGAAAACAGAGGGCACGGTCACTGCCGTGAGGTCTGTAGGAGATAGCATAAGCCCCAGGCGATACTGATTGTATAGCTCTGAGACCTCATCCAAGTTCTCGGTCTCTGAGAACTCTGCGATCTTAGGCATGGGCGTGATCTTAATGATCCGCGCTCTAATAGCCGAAGGCGCAAAGGAGCGTGAGGCTATAAGAGGTGCCAACTTATGGATGATGGAGTGCATAGTGTCGCGAGGGACATAGCCCGTATTGAACGCTGATGTCTCCCTACGAAGGGAAGTAGGGCGAAATACCACTCTATTCGTGTGGAGTCTACTCGCTAAGTCCGGGTCTCTTTGCCGCAGCATGATGTACTGGAACTCATTGGGACGGGCCACGATGCCCATCCGTGCTGCAGCACGGAGATTTGGCCCAGGAGCATCTGCGATTTCGTCCAGGATTTCTCTAGGAATCTCGGGGAGGCACTTCTCCTCTCTACGCACGATGCTCATGTGCTCCGGAGAGGGGGCGGGGATTCTCTTCAGAATCTCTGCCCACTTGGGCATCTCCGCAACCTTAGTAATCCCAAGTACCTGATTTGCTCGGGTGTTGAACAGTACCTTTAGGTGGACCATCTGCTCTGGGGAGACCCCGTACTGCCTCAGTAATACGTTCCGCGAGAGGTCCTTCCACATCTGCATCTCAGTGGAGGACATTGTCCCCGCACGGACTCTTTCCTCCGCTAGGCGCTCTTGCATGAAGAATCTAAGCGTCTCTCGCTCAGCAGAGGTGCTTACGGGAATCAGCTGGACAGCCCGAGTAAGTTTTTCCTCTAAAACAAAGTCCGGGATGTTCGGCTTCTGCGTCTGCGGAGACGGAGCATCAGAGATAGGAGTTACATCCGCTACCCCGGCTGCAGAAGCAATCTTCTGGATGGGGCGCGAGAACGGGTAGATCTTCTGGGAGTACGCGTTTCTCCCCGAGACCTGATTCGTGACATCCGACATCACCTTCGCAGATCGCTCGGCCCCGACAAACACAAATGAATCGTCGAAGAATCTCGGGTAGTCGTTGTAAACACCGCAGATACGCCCGTCCGGGAGCATGGACTTCATTCCATAGGGAGGAGAAGCTCCCTTACGGACATGCTCACAATACTGCATTGGTGTGCGGGCATGGTGGTTACAAATAGCGCATCGGTCGTACGGGACCTTGCTGCCCATGCTGGAGTCTGGAAAGTCCCCACCCTGGATCCGGTTGTACAGATCAAGAGCCCCCATCTTGGCGCACATGGTCTTAATCAGCTCAGACACCAGGATGACCCGCTTCATACGGTCATCCCAAAAAGCCCCCAGAATGAATCCGTAGGCTTTGTTTGGGTCCTTGTTGACGTGGTGCCGGAATCTATGCGCGTTGTAGAACGTAGGGTAGCCCCACGCCAAAGACCCCCACCGAGGCACAGCCTCTGTGATGTTTGCGGCTTTTCTCCGCGCTTCGATATCCCACACCGGGATCTGCTCGAATCCGGGAGGAGTGTGATTCAGGCCCTTCTCAGTGAACCAGTCACCTCGAAGATTGAACCCAACGTTCTCCCCAGCACCCAGAGCTGAGTTGACCAAGTACAGCCTTCCGGGCTGCGCCTCGATCGACTCAATAAGCTCCATGACTTCCGGAAGGTGCTCTCCCGACGCGGTCTTGGTGACTCCGTCAGTACTGGCCATACCATACCCAGTACCCGGCTCAACCAGGTGAACTCTGGGCCGGCCGTCAGCAGCCTTTCCGGGGTATAGCGCGTACTTGTCCAAATCAGACCTCTATCCCTTGGCGGCGGTCATTGCCGCGCTTCCCATGGTTTGGGTCATGTCAGGCGATCTGGGAGCGCTCTTCTGAATCTCATTGAGAAGTGTCGGGTCGAAACGAGGTGCGCTGCCGGGATCATCAGGGTCCATGCGGTTCGACATGACCATGTCCAGAATGGTACCGGCGATCAGAGGATCCTTGGCGTAGTCCGGGTTGGTCGTCTGGAGCGTCTTGTACGCCATGCGCAAGTTCGGGTCCTTAGCACTACCGAGCTGCGGGTTGATCTCGAGAGCCTTGTTTAGGCCGGACTCGAAGCGCATGGAGTTCGCCATACCCTGCAAGGTCTTAGGGACCTGGTTTGCGGCATACGCCAGCGCCGGAGCAGCCAGCGCCATTCCGCCCATCATCAGCCCCGCCTTCCCATAATCGAAGGCGGTCTTCTCGAGAGCCTCTGCGAACTTCTCAAGCTCGTGCATCTCCCGGTCAGTGATCTCGCCTCGAGCGTAAAGCTCGTATGCTTCTGCGGGAATTTCCATGATTAGACTCCTATGTGGTTAAAGTACCATGCCGGCCAGGAAGAGAGCCCATACTCTGGGCCTCAAAGCCCTGCCTGGACTTCTTAAGTACGTGGGCTCCCCCGAGGCCGGTTGCGCCGAGTGCTGCGGTTCCCATGAGAGCCGCTTTGGGGTTGTTTACCGCTGCCTTAGCCACGGAACCGACGCCCTTAAACCCCATGTCCGCAGCTCCCTTAGCCGCCCGGCCAATTACGGAGAAGGCGAGCTTCTCGATCTCGTCGGAGAACGCCGTCATGACTTGGGGAGTTAGCAGGCTATCGGTCATACAGAGACTCGACCTTTTTACGGAAACCGTCCCGGTCCCGCTTGAGGTCCGACAGAGTAAGCTCCAGATGTGCCCGCTCAGTCTCTAGCTGCGCCGCCTTCGTAAAGCGGGAGGGCAGCGGGTGTGTAGGATCGACTTCCCCGAGAGAGGCAGTCTTGTTGATTCCGAGACCTGCGGTCTTCACGGCCTTTCTTGCCAGCTCAGCAGAGAGGATGGAGGCCACCTTGACGGAGGCAGATCTAGGGATCTCGGACAGGTCCGCCCCGGAGAAGCACGCGTGCAGGATCTCCTCCACGGAGTACCCATCTCGGTAGGAGGAGTACGCCTCCTTGATCAGGGAGCCCATCTCCAGGTCGGCCGCAACCACAACGCCAGCGTGCTCAGAGCTTACCGAGGCCACTGCCTCCTTGAGATCCTGACGGATACGGTGCAAGTATCGATGGTCGACACCCTCTTCCTCGACAGAGGCGGTCTTCATCAGAGCGTCAAAGGCATTCGCAGCCTGAAACTTGGTCCGGTGTGGGGCGCTTGCGGTCTTATCGATCATGGTTCCGGCTCCTGCAAAGCTGGCCGCCTTGTGCATGGATTCTACCTTCTTAGCCCGAAGCATGCCAATTGCTGTAGGCGCGTCCGGCGGGTCGAAAGTAATGTACCTGTCGGCAGCCGAGGCAGACTTGTGCAGTCTCTCATACGCGTCGTGATAGGTCATCTCACAGATGCGGCGAACGTGTTCTGAGGTAAGATCCCTCTCGCAGCCACTTGCGACCTTGACTACCGCTTCGGTGAGCGGGGTCTTAGTCTCAAGAAAATCTGTAGCGGCACAGGAGGCCAGCTCTCTCAGATCGTCTTTAGTGATGCTTAAACCAAACATGAACCGCCCGGAGTAGGGATGAGTCACGATAACATGATGACGCTACAGGACGCAGCTAGGTTCCTCTCAGTAACCGACAGGACCGTCAGAAACTATATCAAAAAAGGCTTGCTGTCCAAGGAGAAGAAGGGCCGGAGCGTATACCTTCGCCCGGAGGAGGTCCAGGACCTGAAAGAAGACATGGACTCCGCGTCCCCTGTCGTCTCCAGGCAGGAGCTGATTCGCCTGCGCTCTAAGGTGCGCCGGCTGGAGTCGCACATGGAGGTCGTCCTTAGAATCTTAGACGCGAAGGATGCGGCACTGGGGCTGAGCCCCTCCTACTCTTCAGAGCTGTATACGTTTGCGGTGGCCCACACGAAGAGAGGAGCCTGGGAGACGACGGAGATCGCTCCGTGGGTAGAGATCTTCGACAGGCTCTCCGAGGATGACTTCGTAGTGATGGCAGGGCAGACCTCCGATATCCACCCCTGGAGAACATTCTTGCGGCTCTGCACCATGATGATGGGGTTTGTCGTTACTCGGCCAGAGTATGCGGCTTCCCTGGAGCTGCAGGGGCTCCACAAAATATTGGCATCCTCCCGAAGAAAGTTGCGGATCAGCGCGTTTATCTACGGAGAGCTTGCGGGGGCCGTCGCCCCGGAGTTGGAGGGGCAGCACGTAGGGACCTCTACGACCTCAGATGCCCTATTCCGTAAGATCTTAAAAAGGGGAGAAAACACGGCATAAGACTTTCGTTGAGGACTACCTTAGCGAAGGAGAACACATGGCCGTGCAAGCGATCACCAGGGAGGGGCGAGAGTCCCTGTCAATTCTGACTGCAGAATTGAAGAAGGGCCTGCCGGCCCTTGAGGCCGAGCTCATGGCTCGGCTTGACAAGAGGATGGAGGAGGCGGGTGAGAGCTTCTCGCAGGCTCTCGAAGAAGAGAAGGAGGCGATCAAGAACCTCACGCCTCCCACGGCGAAGCAGGTCGCCGCCCTCAAGGGCGAGAACACGAAGCTCCGCAAGCAGGTTGCGGCGCTAGAGGGACGGGTCGACGGCTTGGTCGAGACCTACCGGGCGGGGAACGTCGGGGAGAATGCTCCCCTATCTGTGGCGTCGGTCAATGAACGAGTCACCAGGCTGCGCGACGTAGTCGCTCCCTGGATGGGGGTTCAAGAGGCGCTCGTGCAGGAGCACGAGGCTCTGATCCAGAAGCTAAGAGTCAAGTACAAGCGGTACCTGGCTTAGTCTAAAAAGGCCCAAAAAATGGGTCATAAACATTGAGCAGAGGGGATCTAACTCCTCTGCATGGAGAGATATCATGAGTGCATACGGTTACTACAACTTCATGGAAGGTTCTCTCGGATTGGGCAAGAACGGCACGCACGCCGTTCACGCCGGAGCCGCGGGCGCTGGGACCTTCGCCGTCGGCAAGTACGCCGGGGTCGAGATGATCGCAAACAACTGGTGGGCGCCCTTTGCGGGTGCCTTCGCTGGACTGGGGCTGTCCATGACAGCCCGCAAGCTGCTCGTTGACGAGGGGGTCTCGTCCCAGTTGATCGCGGCAAGTGTCGAGCGCGAGCTCAAGGCCGGCCGCATCAACGACAAGACCAAGAAGGAGATCCGCCGTCTCCTCGCGGAGGTCAAAGATGCCGAGAACAAGGCTCCCGGCGCCCGCGAGGTCGTCGGGGCCATCTAAGCTGGCCAGCAGAAAATAGGCCCGGCCCCTTCGGGGGCCGGGCTGTGCCCTACCGGCACACTTTAGCTGTAATCTTCGAGATCGTTTAGCCTGCGGTCAATAGCCTGGTTTGGAACCAGGATGTCGGGTCGAGGGTTGTCTATCATCGACGCCAAGAAGCACAGCACCAGCGCGTGAAACGTATCATCCGTCGTATTAGGGGACTTCTTGTACTCGGTGTTCCGACTTCGCTCATTGTACTCGCTGAAGATGGCCAGCATGTCGGACCCGAAAGGAGTTCCCCACTCAGGCCACTTGGGGAACCGAAAGACCGACCGACGCTTGATCGCATTGAACACAGCACTCATCACTTCAGACCGGTGGATCAAGAACCGGCCCTTGTTCGAGTCGTACTTCATCATCGTCTTTGGGGTGGAGTACTGGTACCTGACAATCCTCTGAGAGCCAAAGCTTCTCAGCAGCTCGTCATTCGGCCAATAACCTCCACCATAGTCAACTCCTACCCGAACGACATTGAAGCTGACCAGGAGCTTCTTGATCTTCTCGATCTGGACTTTGGGCTCAGATTCCGCGCCGCTGAACCTGTGCGCGAAGATAATCTTGAACTTGCCGCCGATGTATCCGCCGATGGTGACGATGGTGTAGGAGTTTGTGCTGTCCTGTCCCCAGTCGATCCCGGCGTAGAGCTGCGTGGCTCCGGTCTTGTTCTTCTGAACGCCCTCCACAGACATGCTCATCTCTGGGTCGCAGTTGTCGTAGACATCCTGACGAGTCAGTGGGCGCTGCCCAGAGTCGAAGCTTGCGCCTAAAACCTCATTGTAGAACTTACCTCTGGGGTACTGGTTGTACTTGGTGAGGATGTTCGACCACTCAATCCAGGGCACCATCAGCTGGGGGATGCGGTACCCCTCAAACGTGTCGTACTTGGGGTTGGGATTTCCGGTTTTCACCCATTGAGACATGGGGTGGTCGGGCTTGATGAGGTTTCCGCACTTGTCGCAGATCAGCCCATTGATGCCGATGTTCTTTTCCCCAAGGATGTTCCAGTGCCACGACCCTGGGTTGTTTGGGGTGCCGTGCCTATCACACGGAACCACCCACTCGTTCTGCGTGGAGTAGGTATCCCAGTAGTGCTGGATGGGGTTGTCCAGGGACTTAGGCGTCCCACTGTAGATGAACCACTTGAAGGGGCTGTGCGAGGCGGCCTCTTCGATGACCGGAATGTTGTCCAGGAGCAGATCCTGAAACTCGTCCATGCAGATGAGGTCTGCCGAGAGGCCACGGCATCTATCGGCGTTCAGGAACGCATACCGGAGAGTGATCTGACTCCGGTTGATGGCCTTCTTCTCGAAGACGTTGTCCGTCAAATGAGACGGGAACCAGGTCTTCAGGTCCGGGCACGTCTCGAGGGGCTCCTTCAGTCTCGTCTTGGAGAACTCCTTGGTCTGCGTACTAGACGGAGAGACATAGAGAATCTTGAAGTGCGGAATGAGGCACGAGTAGGCAAGGGCCTTGTTGCCCAGCGTAGTACTTTTCTCAACCTGCCTGCCGCACATAAGAAGGACTCTCGGAGCCCGGATGTCGTAGATCTCCCGAAGATACTTTCTCTCGCCAAAGGAAAAGTTGGTGAGGCTCCGCGTGTGCGGATCTGGCATCAAGACGGAAGTCTCAATGAACTGGGACGGCAACACGGGGAGGCGGATGTCCGCGGTTTCCTCTTCGTATGCCTGCTCCAAGTCCGGGTCGACTGAGGGAGGAGCATAATCCCAGGGCTCAGAGTTATCCATCTGGCCTCCTAAAGTTTGGACCATTGTAAGGCATAAGTCCTCTGCTAACAAAAAAGGAGGCACTAATGTCAGAATCAGAATTTTTGCTGTGCGGAGTAGAGAAGAGGATGATGAGAGGCCGAGAGTTTACTCTCGTCCATCTCCAGGATCCTCTTCTCCGGGTCCATACCTTTTCCATTCTGGACGAGGAGGATTTGGCCTCGGATGTAGGAAAGACATACGACGAGTCCGCCGAGGAGATCAAGAGGCGCTGTAAGCGCTTCTACTCCTGGCGCTGCCAGGACGAGGGGATCCTTCCCGTAAGGGGCCACACGATCACGTTCCATAAATGGTTCGGAATGCAGTGTTGGCTCCACTGCGAGATCAAGACTCCACAGGGGCCGCGAAACATCGCGGTCCTCGCTGTGGAGGCTAAGATGCGGCTCTACAACAAAGAGCAAGTGAGGAGTGTGTGGAATTCCACCTTCCGAGACCTCGTCTCGGAATACCCACTCGGTCTCATGATCGAGGTAGAGTGGGATGCTAGGAAGAAGAAACACACCCTAAAGGAGGGACTCGGTGAGTACACCCCTCTCCCTCAAATGGGTACCCAGAGCGGTGGAGAGCTTTCAGCGAGCCCTGCTCGGTGATCTCTACGCCTGGGACTTGAAGCCGCAAGTGGACCCCCTTCGTTGGGTGTTCCACTTGCGGCTTCACCGGAGAGTGCGCAAAGAGGAGGTCGCTTTTTTTAGGTCCCTATTGAAGGAGTGGTGCGAGGCCAATGACGCCGTATACAAAAAGTCCCACTGGAGTAAGTGGGACTTTAAGGCGCTGATTTTGATCAAAGGACTCGGTCCAGTGCAGGACAACACGCCCTTCAAGAAGGACGCTACTCGCCCTCGTCGTCGCCAATAGCGGGCTCAGGGCAGGCCACTTCCTGCAGCTTTGCGATCATCAGCTTTTCGACTTCCCGGCACTCCGGTCGGTTCGCGCTGCTTTGCCCGTACTGAATGCAGGTAGCCCACTGACACTCTACCGTCGTAGGGTCTCCGCCAACTTCTGTGCGGCACTGGACTGGGACATCTGCCAGCGTGCTGCGGATCTCCGCATCAATCACAATCGGCTTGGTGGCATTCTCTAGAATGACTGCCTGGCCCGACTGCAGCGCCTCGATGTTGTCTGCCTGCGCTTCAATCGCCTTGGCAGTAGCCTTTGAATGCGCGGCACCGCTAATGCCCACGCCAGTACCAATGCCCGCACCAACCCCAACAAGGATGGCAATAACAATTGCAGTAACTGGATCCATCTTAAGTCTCTCCATCTTAGCCTTCGTCGAGGCAAGCATCGACCAGGCCCAAAAAGGAGGACGTGTAGTGGTCTAGATTGAAAAATGGAGCGTCCAGAACGCCCCGAGCACGAACACCCAGAGACTTGAGCTCCGGGACAGTGGCTGCGGAGAACTTAGAGGAGTCCCCGAAGTGGTCTTCGATGATCTCTGCTACCAGGCTTCGGAAGTCCGTGTGGCGCGTACGAAAGAACTGGTAGATGAGATCATCTCCTCGAGTGACGATCTCTGCCTTGAAGTTTCGGCCCTCGTACAGCATACGAGGGGGAACGTTGAAGGCAACCTCATGTCCCGGCTTTGAGCGATCGGGATCTTGCATAAAGTCAGGCGTACTCATCAGTTCGGTACAGTTCGGTACCTCTGCAATGACGGTGATTCTGTGAACGGCATTTCCGACGAATACTAGGGAGACCCAGTTCGCGTGGTCAACTGGAATGCTGAACACGTACTTGCCGCCGGCGACATTCATGTCCGAGCTCTGTAGCTCAGTCTTGTGCTCCTTGAGAACAACAGTTCCCGATCCGCTTGCTCGCGTCTCGAACCGAGGGAGATGCCAATTTGTAGCTACGGCCGCGTCGGGCTCGCCAAGCCGAGACTCCCGAACGTAGATATCTAGCTTGGAGTTGTTACTCGCCACTACCGTGAGCCAAAGGGTAAGAGACCCAGAGTTTGCTACGTTGATGGGCTGCGTGTACGATCCCGAAGCAATGGCCGTGGCGATATTGGTGACGCCAGGCGCAGCCCCCGTAGTACCGTCCGTGCCGTAGACTACCGCGCCATGGTCCACCGTTGCATCCGAATGGAACACCGTGAACATCCCAGAGCTGTTGACCGTGTGGTCTAGCGTGGACAGGGGGATGTTGTTGGCATTGGCGAAGGCAACGAGATCGTTCTCCGTCCGAGTAGTTCTTGCTTTGATGGTCATTTTTGTGCCCCGGAGGTAAGGATTTCGTCGCGAGACCTATTGCTAACAGATCCCGCAGGTGCAAGCTCTAGAAGGCTGGGAGGCTTGGCCTCGTTATGTAGGACCTTGAACTTCTCGAACTTCTTCAGGGTTTCCTGCAGTGCAGAGTCCCCCGCCTGAACGCGCTCGTCGATTCTAGCAAGTCCGCGAGCCAATGCCGAGAGCATCTCCACCTTCTTCGTGGATAGCGGCAGTGTTCTGGTCTCCAAGAAGGTGTGGTACAGCTCTGCCTGCACCTCCATCATGATCTTCTTGCCGTCCAGCTGCTTCTTGACGCCGATGCGGTACATCGCGGCATCCGGGCCTGCCATCATCGCCAGGGAGTAGGCGCTCCGCACAGCAGAGGTTCTCTCCGAAGAATCTCGCTCCAGGTACGCCGCCCAATCACTCACGCCCATCGTCTGGGTGTTCCAGAAGTAGTGACAGTACTCGGAGATCGCAGCATCGGAGACGCGCATCCCAAGCTTGGTGACCCTGTGGGAAGCCTCCAAGTACGAGACGTTCCCCAAGAGAAGTCGGTCCACCTTCTCCCGAGTCCGGCCACTGGAGAGGATAGTCTTCTTCATCTCCAACGTGCTGACATCAGGATGCACAAGCGAGAAGATGCGCTTCTTTTTTAGCCAGCTATTTGTAGCCCTATGAGACCTGTCCCACGGCTGAAAGTCAGAGGGTCTCTGCCCAAGATCCTCTCGAATGATCTTTAGGTCAGAGCCCTCAATCGATGAGATCCCGTGGAGCTCCAACGTACTATTGATGGAGTCCAACGAGATACCCTCGTCGGCTACCAATAGGTACTTAATGAAGAACTCTGCAGGATGTGCCATTTTACACCGAGTACGTCTTGAGGCTCTTGAGTCCTGAGATGACATCTTCAAGTGCAAACATCGCACGGACGGCTGCGGTCTTAGAGATGGACTGAAGCCCCAGCTGAGACGCCAGAACGATATTGGCAAGCTTCTCGGAAGCGTGCTCAAGCTGCGGCAGGTGCTCTACAAAGGTCTCAACATTCTCGGGGTTGAGGAAGTTGAGGGCAAGCACGGCATCCACAGACGTAGTGTCCACAAGTGCCGATGCTTCCTTGGAGAAGGTCACCGCTGCGATCTCCTTAAGGAGGTTGACTCTCTGGGGAATCTCGATGTCTGCCATTTCCGCCATGGCTTCCTTCTCTGCCTCGACCACGTACTCCTCTCGAGTAGAAAGCGGCGCAAGACCAAACAGACGGAGAGGCTCTCCTGTGGAAGCTGCCTTCTCCAGAAGTGCAGAGCCTACGTTCTGGGGGACACCGGCAGCGGCCATCCAGAAGACACCGTCGGCCCAGTCGTGCTCACCCGATCCCACCTTCTCGAAGACGGGACCATCGAGGCGACATCCTCCACTCCAGGCCCGGAGCTCCATCATCGTATGGAACGCGTTGGCCTGAGCGGACTTCATCAGCTCTTCCCCGCCAGCAAGCTGGATGGGGTTCTCGAGAGGCATGAACTTGTAGTCTGCGGGAATCACAATCTCGGTGGCAGAGGTCGCAACCGGCTTTGCAATGCCCTCAGAAGGGATGATGCGGATGTCGTTGCCCTGCATGTCCTGCGCGGCGAAGTAGCCCTTACCTTCAACCGACACCTTAGTGATGATGTTGTACGGCATGGTCGCGATGATGGCCTTCTCGTTGTTCTTGACGAACACGCCCAAACCGCGAACTTCCGGGCTCTCCGGGATGGGAAGATTGAAGTTCACGCCCAACAGGGAGCCGCTGATGACCGGCTGCACGCAGTATGCGGAGCCGTTGGTGAACAGGCTCACCTGCGAGGGCTGTCCCGAGACCGGATCAAACAGTCCGGGAATGACATAGCCAACGACCTGCTTGCCTGAAGTAGCATCGGTGACCTTGTAGAGGCCGAACCCGGTAGCCGGCGCCATCTTCTCCGCGAGCGGATCGGGGTCTGCCTGCACGTTGGTGACCGTGCCAGCGCCCTGCTGGTCTGCAGCCTGAAGCATCTCAGGAGGAAGAGCCTGCTGAGCCTGCTGCTGAGTCATCTGGGTTTCTTGCGGGGCCACGCCCTGCGGAGCAGCGGACACCTTGACTGTGTAGCCGTAGCCGGAAGGTCTCACCTGGACCACGTCGTAGCCCATCGTGAATGCCGAGGCCGCCGCCGAAGCCATCTTGTCGGTGCTGTGAATCTCCGAGTCAGTCAGGAGGGTGAGGCACTCCATGACGGAGGCGTTCTTCTCAATCATTCGTCGAGTATTGGCGTCGGAAAACACCTCATTGAAGCGCTCGAAGTCGGACTCGTTCAAGGTACCTGCGATCTTGGAACAAAGAGATCCGACCTTCACAGTGACCCTACGACTACGGTGTGGGTAGCTGCTGGCTCGACTCATACCTCTCTCGATTCCAGAGAGACGGCGTTGGGTCTCGGAGTGTCTGCTCCGGGCCACCTGTTCCTTGGCTCGCTGGTTTCGCATGATGGCTTCCCCAAGCCCCTGGTCGATGTGGCCCTTACGGAGGATGCGCTTAGCCTCTTGAATGTTCCCATCATCGATGGCCTTAGCCAGGGCGCCGAAGAGGGAGCCACCAAGGGCCCCAGCAAGGATACCAACTAGGGCACCTTTCGCGCCCCCACCAAGGCCGGCAAGTCCTCCCGCCAGTCCTCCGAGACCTGCCCCAGTTAGGAGCGCCGTAACCAGCTTGGTGGGGGATTCCTTAGACTTCGCATTGAGGTAGAGAACATATTCCCGCCGCCTACCAGAGTAGGGGATGGCCGCATTGTTCGCTCTGTCGGAGTCGTGGGTGGCCCCAAAGACCTTAGCGTTCTTGTTCATGATTCTTCCTAAGAAAAGACCGCAAGCTGTGGTCGGTAGAGGCGTGCTTCTCGGCGGCAAGCTCGGCAAGCCCCGCCCCTAAATCGTATTGGGAGCGAGCCCCCATTGCTCCGATCCCTGCCCCGGCAATAAGAGCAGGACTTCCTGCCCGGGTAAAGGTTCCTCGCAGAGCCCGCCCTGCCTGGCGCGCGGCTCCCGTAACTCTCCCCAACCCTCTATTCCCCATAGCTCCAACACCGGCCCCTAGGACAGCGGAGACTGCGCCAGGGACCAGGACTCCGCCTCCGACTACTCCGCCCAGCGTCGCGAGTCTCCGTCTGCGGGTCATTTCCTCCGAAGAGACGTCGGGATTCAGCCGATCCCGGATAGCTCCCCGGGCGACCTCCCCTGCAAGAGGATCGAGTCCCTGCATGAAAGGAGAAGCAGCCTCTTTGGGGTATAGATGCTTTAGGTTCTCAATGGCCTTGTCGTATCTCCCCGGCATCAGGTCTTTTTGGGCAGAGTTCAGGGCTCGAGAGATGTTTCTCTCTTTTAGGGCACGCGCAGTGTCCTGTACCGCCTCGACCTTCTTCCGGGGGAGGGCCGCAGCCTCCGCAACCACGCTGGACTCCTTGATTACTCCCGAAGGCCGGAAGTCGTCACAGGCGTACTCAGGCTGGCACATAAACGAGAACTTCTCGCAGTGCCCTTGGTTCCCCAAGTTACGATAATGCGCGCAGTTCTCGCACTTATCCTCGGACGCAGCAGGGCCATACCCTGGAGCATCCTCCTGGCTTCCAAACTTGGGGTAGAAGGGAATCACGCGGCCATCCCGGGGATGGGGGTGGGAACCTGGTACGCGTATCCCGTCTTCGTCTTGGAGAAGAGCATGAACATTCCGGGGGAGGGGCGCTTACCGCGCGCAGCCCGGATCTCCGCCTTCATGGGCCCCATTAGTGCTTGCCGGATCTGATTCTGATCCTTCATCTTCCCGAGCTTCTTCGCCAGCTTGGTATCCACGCCTATTACAAATTTTGTTCCCATGACGGGGAAGAAGCGCAGGGACATGGCGGTAACGCCCGGCATCACCTTGACCTTAGAGCCCTTCATAACCATGTTTGAAGGAATCCTACGGCTGGGATTGAAGTCCAGGCGGGCCAGTGCTTCCTTTACGTGGGCTTCCCTTACCGAACCCTTCTTCCGCAGCCCCGCAGGGACCTCTGCGCCCGCCTCCGGATTCTGCACTGCTTTTACCTTTGCTGCGTTGCGGGCGAGCGCAGGAGGCAGACCCTTCTTAATCCGGGAGGCCAACTTAGCCCTCTGAGCATCCCGTGCCACTCTAGCGGACTCCTGAACTCCGGTATTTACTGCAGAGATTCCCGCACCCGTTAGGGCTCCGGTAGTGACCCCAGCCGCCCCACGGGCAAGTCTGTTTTTCCAAGTCCCGCCGCCTTTCATGGCACCTCTGCCTGCCGAGATCAACGCACCCGCAGCAGTGGGGACAATGGCAGCTCTTCCTGCCTGCTCCAGCCGCTGACCGCTGGTCATGGATGCCGCAGCGGCATCTCCCCTCTCAGTTTCCTTCAGTCGGGCGTGCTGCTTTAGCTGTGGGGCCGTCATAGCAGAGAGGGGCATAGAACTGACCTTACCCATGCCTCCTGCATTTCCACTGCTGGTCATGCCGAAGCCCTGGCGCTGCTGGTAGGGCGGGTACATCTGATCGACGAGAGACTTCTGAGTCTCGGGCTTTGTGGCCGGGCCGTCGAACATCGCGGGGTTCATCATGGCAGCCGCGACTCGTTCAGGAGTAAGGGGCCGGACCTGTCCCTTCAGCTCAAAGGTATGGAACGGCTGGAGCTGCCGATCTGCCACGATGAGAGGAATGCGGATCCCGTTCTCAACGTTCTTGGACTCAGTGGAGACCCGCGGATCGCTCTTAGACAGAACCAGGGCGTAACCAAACGCAAATCCTGCCTCCGGCTCCATTCTCTGGATCATGATGTTGACCGAGAACTTGCTGAGGAAGGGCAGCTGCTCGTACAGCATGCTCAGGATGTGGCTGGGCCAATCCTTCTCGTCCTCGGGCATCTTCGAGATCGACGCCTCCTTCTCGAAAAAGGAATTCGGGTCGACATCAGGCAGAAATAGGAGTTGTGCCATTTTAGTCCTCAAGAAGTGGAAACGTGGGTGAAGACACCGGAACCGGCACCAGCACCACACGTCGTAACCGTAGTGCCGGCGACCAAAATATTGTCTCTGACGTGATCTACAACCGCCTTGGCGATAGAGTCAAACAGCCAATCCCAATCATCCCCGATCTTACTGGCAAAGTCAGGGTTATTAGTCTGGACCTTAGCCTTAATCGCAGCAGAGAGAGCATCTTCGGTGCCGGTGAGGGGCATTATTCACTCTCCAGAGTAGTAGACAGATATGGAGCTCCGTCCGCCACAGAAGTAAGGATGTTTGCCAATAGGGCATCCGTCGAGACAGTCGGAATGCCGAGCCCGTTCAGGGCCGTCTTAATCTCGGTCAGAGAGGCCGCAAGATCTGACAGGAATGCGAATCCCTTGATCACCGGCTCAGTGTTGCCCTGTGTCCCAGTAGTTACCAGTACCTTCTGCGCCCCTGCCGCTTCCGTATTGATAAACGGAGTGCTGCCTCCAACGACAATCTCCACCCACTTCTTGGGCACGTCGATCTTCATAGCGCCATCGGTCTCGAGTTGGATGTCTCCTTCTCGGTCCATGCCGAGATTCATCACTACCTCTAGCGCATCTTCAGCGACCGTCTCGTCCTCGTAGATCCTGAAGTCCACAACCCTAGTGCTGTCCAGCAGCGGAACAGACTTGGGCACCGTGACCGTGTATGTATCTCCTGTACCGGAGAGCGTCACAGCTTCCGACTCTTCCACCACCTTGTCCGGCGCTTTCTCTGCCGAATCGTCGCCCTGAAGCGCAACAGGCGCTCCCTCAGTGGCACCCATCTGGAGACGGACACTGTAGCCCTTGGAGGTGGCGTACTCCTTGACCACAGTAGAGAGCCGCGTCCTGACCTGGCCATCTGGGTTTTCCTCGCGTCGGAGGTTCTTCCACTCAGTAGATCCTCCAAACGTCTGGACCCGGTAGTTCTCAGCGATGGTGAACACCTGGTTCATCGTCGGGTTGAACACGATCTTAGCCAGGGACGTGCCCTTGAGTTCCGTCACTCCTCCTCTGCGCAGGGTAAGGCCGTTGCCGTCTCTAGTGAGAAGGGCAATGTCCCCTGCGGTCAGGAGGGGACGGAACATATCCATCGACCCGGGAAGGCCTTCGGATGAAGACCGATCCTTCGGCACCGTTGCGGCTCCAGCAGAAAGCAGGAAGGGGATGGTCTTCTTGTCGGAGCTAAAGCAGACGTAGCAAAACGCTCCAACCTCCGGCAAGAAGTGGATCCCCTCCCCGTTCATCGGATGAGAGTACACAGATGGGATGGTCGTGGTCACATCATCGTCTCTCCCGTCAACCCGCACCTTGCATAGCCACCGGGGCGCATCTACTTCAGAGATGCGCCCTTGGAGGATCAATGCCGGAGAAGGCGCTGCTGGGGAGACGGGTGCGGGCATTCTACTTCAGAGCCTTGTACCCGAGGCCGGCAGCTCCGACACCTCCGACCCCGCCAACAGCTGCAGTCGCGCCGGGATTCTGCATGGCGAATCTTCCCGCGCGCTGCACGCCTCGAGCTCCGTAGTACTTAGCCGTGTCCCCAAGTCCGGCTCCCCTGCTAAGCTGCATCTTCCCGCCCTTTCGGACTACTGCCCCGCCGCTCCCCATCATCCCTTTAATGGTGCCTCGCGCCGCTGTTGAGAGGCGGCTCCCGATATTTGCGATAGCCTGGATTCCGGCTTCCTTCTCGATCTGATCAAACGCCTGAAGGTAGGCACCCGGCATGTAGCCCTCACTGGTGCCGTAGGCCTCCACCAGGGAGTCAGCCCGCTTCTCAAGTTCGATTCTCTCGAGTGCGATTTCGTATGCGGCGATCTTGTTCATGACTTTGCTCCAAAGAAGGACCCGAAGATGCCCTGCGGGGCGGCAGGCACAGGTGCCGGAAGTTTAACAGGTTTGGGGGGCTTGGGGAAAGGGGAGCTTATGGCTGCGGTCTTTGGGGCTTGCAGTCCAAACGCCGCACCATGCGCCAGGCCTGGGATGGGGTGACCCTGGATATCTGACTTCCAGTTCTGTGCCCCGCCCTCGATAAGGGTGTCCTTAAGCCTCTGGAAGTTTAGTCGCGCCATCCAGTCTTCTTTACCGGAAAGCGGGACTTTGTCCATAGGCTTCAGCAGAGGCTTGTGCTGGATGGTGGGGAGTCCCAACTTCTTCAGCTCTTTGTTCCTGTTCTCAATCCGGGAAAGAGACATCATCTGCCCATTGAGCAGGTTCTCGTGCTCAGAGCTTTCGGTCACCTGCGCAACATCGGTCATCGCACGGATCACCGTCTCGATGTTCCTCCGCCTCTCGTTCCCCGTAGTCTCTACGTACAGAGAGTCTAGCTCTGTCGTGAGGTGATTGCGGACAGCATGGATGTTGTTGGAGATCCGAAGGATGTCGTGCGGATTTTTCCGACCAACAGAGAGCGCGTCTGTCTTCTTCACGTCCGCCCCGACCCTAATCTTCGGGAGGAGTGGGGTCGAGTGGGGGACAACGTGCAGCTTTCCGCCAATCGTGACCTTCTTACCGCCAAGGGCATCCGTCTCGATTTTATCTACCCTGCCGGTGACCTCCGCCAACGTAGCGGCACCTCGTAGCTTCTCGGGCACCTTGAAGAGGTCCTTTGCCTGCTGGAAGTAATCCGTCAGCCCGTCGGTTCCGGCGCCGCCCGTGTGGAACGTCCGCATCTGCATCTGAGTGACTGGCTCTCCGAGGGCATGGCCGGCAATGATGCCAACGTTGGTTCCCTTTTTGTAGAGAGTTCCTCTCTCGTTAAGCCCATAGCAAGTGGCGCAAATGCCCGTTGCCTGCTGGCAGTGAAGAGGGGAGCGCACCAGGACCTTCTGGGGGCCGGAGTTCTTCATCCTGGTCAACAATGCCGAGCTGACCAGGGTTCCACGGGTCAGTTTGTCCCCGCTCTTCAGGGGCACCTCGCGCGCCAGGTACCTGCCCTCGATGTCCTTCGCCATGACGGACATCAGAGTGCCCTTGGAAGTACCACAGTCCTTGTCGGTCACAGAGTACGCAATGACTGTGTTGATCAACTCCTTGGTGAGCGCTCCGGGGTCTCTAGTTCCTGCTGCGCGATCCAGGGTTCCCTTTCGGGCGCCATGCAGCGCTGCCCAGTACTGAGAGATCGGGAGCCCCTCCCCAAACGAGGTAGTGAGCGGTACAGGCACAAACTCCTTGGAGGGGTTCTGCACAAGCATGGGCCCCATGACCAACTGACCGAACTGGCCCCAGTTGCTTCGCGCACCGCTTTCAGCCCACTCCCACATACGGTTGTCTTTTTTAGCCTTGTAGTGGGCCTGCCCGATAACCTTGAGTTCCTCGCCTGCTTTTTGGTACAGGGCGATAATCTTCTGGTCCTTCTTTTTACGAGAAATACCAGACTTGCGAATCACATTCTCTTCCTTCTTGTACTTCTTCAGGACGTTGTCTCGGATGGTCTTACCGTCGTGAAAATCATTCAGGCTGAACGAACTACCGTTCTTATATGACAGCGTGAACCCCAACTCCTTCCATCCGTCGATCATGCCGGAGAACTCATCCGGATCGGATTGGGCTACTCGAGTTGCGAATCCCTTCATAGCGCCCTTGGCCATGCGGAATTTGGGATCGTATAGAAGCTCGGGATCATTCTTTACGCTGCCGGGCAGGGTCTTGTTGATCCGCAGTCTTCCCGCAGTCGTAGGCTTCTTGTGGCCCTTGACCGTGATGACGTTGTCAGACTTCAACTTTCCGTTCTTCAGCTGCTGAAGCGCCTGCTCCTCCGTAAGGATTCCAGGAACCTTCTTGCCCCACTTTGTAGCCTGGTAGATGCCGAGAACGGCATCCTGGCTGGGGGTCAACATGAGGCCCCCGTGTGTGGGGGAAAACAGGTTCTTAGACGGGAGCATCTTCTCCAGGGCCTCCTCCGCAGCTTCCTCAGTCACGGGCACATACATGGCCATGGTGTCGCCATCGAAGTCCGCGTTGAAGCCGCCGCACACAAGTGGGTGGATCTTGATCGACTTCCCCGGCACAAGAACTGGCTTGAAGGCCATAGTAGAAAACATATGAAGCGCAGGGTCTCTCTTCATGATTACTGGACGCTGAGTAATCACCCTCTCCAACGCTTTCTTGGCGGAGGGGTGGTTCTTCTTGATCATGCGTCTTGCTTCGCCAGGGCTCTTGGCGATTCCCATACGACGCCACAGCTCTCTGATGACGAACGGCTTGTACGTCTCCATCGCCATATCGACAGGGATGCCCACCTGGTCCATCTTCAATGCGGGCTCTGGGGTAACGACCGTCCGGCCCGACAAGTCCTGCCGCTTCGACAGAACACCCTGCTGAAAGAATGAGTGTTTGGGCTTCGAGCCCGTCATCTTGTCCATCAGACTGGGAAGCTCCCTGCCTTCCTGAGTCATGCCATTCAGGCGCAACGCACGGACCAGGTCGTATAGCTGCGCTTCTCTCTTGAAGATGTCGGCCTTCGGCAGCCCCTCCTTCTTCCCCTGCTCTACCTGCTTGGTCATCTGGCCGATCATGGCGTAGTACTGATTCGCGGCATCAATCATCTGTGTGCCGTCGTATCCAATCTTTACCGGCCTCAAGATGGGAGGCAGCACTGGGAGATGCTGGTTCGTATAGGCGTCTACCGGAGAGGTCTTGAGCTCCTTCAGCGCGCGAAGATACCGGACCTTCTTGTACTTCTTGTTGAGGTCCGCCTTCTTAGCGGTCTTCAGCTCCTCTTCCGCCTTCTTTAGCTCGGAGGGAACCTTGATGGCGCGCAGACGCTCCTCAATGATCTGGAACCCGGACTTCTTCCCCACGGCTCCGTTTTCGGAGACCAGCTTTTCAAACTCCGCCTTTTTTAGGCCGAGCAGAGACTGGATTGCGGTCTCAAACATTGGGTTGGGCATCCGGGTCTTCATGTCGATGTGGGACCAGAATTTGCCCTCCATGCCTCCGGTCTTGCCCCTATCAAACAGGCCGCCCTTTTCTTCCTTGGTGAGCATCCCCTTTGCCACCAGCGTCTTATCCGCCGCTACGAGCGCGCCTTTACTCTGCCCTAGGGTCTGAGCATCCGTCATGGGAGACAGGGAGTACACACCGCCAGTCTCCTCGGCATAGACCCCCGTAGCCCGTAGGTACTTCTTGAAGTGCTCCATCGAGGTAGGGACCTTGGGGGGAGGCGGACGCTGTCCCTGCATCACCCGAATCCAGACATCCCGGGCCTGCTCGGAGTCAGACTTGTAGGTCTGCATCTCCATCAGATTTCTCTTGGCTCCGTGTGCCAGCAGAGCGTAGGTGTCTAGGCCACCAATTCGTTGCCCGCCCTTCCCGATGCCCGAACCGGAGATTGCCTCGCCGGTGGGCCGATAGGCATACCCAGATCCTCCAGATCGGGCAGACACCTTCTTTTCGGCCTGGTGGTCCAGCTTGAGCATGTACTGCTCACCCGTAAAGATCTGCCCGAGAGACTCTCCGGTTTCGGGATCGAAAAGCTCCTCCGTATCGGAAAGATTGTGCTTCTTGAGCTCATCCTTAATCTTCTGGGAGTAATCAACGGAGGCATCGAAGTTCTCGATCTTGTACGACTTTCCCGTCTTGCGGGCAATCTTACTTGCAGCCGTCTCCAGGACCTGCCCGACATTCATACGGGATGGGACGCCTGCGGGGCTCATCAGGACATGGACGGGCTTCCCGCTCTTATCCTTGGGCATCATATCGTCAGGCAGGATCTTGGTGATGATTCCCTTGTTACCGTGACGCCCCGACAGCTTATCTCCGGGCTCCATTGTCTGCTCAGTGCGGATATGAACCTGGATCTTCTTCGCAGTCTTGACGACTCGAACGACAGTGCCGCCGTACTCATGCTTCCAGACCACTGCGGCGTCTTTGTAGTCCCGGATAGCCTTCTTCAGGGACCTCTTGACGTCCTGGTTCTCTCGAGTCATCTCCGCCTTGACCAGCCGAGTGATCAACACATCGTCGGGAACTACCTTGGCTCCCTCCTTGATGACGCCATCCTCGTCCAGCTTGCTCATCACTTCTGCCGTGGCCTTGTTGGCCCCAGCGAAGTTTCTCCACAGCTTCCTGTTTACGACTACGTTGGCGAACATCTCCGCTTCTTCGATGTGGAGATGGGTGGACACCAACTTCTTGGCGGCAGTCTCCGAGATGACGGTCCCGTCCTCAAAGTTGTAGCCCTTGTACGGCAGATACCCGACGCGAAGATTCGTACCCAAGGATAGGGTGCCGTCCTTGGTGAAGTTAGAGTCGGCGATGAGCTGTCCAACCTTTACCTTGTCTCCCACCTTCACAACCGGAGTCGAATGCATCATGTGCTTCGTGCCGTTGAGGGGATGGTGGTTGTAGATCGGGTGGGACACCGCTTTTCCTGCCGCGCCCTTTATGTAAACAGAATCCTTGGTGATTCTCGACACAGTTCCGGCCACACTAGCGGTAGTAGAGTTCAACTTGCCGATCATCTGGTCGAATGAGACCCCTCCCGCAAATTCAGCCTGAACCAGCGGGGCTTCTCGGTCTTTCAGAGAGACTGCTTGCTCCTGGTGCTTAGCGGCCATCATGGCTCGGTTCCCGTTGTCGTTCTGAACGAACGGGATCATGTTTGCGCTAACCGAGAATAGTGTCTTTGCGTTGGGAAGAACGTACTGGACGTCCTTCCAGGGCCTCTTGGCCGTGCTGCGGTCTGAGTCATAGACGACAACGTCGGGGTGCAGGGGCCGGACTGTGGCTCCGGTCTTCGTGCGGGTGATTTTCACCTGGTCGGGGTATGCAACGACGGCCTTCTCCATCTCCGCTGCGTTTTTATTCTCGAACTTCCCGGTCTTTACGTTCAGGACTTTTGTGTAAAGCTGCTGACCTTTCTTATTGGCCCCGATTGGGATGTGCAGCGAGACGCCGGTAGAGGTGTTCTCTGGTGTCTGCAGAGGATCAAGCAGCCCCAAGTGAGAGGGATTGATCAGCTTGTCTCGATCAAGGTTGACATTGTCTCCCTTAATTCCGCCAAACGCCTGACCGAGAATGGTCGTCTTCGTGTGGTTAGACACGAACTGAAGGGGATTTGTCTGGGTCGGAAGTTGGGCAGCCTTGAACTTGCGCGTGATCAGCCTCCCATACCCCACGGACGCAGCCGGAAGAATGTCTGAGATCTTGCCCTTACGATCGAGGTTGTTCCGGATCTTCTTCTGCATCTCGAACCGAGACGATCCCTTAGAGATCTCCTCGTGGATGAAATCTTCCATCCCGAAGAGGCGCTTGTTGGAGAGAGACTGTCTGTCGTCAGGCTCCGCGGTCCCCTTGCTAATTCCCACCACCTTGGCCGAGGAGGCCAGGAGAGCGTCCCCAGAGATGTTGGTGAACTTCTTGCCCAGCGTAGCAAGCATCGTATCGGGGTTTACTTCTGCGCCCTCGAAGACTTCCTTCGCAAACTTGCGGGCCTCGGAGAGGGTAGGCGTCTCGTACTTATCCTTGCCCGCTCGGCGCTTCTCCACCGCTTCGTGAAAGTTTAGAAGGTCGTTGGGCTTGGAGATCCTGCGGTTTACCTCGAATACGGATTCTCCCCACGCCTTGCGCATAGCAGGGTCGGATACTCCCAGGGCGGAGAGGATTCCGTACGCCGGGATCTTGCGAGTAGACTGCGTGCCACTCTTCACAATCAGGTACATGGCCCCCAGTTTCTTGGGATGCTTACGCTCAATGGAGATCTTGAACGAACCAACCTTGGATCCTGCGGCGACGTTCCACTTCGCAAGAAGATCTCCGTTGTCGGCCTCTACGTGATAGGCGCCGGGGTTAAGGCGGAAGACGCTGTCGACTTGACGTTCGTTCCCCTCAACGATGTAGCTGTACCGACTGGTGATCTTAGGCAGCTGGCCCAGGGTGCGCTTCCCCTGGTCTACGACCTTACCCGTCTCCATGTTTACGAGCCGGAACGTCCCTACGATGTTGGGACCCCATGTTCTGTCATGGAGCTTTGCGTCCGTCTGAGACGTGTGGTTGTAGCTGTGGTGCTTTCCAGACGCAGAGGAGGCATCCTCATCCGTGGAAATATCTACCAACTCGAGTCTGTTTTCTCGGCCTTCGACCGGGAAGTGACTCTTGATGGCTTCTTTGGTTCTTTCTTCGAGGAGGCGGTATGCGTCCCCTGGAGCCAGGTTTGCCATGTGAATCCTTATTGTTTACGAGTCATAACTCTTTTGGTCGGGACATAGCCCGACCAAAAAGGAGTGAAGAATGATCTATACAGCTGACGAGACTGAGACCCCGACCCCCGAGACCCCACAAGAAGAGGTTGACCGCCTCTTTCGGGAGGCGTAGTGGTCGTGGGGCTATTCGGCCTCGCCTTCGTGGTGGGGCTGATGCAGCAGAGCGAGCGCGTCCTGAAGGACGCGCTCGCTGAGCTAGACGAGCTCGACGGTGAGTAAGAAGAGGAGGGCCGGGCTTTTTGCCCGGCCCTCCGGCTTCTCTTTAGATGCCCCGGCGGTCCCGACAGAGAAGAAGCAGAGGGACGAGCCGATACATACGGCGTACTGTCCCTTGGCCGAAAGCCTCTGTAGTGATGTGGCGTGTGAGACATGCTCTCTTATCGATAATGCGTTTGGGGACTACTTGTGGGTCTGCTCGACCTGCACCGAGGGTCTCATCCTACAGCCTTACTACGGCAACGGTAAATGCGAAATCTGCGGGTATGAGAGCGGAGTACTGATGCTGGCCATCGTCGATGGATAGATTCAAGTGCGACTGGTGCACGGCCCAGATCGTAGAGAATGAGAAGATGGTCAGCCTGTCCAGGTATGAGGTGGGGAGGAGGCCAAAGAGGTACACCGTATCGGAGACCTACTTCGACTCAGGAGACCAAGAGCCGATCTTCCACGAAAGATGCCTAATAGACAACTCCAGGGAAATCCTTGCGTACCTGTACCCCTCAGGGGCCGGGGATCCGCTGAAGTTCCCTGCGGGCATAGATCTCCCCATGCTGCGCTACCCCACCTGACGGGAAATATCCGCTTGCGGATTCCCGTTAGGCTTGGGGGCCGCCTGGGCGTTCTGGGGATTTTCCTTAGATCCTGTATCGTTCAATAGCTGGACAACCAGCTGATAGAGATTCGGATTGCCGGTTTGCATCTCGGCCAAAGACTTGTACATGGCCTCAGGGCCCTGCTCCTTCTTGACCGTTTTCAAGAACGCCGCGGCTCTCTGGGCGATGTATCGAAGGTCTACTCCTCCAGCTCCCTGCTGGATCTGAGAAGTCATACCCGCCATAGCTGCGGGCATCCCCGTGTCGTTAGGAGACTTCGCGTTCTCATCGTACGCGGTGGCCCCGTCCGGCATACCGGGAGTCTGCTGAGCCTGACCTCCGCCCTGCTGAGCCTGACCTTGCGGGGCGGCCTGTGCTGCTGCGCCTTGTTGTTGCTGCGCCGCCTGCTGCGCCGCCTGAACCTGTTGAGGGTTTGCACCCTGCTGCACCTGCTGCTGCATCTGCTGCTGCATCTCCAGCTGCTTCTTCTGCATCTCCATCTGGACTTCGGCCTGTGCCTTCGCCATTAGGGACTGAGACTTAGCCTGGTACCGGGAAGTGCGAAGCTGGATCTCTCCCTGAACGTCAGCACCGGCGACCTGCATGGTGCGCTGCGTCTGAAGGTTCTTCTTTAGCTCGGACATCATGCGATCGTTCTCGAGATCGAAGTTCTCTCCGATCTCCTCAAGCAGCCTGCGGTCACTGACCTTCTGCGCCTGGTTGAGCTGCAGGTAGAACATGCTTCTCTGCAGATCGTCGGCCATCTTGAACTTGTCAAAGCGCACCGAGATCTTGGGCCAACGCATGAAGGAGCAAACCTTCTCCACGATGAACTTGTTTACGAGCTCATGGCGCTGCTTGTTGTACCCCAGGAACATGTTCTCCAGAGCCCGGAGGGAGGTGCTGGACCCGCTCCACTGAAGCCCGCCGAAGATGAACTCGACAGGGATTCCTGCGCCCGCGAGCATCTGCTCCGAAAGAAGACGCATCTCCTGGTACATCAGAAGGGCTCGGCCCTGTCCGCCGATCTGCTGGAACCCGACGTTCACGGGCAGAACTGGGATGTAGTTGTGGTCCCGACGCCACATGTTGATCTCAGCGTCTACCTTCTTTTTCCAGTTGCTCAGGTTATAGGATCCGTATGGACCCTCATTCCCGCCCGTGCTCTGCCCAGGGAAGAGTATCCTCATAGGAACGATGTGTTCCATGAGGACCGCCTCGTTCGCCTTCTTCATGACCTGCAGGTAGAACGCGTCCTTCAGCAAGGGGTAGATCAGGGGAGTGCCCCAGCCCTGATCCTTCTGGGCAATCGTCGGACGCTTCAAGTGATAGAGGTTGTCCTGAGTAAACAGGAGGGACTTCTTCTTACGGGCAGCCTCTAGGAACTCAAGGGGTAGCGTCTCGATCGTGTCCGCGTCGCCCAACTTGATATCGTTGGCGATCGCTCGAGGCAGCTTGAAGTAGTACTTCGCCTTACCTGTGATCTCGTTGTACTTGATGTTGACGTTCTCTGGATTCCACCGAACCAGGCGAATGTCGCGCGCGCTGCGGATGTAGACATCCTGCTGCTTCGCGTACCCCTGGTACCCGCACTTGCACTCCTTCAGATAGAAGCGACCGCTCCGCCACTTGTATCTGAAGCGGTTCTTGCTGGCGCGGTAACGCTCCTTGCACTTCGGGCAGAGGAGGTACTTCTCAAACGGGAAGAACAGCGAGATGAACGCATTTCCGTAGACAAAGTAGTCTAGTCCGACTTCAACCTGAAAAGATCGCAGCTTTAGCTGATCTTCTAGGGACTTGCCCAGCTCTACCAGCTTGGGGTCTTCCGTCTCAAAGACGAGAGGAGTGACGGGGTACTCCGCCATCTTGGAGCAGGCAGCGTTGATAACCGGGTTGGTCAGAAAGTAGTACCGACACCAGTGATGGAGCTGGTGTACGTCGGACGGAAGAAACTGCTGCGCGACATCGAAGAAGGGGGACGGGTAGCGAATGCCGAAGCCCCGGCCACCCTCATAGTCGACAGGGCGCGGGTTGAATCGGTTTGATTCGCTAGAAACTACGTTCATGATTTCTGTCCAAAGGCTCTGTCGGCCAGCTCTCCGCCCTTCCCCGCGACCTCCCCAGCGGCCTCAGTACCCACCAGTAGGGGAGTCGTTGCCGCGACTGGCAGAAGTCCCTTTTGGCTGAGCAGAGAGCCTCTATTTCCTGTGAATAAGTTCTTGCTGCTGAGCCTTGCGCCTCGTCCCATGAATAGGGAGGACATCGCGGTGCCAGTCGCAGCACCGACAGTCCCGCGAGCAACTCGCTCCGCCACGCCCCTCTTGCGTCCTGTTTCCGCATCGTGGGTCTCAAGGCCCGCCGTTGCCCCCAGACCTGTGCCCAGACCTGTCATCATCGTACGCTCTCCAGGGGCATAGTACGACAGGCCCTTCCTCATCTTAAGGCCCTTTCCAGCACCCTGAATCTCAGCATAAAGGCCCTTCAAGGCTTGCTCTGAGACTTCTTCTCCGGCCTTGAGCTTGGCTTGCATGTCTCCCACTCTCTTAGTGAGATCGGGGGACATCTTTAGCTCTTGTCCTGCTCTACTGAACGACCTACCCGCGCTTCCCCAGCCCGAAGCTCTCGCAGAAGTTCCCCCCGCGCCAATAGTGTCGAGGGATTTGACGGACTGAAGCTTGCCTTGCTCGGCCGAGCTTAAGACGTCCTTGTACAGTCTGACTCTCTTGGACGCCGACTCGGAGGCCCCGGGGACCTTGCCGGTGATGTTGGATGAGCCAGATCTCCAGCCACGCTGAAGGGCTGCCTTAGGGTTAGTGACCATCTGCTTCACTTGGCCCAGGTACTTGGAGGCTGCCTGGGGGTTCTTTAGGATCATCCCTGCGGCAAGAGCGCCGGCTCCCAAAGTCATCTTGTTCCTGGAGAGAAAGCTCTGTTTCTTCTCAGGTTGCTGCGCTTGCTGAGGCGCAGGCATGCCTGCACACTTTTGTATTTCGTCGCTGAAGAAAAAGAGGGAGCCGCTGGAAATCACTGAGTCGCCCCTTGAGACCTGAGTTGAGCCCTTCTATAGCTCATGTACTCCAGTCCGGTCAGCAGTTTAGCGGCGCAGATGTCATCCTGAGTCTCCCCCAGGACCACGTCCTTATGGGTGAGAGCTTCGGTCAGGCGCTGACTTACTCCCTCGTATGGGTGCAGGGTAAAAGGCTTCACCTTAGATGCGTCCCATTGCCCTGCCAGGTCGGGATCTGGCTCCATCTTCTGCAGGGAGTCCATGCTGTACCTCTCCGTACAATAACTACAGAGCCCGTCATCCTGACGCTCCTCCTCATTACTGCATCTCCCGCACCGCTGCATGAGCCCGGCACAGTACTTGTTTGCGAAGCCTAGAGGGGACGGCAGGTACCAAATTCCAGACTCGAGGGCCTGCGCTGCGATGTACCGAGCGACTTTCTCCCCAAAGGAAGGCACTGACGTGGCCTTCCCCAAGTCTTTACGTATGGTGTTCGCGATGTCTACCGCGGTCATCATCTGTCCCACGGTCTGATCCGACAGGACTGCGGCGGATGGGATGTTGTTGTTCAAGGCAGCGGTAAGGAAGTGGAACGTCTGCCAGTCCTTCCAGAACGAATCGTGATTGGCCACGGCGATGGCGGCCATGAGCTTCAGCAGGTTGATCCGGGCGATTGAAGTCCCCGTCTCATCCTCTACCGAGCTCTTGATCACGGGCGGCTCCCACTCCAGGGCGTCAATGCCGAACATCCCCAGGTACTTCCTGAGGAGGATCAATGGATGAGCCTGCTCGTCCTTGAACAAGGACATCAGTATCCGCCGTTATTGTTATCTCGGGACTGGGAGGCCATTCTAGCGAGGAGGATCTTCTGCTCGTCGGGCATCCGCTTGAACACAGAGATGGGGTCTCTCCGAAAGAGATCCTTGAGATCATCGGTGAAGACATCTTCCATCTTCTGGGAGGAATCGCTGCCCGCGTACCTCTTTAGCATCCTCTCGTTCACATAGTCGCCGCCGTGGGTCCAGGAGAACTCTGCCTCCTTGGTGGTGCCATAGACGGACAGAACTGGGTCGGGGATGCGACTTCCGTAGCGGTGGTTGATCTGGGCCTGCTCGTCTAGGAGGTACATGGCCTCGACGACATCATCAGGGTCCATGGCCGCGGCCATCTTCGACAACCGCGTGTACCCGTCCTGGGTGTCTTGCTGGGAGGTGAAGTCCCTGCGGGCCTCTGCGATCTTCTTGAAGTTCGGGCTCAAGGAAGTGCCGCTGTAGGCGCGAATGTGGCCAGGAACGGTTGCTCCGCCTGCGGAGGCGACCTTCACCAGATTTACAGCAACTTCGTGTCTGTCGTACGGATCGAGGTCGTCCCACGAAGCGGCAGCGTCTGCTACGTAGTCAAACGCCGAGGCGTTCTTGGCTGTGTAGTCCATACCGCCCACTCCCAGCGCGCCAGCGGTGCCCACTGCGGCGCCTCTGCCTAGCATCCGACCGGCGATCTGAAGAGGAGTCCCCCCTCCCTTAGCTCCAGAAATCGCTCCCAGAGCTGCTCCCCCAATCGCCCCACCCTTTGCGGCGCGAATAGAGCTGTGGGAGTCAGACATTGGAGCCCCAGCTACCTTAACCCTCCGAGAATCTGCCCCGGAAGTACGGTCTGCCAGGTAAACGGAAGCGGGTGCAGGGGTCAGTCCGTAGTGCTCCAGGGAGTCTACGATGTTGGCGGCGGCGGTCTTGACGGAGTCGCTGTCTAGGCCGTGCTCAGCGTGCAAAAGGTACCACTCCGACATCAGCGCATTGCCGGAGTCGAAACAGGCAAACTTCCTGTGCTCCTTGCCGACCTCGTCCACCAGGATGAGCGCAAAGTCCCGGTCCAGGAGGTCCGAGGACTCCCTCCAGGAAGAGGTCTTCATGATCTCAGACACCTGATTGGGGTCTACAGAGGCCAGGAAGGACTCGCATAGGTCGTCATGGTGGTCGATTACAGACATGTGGAAACTCCGGACGAGCATGTAGATCTTACCATACCGCGTCATAACAAATTTGGCACTTAATAGGAGGCATAGCCCATGTCTGACGAGTTCAGCAAAAGATATAGCACGACGGCCAATACCTCAAGTAAGCCGGAGTGCTACGGAGACGAAGATTACTACGACCGGGATGACCGAACATGCCGAGCATGTCCCTCGGTCACCACCTGCGGGCTAGTAATCCGCAGAAAGCAGAAGCGGGAGGAAAATTCCGCCCCGATAGCTAGACGAAATTCACCCACAGGAGGAAAAACACCCACCAAGAGGACCAAAATCGGAAGCCACTCCCTATCAGAGGTAGACCCGGAACCGGGCGATACCTTCGGGGAAGTTGCGCTACACAACAGTAGCCTTAATGCCCTGCAGGGCTTCGTGGATACGATCTCAGATGCAGTATCTCATATCCCCCGCAAGAGGTACACGGGCAACATCTTCGGGAGAGGAAAGAAGGAATGAAACTACTGCCGATGAAGGAGGGCTCCGCCTATATTGCGAGGTCCCTGTTCCTACCGAAGAGTCACATTCAAGGGAAGGTGCTTCGAGGGACTCTACGGTTTGGGGAGGACTCTGCTGGGACTCCCCGAGTCCTGGTCAAGGAACACCCCGCGCACTATGAGGTTCCTCGAAGCGCACTGAGTAGCAGCCAGCTCTCCTCTATGGGATGCCCCGTAATCGATGCTCGCCCTACTTCTTTCCCTTCAATCTCCCTCAGCCCAAAGACCTCATTTTCTCTGCGGCCCAACCAGGCGGAGGCATGGGAAGCACTAAAGAAGTCGGACGGAGGCATTCTGAACCTGGCCTGCGGTAAAGGCAAGACCGTCCTAGGGTGGCTGAAGGCCAGCCATGAAAAGGTTCCGACCCTGATTGTATCTCCGCAGAAGGCCCACCTGGAAAACTGGCTCAACGAGCTCAATCAGTTCTTCGACCACTCCGGGAGCATCGGATGGATTCAAGGTAAAAAGTTCGAGTACGAGGCAGACATATGCCTCTCCACGGTACAGACCTTGGCCCGAAGAGTTCAGGACGGTAGAACGTCTGCTGAGTTTCTGAGCCGATTTGGGCTAGTCATCTACGACGAATGTCACTGCATGGCGGCAGAGTTTTTCTCTAACGCGGCCGATATCTGCATAGGGAAGCGCATTGGACTGAGTGCGACCCCAAACCGGACGGACAGATGCGAGGGGATCTTCTTCTCTCATCTGGGCAACGTGTTCTTCAGCGACACCACTCAGGATCTTGTCCCCACCGTCTACCTCGTAGACACCGGGGTCATGTACACAGACAAAGAGAATAGGGGGATGATCGACAAAGCAGGCCAGATCAACGTGGGCCTGATGAGGGGCGTTTTAGGCAAGAACGGGGCCAGAAACTCCCTAATAGACCTGGTCCTCAAGGACTGTAAGGATCAGGGCCGGACTACTTACGTCCTGTCTCACGGCGTAGAACATGTGAAGGAGCTTCATGCGAGGTACCCCAGAAGCACGTTGATTCACGGAGGTACAAAGTCCGGCGATAGGCTGGATCAGCTGAATGGCTCGGACCTGGTGTTCGCGACTATAGGGGTGGGCAAAGAGGCGTACAACCGTAAGGATCTCGACACGCTCCTGCTGGTCACCCCCTTTGCGGCAAGGGCGCACTCTGCCATTACGTTTCAGCAGAGCGTGGGGAGGATTCTTCGGGAGCACCCCAGTAAGAAGCCGCCTGCAGTTTTCCTGTTCCTGGACAGCAACGTAGACCTCTGTAGAGGGATGATCTACTCCCTCGTCAACGAAGCAAAAAGGAACGGATATCGAGTCAAAAGAGACTGGAGACCCAAACAACAAATATAGGAGGCCCCGTATGGCATACGGACGGCGTGCAGTAAGACTGCTCTACGATGAGTATCAGGGCTGCGAGAAGTGCCCACTGCTCTGTGAGAGCCGCACTCAAGTAGTGTTTGGTTCGGGTAGTGTCAGCGCGGATATCATGATCGTCGGGGAAGTTCCCGGCGCAGACGAAGACTCCAGCGGAGTGCCCTTTGCGGGACGCTCCGGGCAGCTCCTGCTACAGATGCTGGACATGGTATGGGGGGACACAGAAGAGACACTGGCCGCGCGCTCTCTAGAGGACAATGAGGAGTATTTCCGGCAGATACGGGATGTGGTCGAGGAGAAGGTCTTCTTCACGAACGTCGTACTCTGTCGGCCCCACGAAAGAAGCCCCTCAGTCGAGGAGATTAAGAACTGCAGAGAGCGCCTGCAACGGACCATCTACGCGGTGGACCCCAAACTGATCATCGCTGCGGGAAAGATCGCAGCATCGGCAGTGCTGGGGAAGAAGGTTTCGATCATGGACAAGAGGGGGGACATCTTTGACATCCGCATCCCCTCCCCCGTAACGGGCAGGACCGTCCGGTACCCCATGCTTGCGATCCTGTCGCCCAGCTTCTTGCTGAGGCGAGGCGACCAGTCCCTGGTCTCTAAGAAGTCCGGGGACACATACAAGACAATGGGAGACCTCCGATACGGCCTCTCCCTGCTTAAAAACTACGACACTATCCGAGGAAGTGACACATGAGCGCTATCGAAGAACTCACAGAACTACACGAAAACATTGGGGAAGCCTGGACGGCCCTCGCAGACCAAGCCCCTGAGCTTACCGGAGCTCTCAGGGAGATGCTGGGAGATGTGGCCAAGGCAGCAGAGGCTGCTAAGCGGGAACTGCGCTCCTTGGGCGCGGGCTCGCATACCTTCGGGGACGGCCTCGTCTTCCGAGTGACTCCCGGCCCGAGCAAAATTGTCTTCGATGTTGACGATATCGTCATGGAGGCAGAAGACGGAGACCACCTGGAGGATCTCCTGTCCGCGGGCTTCCTGAAGTACACGGTGGACGGGAAACAGCTGGAGAGACTGCCGGGTGACCTTCGGGCCGTCTACGCAGGTCTGGGGACTAAGAAGACTGGGACCGCTAGGGTCTCCCTCCCGAAGAACCTGTGCAAGTAGCCTCTGTCGGCCAGATCCGGGGGTCTCTCCGGCTCGGCCATAGGTCCTTCAAGTTCGATCACGCACTAACCACGGAGCATTTAGCCATGAGCGCAAAAGAAATTTCAGATTTGGTCGGGGACGCCAAGGCCAAGGTCTCAGTGTCGTATGGTATGTCGGACAAAGACTTCGGGAATGGGTTTGACGCTCATGTATCGGTCTCCCTGTCCTGCGACCAGGACGAGGACATTATTGGCTTTGCCTACGAGGCCGCCAGTGGGGTGGCGCAGGAGATGGTGCAGGAGGCCATCTTGGAAGCTAAGGGGCTGTACGAGAAGTACAAGAAGGAGACAGGAAATGGAAATTGAGCTTGATCTGGACATCCAGGAGGTCACTATCTCCTCGGAAGGCCAGGTCAGGATTTCCTATATCCTATGCCTCGAGACATCTGAGTTCTCCGGCCCCGTGGCCGGAGGGCAATCAGTCGTTACCGACCCGAAGGTCCTGTCCCTGGCGGAAGACTTCGTTACTGCCGCTAAGGCATCCGTCCTACAAGACCTCGGTCTCCGCCCCCCATCCGACCGAAACCGGGAGGAGTCCCTAAACCGCTTAGACGAGGATCCCCTGTAATGGCTCATCCAGAACTAGAGCTGATCTCCAACATCATTAACACCGGAGATTTCTCGACCATTAAGAAGAAGGGAGTGACTCGAGAGATGTTCTCCCTCGACTCTGCGTCTGAGGTCTTCTCCTGGCTGTGGGACGAGTTTCACAACCCACAGCAGCGAGGAGAGGTTCCCACCGCAGAAAGACTGAAGAGGAAGTTTCCCGACTTCGACTTCAGCCCTACCCGAAACCACGTAGGGGCGTTGGTTGGGGATATTAAGAGGCAAAATACCCAAGTAAAGCTTCATCAGCTTGTGGAGAGCGTCAGCGATGAGCTGCTGTCCGACTCCGACCCATCTCTGATCCTGGACAGCTTTCTGCCCAGGCTGCGGGAGCTGAATGTCGAGGCCTCCGAGGATGGAGGAATCACGCTCTTGGACGCCTCAGAGATCATCCGGCTGGAGTACACGACAAAGAAGAAGGCCGGCGGTGTAATAGGAATCCCCTTTCCCTGGGCCATCCTGAACCGCCCCACTGGAGGGATGCAGGATGAGCAGTTCATTGTCATCTACGGCAGGCCGGGGAACATGAAGACCTGGCTTGCTTGTGTGATGGCTGCCCATGCTTGGCAGGCTAACCGGAGGGTCATGTTCTTCTCCAAGGAGATCTCCTCTAAGGACATCCTGCGGAGAATTACTTCGGTTCTGGGCGGAGTTGACTACGCAAAGCTGACTACCGGCAACCTGTCGGTAGAGGACGAGGAGCACTACTTCGACCTTCTGGAGGCCCTGGAGGACATTGAAGAAGACGGGAGCGTGGGAGCACAGCGGAGATCCCTCCTCTGTGTCAGCGATAAGGGAAAGAGGAAGTCTTCGACAGTAGACGACTTGATTGCCGCCGCTGAGCGGTTTCAGCCCGACTTGGTCGTCGTGGATGGGCTCTACTTGATGCGAGATGCCCGGTCTGGGGTTAAATCCGCAGACTGGAAGCAGATCGCTCACATCTCCCAGGACCTGAAGGGGATGGCCCAGTACCTGGAGTGCCCCGTAATCGGGACAACCCAGGCCAACAGGGCGAACGCCAAGGAGCCGAGTGGGGATTTGGACGACTTGTCGTTCTCTGACGCTCTCGGAATGGACGCGGATATGGCGATCAGAGCCTTTCGAGGACCGAACCCTACCGGTCGCGGTGCATCCATCATGCTCGTGTTTAGTAAGGTTCGTGAGGCAGTTGTGAGGCCTTTTGTGATCAACGCGTGCCCTGGGGCTGACTTCTCGGTCCTCGAAAAGTCAGTGAACATCAAGCAATTCCTAGAAACCAAGAAGCAGATGGAGCACAAAGAGGCTCAGCAGAGCTCAGGAGGTGGCGGTGGACAAGCCCCAAAGAAAGCCCCCAAGAGGCCCAGCCCCTTTAGAAGCTGACTACCTAGAGCTGTATCAGGAGTACGTGCAGGGCTTACGTCCTGGGGCCAACAGCAACTACATGGGCTTTTGTCCAATTCACGGAGAGACTCCAGGCAAATCAAAGCCCAGTCTCTCCGTGAACTCGGAGTCAGGCCTGTGGTACTGCTTTGCGGGATGTGGGGGCGGGAACGCCCGGACATTCCTGAAGGAGCTGGGAGAGAAGCGGTCAACTATTGACCGGAAGATAGAGAACCTCCCGAAGTCTGCCCCTGGCTCTCGGAGACGAGTTAAAAGCCAGGAGAAAGACGAGACAAAGGTCCTCCCAGAGAAGCTTCTGGGGGTCTTTGACTTCTGCCCTACGGCACTACTAAGAGAAGGGTTCGACGAAGATTTGCTGCTCGACCATGACATTGGATACGATCGCAAACTTCGTCGGGTGACCTTCCCCGTCAGAAATCAGCTCGAAGAGCTGGTGGGAATAGTGGGCAGAAGGACTGAGAAATCTGAATACGGTAAGTACAAGGTCTACACCCGGGAACTGCTAGAATATGGCCTCACGGTGACGTCCTTTTCGAAGACGAACTACCTGTGGCGGGAAGACCGAGCACTGAGCGAAGAACTTCCTGATCTCTACGTAGTCGAGGGGTTCAAAGCAGCTCTTTGGTTCGTGCAGTCAGGAATAGAGAACGTGGTCGCCCTAATGGGCAGCCACATGTCAGAACTCCAGCAAAAAAAGCTGGTGGAGAGCGGACGGAGAATCCTTCTCTGTCTGGATAATGACGTTGCCGGGCAAAGAGCAACGATCAAAATCAGCAATCAGTTGGCGACATCAAGAAGATTCGTAATTCCACTTCCAGAGGGAATCCATCAACCGGATGACCTCACGGAAGGAGAGCTGCGGACTCTTTGCGAGAAGCCAATCACTATCAGTAAGGCAAAACGACAATGGCAAATATCCCTTTGACCGCCTCATCGCGGCGAGACAACCAACGCAATAACAACCGCGGAAAGCGGAACGGCTGGACAGCGAAGTGGAGCGATGAGCTCCGCCTCAAGGACGGGGACACCGCCTGGATCTCCCTAACCCCCGGAGACTACCCCGCAGAAGAAGGGGACCGTTCCCAGTTTCTGGGGCTTCCCATGTACAAGGTTCAGTACACGAACAAGTGGGGCAACCAGAGCTGGGGCTACTTCCGAGGAGAAGAGTCGGGCACCTGCACTCTCAGCGAGCGCGCAGATTGTGGAGACACTAGAGTCTCCTCGCCTCGCTACGGGGAGCCCAACCGGTTCTTCATGAATGTCATCCACTTCGATCTGTTCCGCCGAGAGCAGGTGAACGACAAGAGTGGTGCTCCCCTGCGATACCGCCACGGCAAGCTCAAGGGCGAGATCGTTCATCGGTGGGACGCCATCAAGTCCCTTCGTGAGAAGAAGGACACTATCAAGCAGCAACAGTTTGATGACTGCTGCTTCTTCCGAAAGAAGTTCCTCGAGCTGCCCGCCACCCACTTTGAGAAGATCAAGGAGATTGGTCGCCAGGCGGGGCAGATGTGCGGCTGCGGGGGGTCTCTGTTCCCCGCTGTCTACACCTGCGAGACGTGTGAGGACATCCTTCTGGACGTAGAAGACACCGATCTCACCGAGGGAGAGGTCAAGCGTTTTGGAGACAACAGTATTCGGTGTGGGGCGTGCGGCCATGTGGGCTACCCACAGTCGCAGAGCCTCTGCGATAGCTGTGAAGACCCCACGCCTCTTCACTTCTGGGAAGTGGCGGCGCAGATCACCAAGGTGCGGGAAGGCCAGTGGCCTACGATCCGAGTCGATAAGGTGATTCCTCTCGCAGACTTCCGTCTTGCGGACGGAACCTCCCCCGTCGCGGTAGACGAGGACGGCAACCCGGAGCTTGACGCCGAGGGCAAGCTGATCTTCCCAGAGGATCTGGACAAGCTGGTAAAGGCTCAGTTCGACCTGGGTCTCTACACGGAGGCCAAGGGCAACGCCCACTTCTCTGAGCTCCTTGAGCTACGAGAAGATGACATCGGGTACGAGTCCGGCTCCAAGGGCTACGGCCGATTCAGGAAGTAGGAAAAGCTGTCATAAGCGGGGTGTAGGAAGGCTCTAAGTCTTCCTACACCTCGCGCTACCGCGCGTCGTTCTTTAACACCTAGGAAAGCTATGTATAGGTTCATCAGGACCCCAGACCCGGTATACGTTGATACCGAAGAGGAAGCGGAGGAGTGGGCAGCCCGCTACGAAAGCTGCCACAAGATTGGTTTCGACACGGAGACGACAGGCCTATCCAAGACAGCGGCTAGAGTTAAGTTCTTTTCCTTCTCAGATGGGGATACTCGGATCTGCGCCCCGGTGCGGCTGCTCGATTTCTTCAAGGGAATCTTGGAGGATCCCAAGATTTCGAAGCGTATGACGAATGCAAAGTTCGACATGCACATGGTCGCCAGTCACGGCATCGACTTGCGGGGCGTCCTGGAAGACACAGTAGCCATGGACTGGCTGTTGGATGAGAATCGCAGGGGCAGGCACGGCCTGAAGCAGTGCGCGTCTGACTACCTGGGCCTTCGTATGGCTCCCTTCAAGGACGTATTTGGGGGAGTGGGCTCCATAGATAAGGAAGTAGAGACCCTGGTTCACATGCACGACGCCCTGGAGGCCAAGGACGAGGGCTACGCGCTCGAACTTCTGGCCCTGGTGGGGAAGGTCTATGGGGACGACGCTGTGATCCAGGCCCTCAAGAAGGTCAGCAAGGCCCTCGGAGAGTTCCGAGCTTCCGGTCAGGCAACCAATCTGATGACGGCGTCGAGCCTCCTGAGCATTGCCCGAAAGTTCGGGGTATGTCCAAAGACCCGCACCCGTCTGGGGTACGTGTCCGACTTTATGGAGCTACTGGGTCTCCCGGCGGTGGAGAGAGACGAGCGCAGCAAGTACAAAGACGCGCTCCAAGAGCCTCTCTTATTGGAGGACGCGCATGAGATCGTCCTAGAGAGCCTGAAGGGCATGGTGCGCGCAGACGAGGAGCCCCTTGAGATGCTCAAGCTTCTGGTAGGCGACTACGCCTCCTTGGACGCTTGGGCCTCTTACACCCTGGTGGACACCCTCTGTGATGAGATGGAGGCGGTCCAAATGACCGACTCAATGACTCTGAAGGAGTACTACTACAAGACTACGACTAAGTTCCTTCGGACTTTGTGGAACATGGAGCGGAGGGGGTTCTTCATTGACCTTCCAGCTACGCACGCTCTCCGCATCCCCATGGGCAAGGACATCGACAGGTTGGAGAGAACCCTGGTGCGTATGGCCGGGTGGGACGTAAACCCAAACAGCCCCAAACAGCTCCTGAAGCTGTTCTTCTCTCAGGATGCTTCTGGAAACTGGAAGGACCCCTTTGGGAACAAGCCTCGAGTTTGGACAAAAGGCGGGTCTACGGGGATCAAGAACCCCTCCACCAACAAAGAGGTGATCAAGGAGTGGGCAGAAAAGGGAGAGCCTCTGGCAGAATGTCTCCAGGAACACCGTGTCCTAAAGAAGCTGCACGGGACGTACCTGACGGGCTTGCCCGCCACTACAGACAAGATCGGCAGAATCCACACCGATCTGAAGATCCACGGGACCGTCACGGGGCGTCTCTCTTCTGGAAACCCAAACCTCCAGAACATCCCTTCCCGTGGAGAGTGGGGCACAAGGCTGCGCGAGCTATTTGTGGCCGGAAAGTACGGAGATTGTGGGGACCATACGGTTCGGCCGCTTCGCCACATTTCTCTGCCTGACTACGACTGTCGCCAGCCCATGACACTGATCGTGGCCGACTACGAGCAGCTGGAGATGCGGATCATGGCTCACATGAGCCAGGATCCTACGATGATTGAAACAATCAGAGAGGGCAAAGACCTTCACTCCATGACCGGCGCACTTGCTGTGGGCGCTGACTACGATGAGATTGTTGCGGCAAAGAAAGCCAGCAGTCCCACAGACGACCAGAAAGCCCTCATCGAGCTTCGTGCTGGAATGAAGGCTGTTGGTTTTGGCCTGCTGTATGGAATTGGGGCGGGAAAGTTGGGCGCTCAGCTGGGACTTCCGCTGCACACAAAGACCATGAAGAACGGGAGGACGTACGACTCCTGCCCCAAGGCACAAGAGCTGATCGAGACGTACTTCGAGATCTACCCCAATGTTCGTCGATTCATCTACGACACCCACGACCGGTGCGAAGAAGATCTGTACGTACAGACCATTCAGGGGAGATACAGGAGGCTCCCGGATATCATTAGTGATGACCGGGCAATGGCGTCAATGGCCCGCAGGCAGTCGGTCAACTCGATCATTCAGGGCTCAGCAGCGGACATCGCTGTTGAGGCCATGCTGAACTGTGAGTACAGCAAGGACCTCCGATCGTTGGGAGTACGGATGCTGATGCAGATCCATGACGAATTGGTCTTCGAGGTGCCTGACATCCCGGAAGTAATCGAAGAGGCGATGAGCTTGATCAAGGAGCTGATGGAGAACCCCATCCCAATGGACGTTCCTATCATCATTTCCATGGACCAGGCCCACAGCTGGGGAGAAGCAAAGTGATGGGAGTCACCGTAGAATATCGCCCCAAACTTCGATCCTTAGAGGGAGTAGAAGTCCTTCTCTACTCCCTCGATGGGATTAAAATTGAGCCAGCGATAGCAGTCACCTTTGAGGAGGCTTCGGAGCTTGGCCTGCTGTTTCGGAGTGAGAAAGGCGCTCTCGTTTTTGGCAGTACGGCCTCCTTCACCGTGGTCAACAATGACGGATAAGGAGATGGAGCGAGAGATCGCTAAGAGGACGGGCATGCCGCGCAACGCGGTGCGCTTGTTCATGGACACGCAGAACAACGTCATAAGAGAAGCGTTGACCAGACAGGAGGAAGTAGCTTTCAAGTCCCTCTTCCGTCTGCGCTCAGCTATGCGTCCGAAAACGCTACGAGACCCTGTCCACGGGACGACGTCGAAGGTTAGGATGCTCCTACTCTCAGTAAAGCCAATGAGAGCCTTTCGACAGGAGTTGAACAGATGGACAAGTACGCAGTCGTAACCGACGAAGAAATGAACAAGACCGCTATGCAGGGGGCGGCCCCCTGCTCTTCCTGCGGGTCTCGATCCGTAAATTACCGAGGCATGACGCCTCATTGCCCGAACTGTGGGACTCGTCCCTGGGAGAAAAATGCCAAGAAAGAAGAAGGAAACCGCCGCAAGTAGCGGCGTTGCTGGAGTACTCAACCAGCTAAAGTCCCGGTACCCCGGAAAGGTGTTTAACGCCGGGGAGTACACAATGCCCTGGATGCTGAAGCGCTTGTCTACGTCCCTCCTGGACCTGGACATCGCTCTCTCAGGCGGATTCCCCGCCGGAGGGATGAGCTTCCTGACCGGGAAGCAGGGTGTCGGGAAGAACTGGATCGCCAATCAGGTGATTAGGGAGCACCAAATCCGACATGGGGAGAACACCTCCATCGCCGTAGTCAGCACGGAGATGGTGTACGACAAGCTCTTTGCGAAGAGCTGCGGGGTGCGAGTCGCACTCTCAGAGCTAGAGGTCAACGAGCTCAACCGCCAGATGGAGCGGGAGGGCGAAGAGGGTCTCTCCGACGAAGAGGTTGAGGAGCTGACGGATCAGGTAGGGGACTTCGTCACCGTACCTCCGTCCACCGCAGAGGACAGCCTCTCTATTGCCCTTGAGCTGATCGGCAGCCGGGAGTTCGACATCGTACTGATTGATTCGTTCGGCTCGTTGCTGACGGAGCATGACGACGAGAACGATCTGTCGGGGTCTCAGCGAGTGGGTGGCGCAGCGATGCTGAACACCCGCTTCGCCAGAAAGCTGAACTTCGCCATGGCGCCTGACGAGAAGGGGAACCCCAACCTCACCTGCGTCCTGGCGATCAATCAGGTCCGGGACAACACTGACCGCGCCAACAAGTACAGCCCGAAGACGATTGAAGCCGGGGGCTGGGCTCTGAAGCACGCTCGGTGGGTCACTCTGCAGATGAGCCCGGTCGCTACGATCAAGGATCCGAAGAAGGGCAAGATCGGAAAGACGATCCGCTGGGAGATCACAAAGCAGAAGGCTGGCGGTCACGAGGGGGCTCAGGGCAAGTACGACTTCTACTACTCCCTGTGTGGGATTGCCCGAGCAGAGCACAGTGTGTCTGTCGCCGCACAACATGGAGTAGTGGAGCGGGCGGGAGCCTGGTACTCGTACAACGGAGAGCAGATCGGACAGGGAGCTGCAAAGGCGGCTCAGTACGTCATCGAGAATGATCTGCTTGACGAGATCGAGAGGCTTACGCTCTCTAAGGCCGGAATCCGGTGTAGCCACTGATGGGCAAGCGGGATTCATGCCCGCATTGTGGTGGCTTCAACATCAAGGCCTGGGCCTTGGGGAAGACCATTTGTGGCACATGCCGCAGAACCTTCTCTAAGTTCCAGGCCGTTTCTCGGGAATACACACCCAAGAAACCTAAGTCTAAAAGCACCCGCAGGCAGGCAGATAAACAAGAGAAAAGAGTGGCCAAGAATCTAGGCGCTCGTCAGACCATCGCTTCCGGGCAGACCCCCATCGATAAAGGGGATGTCCGGTCAGACACTGTCCGCGTCGAATGCAAGTACACGGATAAGAAGTCATACAGCTTGAAGGCCGAGGAACTGCAGAAGATCGCCAACCAGTCCGAGGGGGACCAGATTCCCCTGTTCTATGTGGAGTTCCGAAAGCAGGGCCAGGCCTATTACATCGTACCTGAGGACTGGTTCATCCAGATGCTGGAGGCATTTAATGATTTGGACAATTGAAGATTTGCTCAACTCAAGCGCAGAAGAGGTAGAGGAAGTTCGGAGCGGGATCAAGCTCCGTGAGTACTACTACAAGGGTGCCCGACAAATGGGCCGAGAGACCGGATCCACCCTCGACGAGTATGAGGAGTGGAAGGAGGCTCCGCCAACAGAAACCTGTCGGACCTGCGACGGCACGGGTCTTTGGAAGAAGGGGATGCGGTCGGTAGGGACCATTCACGCGTCATCCGCACATACGTGTCGGCGTCGCCTGTACTACGATGTGATCGCGGACAGAGCCCCAAAGTCGGAGTTCCGCCCAGAGCTTCTGGTGACCTTCTCCATGGGCCATGCAATCCACGATGTGGTTCAGCGGGCGCTACACGTCGCCCTACCGGGAAAGTTCAGGGATGAGGTCCGGGTGGATCTGCCCGAGGCTTTTGTTCTGAACAGCCGCACAGATGGCGTGGTTGAGCTGCCGAAGGCAAGAGTCCTTCTCGAGATCAAGAGCATCGGCAAGGAGTTCGATAAGCTCACCGAGCCCAAGAAGGAGCATCTGGTTCAGGCAGAGGGCATCTATGCGACGGCGTTGGACATCCCGTTCATCAGCTTCCTGTACGTGTCGAAGCTGTGGCCGCACTCCGTCAAGGAGTTCGTAGTCCCGTACAACCCGCGCACCTACAAGAAGTGGTGGAGAAATAAGGGCAAGAAAGTAGATGACGCGATTGAGTCGGGCATCGCGCCTATCGCAGATGCAGACAAGAACATGTGTCAGCAGTGCCCCTACAACTACTTCTGTGACCAGAGGCTGTCGTGAAAAGCGGCATGGATTACTCCATTCGCCTGGACGAGGCCGATGAGAAGTACGACAACGCGACGATGAGAGCCATTCAGCGCCTTGAGGATGTGGGCCTCCAGATGGCTCCACGTCCCATGCTGGATGACGGGTCCTACTATGACGGGCATCTCCCTGCGGATATCAACAGCTACACCAACAAAGAGCTGGGGGAGATCTACTCTCTGCAGTGCCGCTTTACTGATTGGGTTCACGGGCTGCTGACAGTGGCGAAGGCCGCCGCATCTAATGCAGAGCAGAAGCTGAAGCAGGCCAAGGCTCAGATCAGGAAGAGACAGACCGGCACTGTCCAGGACAAAGAGGACAAGACGGTAACGGATTCTCGGTGGGTGGAGGCCAATGCCAACTACGTTGAGGAGGACACGTACTCGAGACTTGTAGAGATCCGCGCGGAGGCCGCCAGCAGGGACCTGCGCGTGGTGTCGCGCCTCATCACCACCAAGGAGATGGAGATCAGCATGAACCGCAGGGACGGGAACATTGGACGGAAGAAGTGGAGCGGGGGCGGCAATGACTTCAAATAGGGAGCTAAGTCTGTTCATCCCCTTCCTTCCTCCCTCTGAAAACCGAATTCGGGTTCACAGGTGGCAGGGAGGACAGGTTTACTCAAAGGAGGCTCGCGACTTCAAGAAGCTTTTCTCGGAGCATATTCGACAAAACTACTTGATTGAAATGAGCCAATTCGTAGGACTTCACGACGAGCGGAGCATCTACGAGCTTGATATTCACTTCTTCTTCGAGACAGTGATCAATAAAGGCTGGGCGAAAAAGAAGGCCAAAACACTGCATAAGAAGTTTGACGTAGGGAATAGGCGTAAGTTGGTCGAGGACTGTCTCGTAGAGACTCTCGGAGAGATCGACGACTGCCTGTTTTTCCGTCTGACCCTAACCAAAAGCATGGGAGAGCCGACAGGCCTTAGAATGATTCTGAGGCCCGGAGACCCAGAAAACTATGGGATCCCGGATGTACGACGAGCTGAATAGAACGGAGCTCCAGGAGCTCTGCAGGGAAGTGGACGGTAAGAATGTCCACAGAGACGGGCCTCGGTCGGAGCTCGAGGCCACCCTAGACGGGGAAGAAGGAGAGGAATGTCCTCTCTCTGCCCATAGACAGGAGATGCAGGACCATATCCGTAGGAATTTCCGGAGACTTCGGACACAACTTCCGGGGTGTAATGGAAAGTGTGTGTCCTACGGGTGCCCAAACATGATCGTCGTTCGATGCTGGATGGGACTCAAAGAAGACATCCTATGAGAGGCCCCTGCATCTCCTGCGCTTCGCTGCCTCACTGCAGAAAAGCGACCCCGGAGATGGTGATGCTCCTTGAAGGGTGTGGGGTCTTCGAAAATGTAGAAGACTCTGTGCTCAATGGCAGGGTCCGGGCAGTAGATCTGTTCGGACCAGAAGTAGTAATAAAAACCAAACAAAAACCAGGACAAATCATAGATATGGATATCATCGGATCACGCAAGCACCTTCGCATGGTGGCAGTTCTTTCTGGGGCTGTGAGCCAGGGCAAATCCTTTCCAATGAAGGCACAGGCCTTGGTAGATGCCATCAGTGCCATGACCAATGACAACGGGGAACAGCTGTACTCCGGGGTCGCAGAGATGGATGACGCCGCCCTTCAGGCGTTGGCAGCAGACCTGGGCGGAGGCGCCAAGAAGGCGGCGAAGGCCCCAAAGAAGGAGGCCGAGGCCCCCGAGGCCCCCGAGGCTGCGCCTGAGGAGAAAGCCCCTCCCAAGCAGCGCCGCACTCGACGCAAGAAGCCGGTCGAGGAAGCTCCCGTTGAGGAGGCTCCCGTTGAGGGAGCCAAGGCGACCCCAGGCCGGCGTCCCCGCCGGAACAAGAAGGCGGCGGCGGCGGCAACTCCCCCGCCTACGGAGCCCAACGCTCTCATGGTCGACATGCTGCAGACCATCGGAACTATGCTGGATAAGGCCGCAGCCTCGGCCGCAGCTCGTGATGAGGAGATCACTGCCTTGCAGGGCGAGATCTCCAACTTGACCAAGAAGTTGCAGACCATTGAGGAGCACCTCTGCTGGGTCTACAATGGAGAGCAAGATCCGGGAAACGAGATCACGTCCCTAGAGGGGACGACCTGGGTCTAGTAGACGTTACGGACGATCTGGAGGCAGTAAGCCTCTCAGGTCTCCGTGACATTCTCGACGATCTCGGGTACTCAAGTGAGGGCGATAGGGAGGACATGATTCGTAGGATCATCTCCCTATCTCTCTGAGAACTAGCGGCGCTTCTTCTTGTTGGAGGAGCGCCGCTTTTTTAGCTGGTTCTTTGTGAGAGAGGACAGGACCTGATCCGCAGACTTGATCTCCTTCTTCTCCTCGACACTGTCAGCTCGCTTAGTGGGGGTGATCCCCCACATAAGCTTCATAGTGTCCAGGCTTAAGGGAGAGCTCACGGCTTGTCCGTCTTGTACGCCGATCTAGATGCCCGGAACGTAAATACTGGGGGAGTAAAGTGCTCCCGAAGCCCGAACCCTAGCCCCGGCACGTCATAGGAGAAGGCAGGAACACCAAACGGATTGGTGCCTACTCGACAGGTAGCAGACTTACCCATACTAGATGCTCCGTTCTGGGAGTTGACCCAAAGGGGGACTAGAGAGGAGTCGATTTGAGACAACGGCTCGGAGAGCTCGGACCAACCGCTGGCCCATACTCCGGGCAGATCTCCGGCAGAATTCTGAAACTGCTGTCCAGGACCGCAATGCGAGTACCAGTACAGAGAGCCTGCGCTGTCCGCAAACCCGGTAGCTGAGGCCACCTCTGACGAACCTAGGTGGGCTAAACTTGTGAACAGCCGGTCACCCGTCACAAATGCCCTGATTACTGCGAAGTAAGTGTACTGAGATCTATCGATCTCTATCGAAACGTCTTCTGTGCCCTTAATGTGGCACTCATTGGGGGGCGTATACTGAGGATGTCCTACAGCGCCCGGTACAGCAACGGCCGACTCACTCCATTTGAAAATGACGCCCGTTGACCTGGAATGTCCTGTAGCTGCCGGGTAGTGCTGGTCGACCACTTCGTGGGGCTGCTTGTCCAGGGAGGACAGGCTGACCGTAGAGGTATGGACCCTTTCGGCCATTGAATGCTCCTCTAGGTGGTCGAAGTTAGTCCAATCCTCCGGGTTAGACGAAGATCCTATCTTCAGTCGGTAGATATCTACTGCAAACCCCGCCTTAGCCTCCCACGCTCCGACAGCATGGGACAGGCACGACTCCGACACCCCAATGGGGGGCGGAGAGGTAACCCCATCGGCAGATTGAGGGCAGCTGTGGTAAATCCCCCAATCCGCTTGCTTTTCTGGCGTATTTACGTGGTCCGGTAGGGGGTCGAGGCTGCCGTCGGCGTAGGTACCCGACTTTTCAGAGCTGTATTCGTAGATGTCCGTGGTCTGAGACCAAACACGGGGAGTAATCGACACATGCCACGAGAATTCTGTGAGCAGGGTTCCGTCCGGGGCATCAATGGGGACCACAAATCCTGTTGGGCCCGGCATTACTACGCCATTTCTATGGAATAGGAACTCGGCATCGCGCGCCGTAGAGGTATACCCGTCCGACACTCCCCTTACTAGATACTGGGAGACGGAGCCTCTTTTGCGGCTGAGGGCCTCACACTGGTACCAAAGAGGGTCGTTTGAGTGGTGCCCTACGATAGACGCACCGCTAACCCCCCTATGGAACTGCACAGACTGGTCGTGCGTTACCTGAACCCATGGCTGACCCTGATCGGTATATGTCAGATTCAGGGCCGAGTCCGGCACCGCTACGCTACTCATTCCTTGGGGAGTTGCCAGGCCCGCTGGCGCGGGGGCGACCGCAGTCTTGGAGTTGACAGATCCCAATACCCCCGACCCATTGAGCTCATTTACAAGCCTCACCGAATCTTGGTCGTTACTCGTCCCCAAAGTGTACGCATTGTCCCCCAGCCCCAGGGCAGTGATATCCGCATCCAGGGCCGAATCCGTGAGGTATCCGATCCTCTCGGTTGACCTGAACCCTCCGGCGGACCCGTAAAGTGGCTGAAACATGCCTGTAATGGGCCCTAGCCCGTTAAAGGCAGATTTGCCGAGAGACATGTTTCCCGTCTGCTGTCCCAAGGCAGAAGCTGAGCTGGACGGGTAGTAATTGTCCGCCGCAGGCGCCAGAGTGAACGTATGAGAGCTGGCCACATTGGAATAGCGAAGGCCGGTATGGAACTGCACTTTCTCCGGGCCGGAACTGAGATACTTGGTGACCGCATCCCTATACCTGAAGTTCCTTGCCGTTACGGTGCCTCCAACTGCGGCAGAGCCTGTGAGGTATGCGGGAGGACGAACGTCAGTTACTTGAAGTGCGGAGAAGATTAGTCTGCCATTGTTGGCGTCACTCCCCGCGATCTCCTCGTATGGCAACGGAATAACCGGAGAAGTGCCTCCCCCCAGCTCCGGCAGTGTCGCGTACAACTCCACAGCCTTAGTGGAGTCCAGGCTTTCCGTACTGGACAGTCGCAGCGTGTAGAAATCGATGGTGACAAATAGAGGCTCACTTGTCTCCGCTCTCCCCTTGTTGAGGGACCCATCTTCTCGGAAAGTCGGGCTCTGTCCTCCCAACCCGTTATCTCCGAAATCACTGAATGTCAGGCCAGTTTGGATGTCCTGGCTGGTAGCGAATGCCTTCTCTACCAGGTCGCCCGTAGAGCCCGCCGCAACTTCGATCGTCATCTCCTTCGTTGCGATAGCTGTTCCGTCGGCACGCCTGATGGCGATCAAGAACCCAGTATGGGTTGCCCAAGGGGTGGCCATGTCGGCCCCATAGATAGCCTCTAGAATATGCGAGCCAGCAACACTGACACGCAGGTTCAGGTACTCAGAAGAAAAGGATCTGCCGACGGGCATCCAAATTCTTGTACCGCTCAGTTCATTAATGGCTGGAAACTGCCCTGCCCTGCTTTGGGCCAGAGACAGGCTCCCTCCTCGGTGAGGGGACCAGCGAACAATATGAGAGGAGTCGGACACAGTGCCTGTCAGAGCCGCATCAATACGGGAGCGGTCTGAGGCAGGCAGGGCAATAGACTCGAAGAAGTAACCGTTTCGGAAGATCTTTCTGTCTGCCTCTGCGCCCAGAAGGTCTATCTCTGGTGCATAGACGTTCCACTGGGAATTATTTACGATGCCGTCGTCGTATTGGGTCCAGGTAGCCCCACCGCCCAGGAAAAATTGACTGAAGGGGCTACTCTCTTGTGAGAACCCTGGGATTGCGTGGTTGAGCAACCAGAGAGCCTGGCCGGTAGGATTCGAGCTCATGTCTGCGAAGAAGCTGAACTTAATGAACCCGCTGGGGCCGAGGGACACTACGTTGTCGGAGAGCAGACCTAAGTTTGCTGCGGTGACGGCAACCGTGCCTCCTCCCGTGTACTCGATAGAGGCCAAGCCATCCGCATCCTTTTCGATGTCGTACCAGTCCGACCCAATGTAGTCCCCCTGGGGCGCATAGGGAGAGGTGCGGAGAAGCGTAAGGATAGGGCTGTGAGATGATGCCTGTGAGAGGCTCTCCTCGTAGAGCTCGAGCGAACTCAGCTCACTTTTCTGGTAAGCCGATCCGATCATCATCGAGTCGGCAATGTCTATGTATGCGTGGCTCCACCTAGCGGCCTTTAATCCACAAGAGATGACGGTCCAGGCCATAAAGTTGGGCCGGTGCCCTCCCTCGTCCTGCGCATAAAGCGCAAGACGAATTCCAGAGGATACAACCATCGCCTCTACCCGGAATAGGAAGGAGTGCGTGGCCTCTCCTGCTCCGGTTCCGTCATCCAATGAGACCCACAGAACTCTTCCAGGCAGGTGCTCCGCAAAGTCCGAGGGTCCTCCGAATAGGGTCTGACCCTCCGGGAGGGAAAGCACATACTCGTGCTTGGTCTGAAACAGTGAGTAATCGGAGCTGCTGAGCGTAATGCTGCCCACCGAGCTCCCTGCGGTCGGGTAGTTTAAGTCTAACTCTGGGAAGCCGAGACTCGCTGATGCCGTATGGGCGTAGTAGCGGTCTGACCAGCCGGGCATGAGATGCGCGGATTTTCCAGGCCAGGCCCCGAAAATGCCGTGGGAGCTGGAGTTTTCGAACAACGTGTAGTTCGCGCCCGAGGTCCAGGTTGGGGACTCCGTAGGACTAAATCTCCCAAATCCCACGGAAGAGCGAAGGGCGAATAAGGGGGCCACCGCAGAAGACAGTATGGGGCTCATACTGAGTACGGGAGACTCCCTATTGATCGTAGTTGCCCCTGTGATCGTTAGGGCTCCGATCCTTAGTCCCTGAGGAACGTTGATCTGATCGGTAGAGGTGTCTGTCGCCTCTCCCGTCAAATCTGCGTACCGGTTGTCCATAATGACAAGGGCCGAAGAGGAAGTATCGGGGAAAGGCCCGCCGGGGAAGAGCTTTGTGTGCTGGGGGTCCTCCGCAGTACCCGCCATGACCTTAATCGCGGGATCTGCGTACCTACTGGTCGCCTCTAGAGAGGAACCGGACGCCTCGGTAAGGACATCTGAGGGGACGGACTCCCTCTTACGATCCACCGTAGAAGAGTCAGTGTGCAGCCTCAGGGCCCTAGCTACCCGATCGGCAGCCCGCCCACTACTGAAGTTGGCGTGGGCCCGCACATACCCACCCTGCGCCGGGTTGTAGACCCGGACATCGATAGCGTACCCGGTGGAGGCACTTACAGAGCTGATAGAGTAGAAGTCCGGGTCATTGACACGGACATGCAGAGCAGAGCCCTCACCGATCCAGTGAGCCTGGATTGCGCGGGCCACTCCCGCAGACGGGGTGTACGTGCCTTCGGCCACCTTATCTGCGGCATCCGCAAAGGCAGTGACTCCGGAGGTGACCTCTACTGCGCCAAGTACTGGGTCTTGCGCGGTTCTTTTGCCGCCTACGGAGAAGACCACGTTGTACAGGTTAGCAACCTGAGTGACGGCCGTGGAGATGAAGCCCGCCCAAGTGGTCGCGCCATCAAAGGCGTTTTCGATGGGCTGTACGGTGAATACCCCCGTATCGACGGACAGCTCGTGGACCTCGTAGAATCCAGCATTGGGGCCGTTTACGATTCGGAGAAGTGTGCAGCCGATCCCGTTGGAGGACCTGACGGTAGCGTTCTCACTCCAGAAGAGGTGCGTGTTGTCCTTGAGATGCACAACGTCGCTGGAAGTCGTCCCGGTAAGGGTAATGGTCCTTGCCGCGGCCGTAGTCGATGCCGACAGGAAATGGGCATCGGCATCCGAATTGACCCCAGCGTTCCGGGTCTTTACGTTACGAATTCTCTCCAGGTGGAGGAAGCTGGTTCCGGGGGAAACGTCTCCATCCGCGCCATCACGGTGGTTCCTCACAAAGACCAGTCCGGTCTTAGAAGAAGCGTCCCCTGCGGCGGTCTTGTCGTTCGCCACGAACATCATCGCGGCTTGAATAGCCGCCTGGCCCTCGCTAACTACCTCGAAGGAGCAAGAAGTAGTGCCGACCAGGTCCGCAGTTCTCCAGTCCTTGTAGTCGACCGGAGGAGTAAGACGGATCTCCCGGTAGCTCAGAAACTCGGAGAGAGTGAACGGAGTCTCGTCCGCAAACAGAGTTCCGCCGGTGTCCGAGACAAATACGACCTTGCCGATGTCTGTATCGGAGAAGACAAACGTAGGGTCTGCCGTAAGGACCAGATCGTCACCCCGCATCTCGAGAGAGCCTGCGCCGGTCATCTCTGCGGTCAGGGAAGCGGGGCGATCTCGGTTGGAGGCGACGCTTAGGCTGATCGGGCCGTGGGTGATCCGTCCCTCGGCGCCACCACCTTGCTGAGAGCCTCGGAAATCGTAGCTCTGTCCCTGGTAGAGGCCATCAAAAGACATCCTCCGCCAGACACGACGAGTGACAAATGCGTCTACCTCTGCGGCAGTCTTGACCGTAGACCGGGCAAGGAACTCTGAAGGAACTTCCCCGAGAGGGGCTTCCAGTCCCAGCACAATCCGCAACACCCCCGTGATGGGAGTCGTCCCGTCCTCCGCAACCCGATCGGGAGGGAAGTCGGCAATGGGAGGGCTGAACATCAGAACGACGTTCTGAGCAAAGCTTCCGTCCGTAGTGACCGTTGCGCTCCCCAGTCCCCCAGACTCACTTTCGTTCAGAATCAAGACGTTGTTGTGATCTGTCGGACGGACTTCGAGCTCTGTTTCAGAGATCACGGTCTCTACGTAGTACGTCCCGTTGTGGGAAATAGGCGCAGTGATGGAGGACCCGGAAATAGTTACCAGGTCCCCCTTGATGACGCCGTCAGTAGAGAACGTAGCGGAATCGCAGACCAGCACACAGCCGTCTGTGACGGAGCTGATGACCGTAGCGGCGGTCTTCTCGTACTGAAGCCCCAGCAGGTTTCCGTTGTCCAGCGGGACAGTAGAGTCAGGCACGCTGGAGGTCGGCGCTCCGCTCTCAGATACAAATGTGGGGACAGTTACCGATCCGGTGTACCCGGAGGTAACGGCTCCTACGCGGACAACCCGTTGATCCGCCTGGATCTGGTTGTCTTCTTGGTCCTGCACACTGAAGAAGTCTGCGATATCTAGGAGAGTGGATGTCCGGGATAGCCCTCCCCCAACAAATACCCGACTTTCTGCCCCCAGAATGGAGTCAAGAGCGTCGGAATGGGTTCCGGTTAGCAAAAGCCCTACGATACGGTTCGATGCGTCCTTCTGCAGACGAGTGGAGCCCCTTTCGATATCCAGTACCGTGGGAACAGGAACCCGCGCCTTAAGGCGGGTGTTCAGGCTGTCTTCGTTGATGGACAGCTGGTGCAAGGCTCTATTGAAGTTCTGGCTTACTCGGTCCTCGCCACGGGCAATGAATGCCGCCCCAGGACGGTTGATCTGAGTGAGAGGACGAACTGGGGAATGTGCCAGGTCTCCTGCGGTCGCTACTGCGGTGGGATGCGGGAACGAGGGAAAGCCAAAAAGATCGGCCCCATCCACAAAAGAGCTGCCGCTGTCGTTAGGCAGGATCTTGACGTAGGAGAGAGTGTCCGGAATGCCATCCAACGGAGGCGTATCTACAAGCCCCGATCCTAGACTCTGAATTCTCAAGCAACCCTCGAAGTCCGATGCCTCGATTAGAGAGGAAACGGAGGAGGCTCCGAAGGCGGTATTTAGTGCCTCTACGATGGCCGCCAGCGTCCTGTCCGCCTCCGCCGTAACGGCTACATCTAGCTGAAAGTTTCCGCTACCCTCCTCAGTTTCGAACGAGAGCTCGAACTGGGTGACCCCCGAGGTCAGGGCTTCGATGGAGTCCAGGAGCCCATCAGAGTTGATGTGCTCGGTTCCCGTGAGGTAGGGCTGAGACATGACAAAGACATCAGTGTGTCCCGCCATAAACGGCCGACGCTTAAACTTGCTCATAGGAACCTAACCTCCCAGATCACTCGAAGAGTATACTGGGTCGTCTTTGTGATGGGTTCGAAAGTCTTGTAGGCCACGGGAGCGCGGTCGCCAGAAGCGTCGATTCCGGTGGGGGCGTTTAGCTTCCAGTTATCCTCAGGGTTCCCGTCCGTAAAGAGTCCGGCCTCCGTAAGAACTACGTTGTACCCAAGGCTAAGCTCAGAGAGCCCGAACTCTCGGATAAACCGAACTGAGGTCTTAGTGGAGGACGTGGAGGACGCGGGAAACGTCACTGGAGACGCAACGGGCGCCAGGAACTCTCCCGGTGCGTAGGGAGTAGGAGTAACCAGGGAAGACACCCCAGCCTCCTCAGACTGAGAGCCGACCCCCATGCCGATGTAGGCAATGCGGTCATCCCGGTACGAGGTCCTGGGGGACACGGCCTTCAAAGAGATCAGCTCGCTGAGGTACTCTCTTCCGGTGAGGGTCCATACGTTGAACCCCTCGGTCTTCTGCACCAGCTTCCCTCGCTCGCGGGTCTCCGCCTGGAAGAATCCCTTAATAGCTGGGGCATTCTTATGCTCAACCAGCGCATCGGGGCGGAACCACCGCATTAGGTCTGAAAAATTCACAGGGACAGCCTCCGGCTAATTTCTACGGCTTTTTCTATTGATACCCCAAAGGCCTTTGCAACGACCTCGGGATCCACAGGTTTTCCATTCTCAGAGACAATGCCGCCCTTGGCGTGCGTAAAGCTCCCTCCCTCAATCAAGAGCCGATCCTTGATCCGGGTAGATTCCTTTAGCTTCTTCATGGGGACTCTCTTCTGAAGATTCTGCCGGTCATGAGCGTGGAGATGGTGATTCCCGTATCCTCGGCAAGCGTAAGAGTCGAGCCCGATACTGATACGATGAGGTACCCCACCTCAGAGCTGTCCTCGAAGAAATCTCCGGGGACAATTCCCACTTCTTCCAGGGTGATGGGGAACCCTAGGGTATCAGATAGGCCAGTACTCAGCCCCACTGAGGTCCCCGACACGGTGAAGTTGGCCTCTTGCGTGTAGATATTTACGGCAACTCCAGTTTCAGGAACGACCGCAGCAGAATACTCCGGATCGGTGGGATCCAAAAGAGAGGCAGAGGACAGCACGACGCCGGGGAAGGACTTCGCCACCGTCACGGTGTCAGTGGCCACTGACGTAATCTCGTACATTCCGTGAGAAGTGCTGGTAGTGATGTCATCCGCGATGCCGGGCCCACCAGAAGGCGTGTAGGCAAACTCCACCTCCAAGAGGTCACCCTCTTGAACCGGGGTAGCCAAGGCAGTAAGGTCTGTAGCCCCCTCATCAGTGGCCCGGCAGACGGGATTCGCAGCTACTCCGTCGTCCGTCAGGGTAAATGTTCCGGTGTGGATCAAGGCCAGTGGTCGGTACAGGGTCAGCTCTAGCTCATCCGTGGGGTGGAGCCTTTCGAGGCGATAGTCACTGTCGTCCTCGTCCTCGTCAAACGCCAGGTGGGAGATGCTGAAAGATACTGCCGTCTCGGTGGCCGTAAAAGGGAGGTCCGTGTAGATCTTGTTCCCAGACACCCCTACAACCCGAAAGACTACGTCCTGGTCTGTTCCCGAAGAGGGTGTCAGGGTGTCCCTCTTCTTGATGTGGGAGAGGTCGGGATTCGACGCGGATTCGATGTAGTTCGTCGAGACAGTAGTTACGCCGTCTGTGGCGCTGAACGACGGATTGGAGAGCAGGGCTCTTCTACGAATCTCGAAGGAGTGAGACAGGTCCGCGTTATCCGGGAGGGTCTCTCGAAGAGTAAGAGTAGTTTCCTCTGCGTCGAAGACCTCGCTTACGGGGTTGTAGACGCCAAGGTCCTCTATGTGATAGGTGCCACGGTTGTTCCCGGTAGAGATGATCAGGACATCGTCCGCAGTGATCCCGTTACTCCAGAAGGTGGCGCTGTCGATGACAATGATGTTGTCCGTCGCGCCTACAGACGAGATCCCGGAGTGCGAGGTGATGAGCTCGTCCTCATGACGCTGAATGTGGAACTTCGCTGCTGCGTCCGTCCTCATGTGCGTCGAGGGGTCAATCCCTCTTGGGGCGGAGTTCGCGTATTGGGAAATTCTGAGTTGGGTGTCGCTGACCACCTCCGACACTAAGAATCGACCTCGGTTGGGGCCATCCGTGATGAACAGCACATCCCCGACCCGCACGAAGTTCTCCCCCCGGATCTTCACTTCGCTATCAAAGTAGGTGTTGATGAAGGGGAGAACTGCTTCCCCCGCACCATTCACAGACCCCGAGGCAAACCCTCCTCGAGCAGAGGTGACCAGCTCGGGGTCTACGGCCCTATCCACCGCCAGGTCGTGGCCCTGGAAGAGAGTTCGAGTAGAGAGGGAGCCAAAGTCCAGCATCCTAGTGGCGGCACCGCTGTCGTTGTAGGAGTCCGCCATGTGGGAAGACTCTCGACTGAACGCGGGATCATCATAGAAAAAGATGTCCATGTCCACGAAGAGGTCATCTTCTACATAGACAGTGTCTCGCAGGGCCAGAACTCCGACAATCTTAGGCAAGGTGTAGATCGGCCGGATCTTCATTAGAAAATCGGACGCAAGCGCAATGTCTCGGGAGTCCACAGTGTGCAGGTCAAGCTCGACTTGCCATGTGTGGTACTTCTTTAGCTCCTCCTCCCCAGAAACTGCTCCGTACCTCTTCCACCATCCGGGGTTGCTGACCCTGTCGCTGACGATGACAGAGTTGGAAAGAGGGGTGAACGGATACACCCGGTCTCCGGACTTAAACGGATCTCCCGTCTCGGGGTTTAATCCCAAGCCGTAGAACCCCTCGAAGTTGAACTCGTCCCGATTTGGGTAGAGGTAGGTCCTAAGAATCCCCTTCCCCGTCTCCCCATCATCCGCAAGATCTTCAATGACGATCCTGCCTCTGCTGCCGGCATAGTCGTCATTGACCTCGACGACCTCCCCCAGGACCTCCGATACTGGGGCGTCCAGGAGGATGTGTGCCCCAATCTCCGCAGACCTGAACGTGGGCCCCGTAGCCCAGCTGTACATCAGTCCCCGTACTGCAGACTTGTAGGACAGTTGGGTAGTCCCGTACTGGTCGATGTCCTGCCGAGACACGCCTACAAGAACCCCAAAGTTGTCCTCGATGTACTTGAAGTTATCTACCAAGATCATAGGAGCCCACAGCTTCTCTGGGGCCGGAGAGGCGGTGAGGTACGGCTCAGTGAATCTAAGGAACACCCCAGAAGTCTGCCGAGCAATCGTAAACGAGACCGACGTCTCTGTAGACACCGGCAGGGAGCTATCGGAGAGCCGGGCCCCGACTCTCAGGGACGACCTGGATACGATAGCGGCGATGGAGTAGACGCCCTGACTGATCCCACTCAAGAGCTCTATTGAGTCCCCCACTCGGATGTCTAGGGCCACTAGGTCCACATCAGACAGGACAATAGTAGCCACTCCTGCCTGGATGCTTGCGGTGCTGCCTTTTACGGAGTTCGCCGATACCGTGAAGTCTGAATTCTCCGTCAACTTTACGGGCAAAGTACTCAGGTCTTTTTGGGTACCGTCCTTGGCCACCAGCAAGTAGCCACTTTCCGTGGAGTCTACGGATTCCGGGGTTATATACTCCACCAAGGCCGGGACAGAGAATATCGGACTGTCTTCGAAGTCGCCCTCAGGGTCCAGCCCAATGGCCGTATTCCGAACTATGTACCGCGGAATGAGTCTCACGGAGAAGAACTCGTCTATGTCAATCTGCGTTTCCGCGTCCAGGGGCAGATTAAAGAACTTGGATGAGAAGCTGGATCCCGTCAGGAAGCTGTAGACCTCCAGGGCACTAGATGTGTAGATCGGAGCGCCCGTAGCGTCTGAGAGTGCCACCGACGGAACCGATAGCTCGCTAAAGATCTCTTCGACATTCCCGGGATCCGGTTGTCCTGCTGTCCCGCTGCTTAGGGGGGAGGTCCCCAGCTCAAAGGACACCTGCCCGTCCCGTACCCCGGTTACGGTGCAGTACAGGAAGGCCGACTTCTGGAGATCCACACGTTCGATCTCAAAGACGATCTGGTCTCCGGCGCTGACTCCGTAACTCTCCAGATGGTCAATGCTATTTAGCAAGATAGTGGAACCAATGCGCCACTCCAGCCCTTCTCGCCTAGATGGGGCCGTGGGGTCCTTCAGTGTAATTGCCCAGAGGTCTCCTCGGCCTCCTTCGCTCTCCGTAGGGAGCCCCTCAAGCAGCGCATACGATGCAATGTCGTGGCCCACCCCGTCCAGGACAAGGAGTCGATCCTGGATGGACGCCGAAACCGAAATTTCGTAGGTCACCGGCTCTGGGTATGAGTCACCGGAGAACGGGTCTGAGACGATAAATCCTGTCCTGGACGGATTGAACGATGAGACAGTAAAGTAGTTCCCGCTAAGGGATCCTGTCTTGATGAGTATCCGGCTTCCCAGAGCCGAATCGATCAAATGCCGCTGGCTGACCAGGATCTCGTAGTCGGAGACGATCTCTCCTCCCGTCGAGGTCAGGGCCGCTACCGCGTAGGCGTCCAAGTCCGCGTCGGACCTGGGAATGTATACGGTATTCGTAGTGGCAGCCTCGGACTTCAGATACGACGCTCGAGTGGCCGTAAACACATCGAACTGCATGTTCGAGCCAGCAGAGATCGGGGCGGCAAGCTGGAGGGTCTTGTTGTTGGAGAGTCCGTCAGCCGTCCCTACTGCGGTGAGCCTATGGTACCCCGCGTTAAGTCCGCTCTTGATACGTAAAACATCTCCCGCTACTGCCCCCGCAGCCGCAAAATCGGTAGAGGTCGCGTATACCGTGTCCGACCCCGTGGATACCAGGTCCACGCCCGATACCGAGATAGTAGATCTGTAGTCCGGGAACGGCGAGGCTTCGGAGACTATGTACCCCGACTCCGACGGGTTAAGCCTGCTGATCAGGTACTCCCCTGCGTTTGCACCGGAGTAGAGACTGATGCTCGTTCCCACGGCCGACGAGGTCGCGGTGTTCAGAAGCAGGAACTCTGTCGGAGAAACCAAGATCCCCTTGTCCACGAAAGTGACGTTGCCGGTAAACGCCGAGCTCCCACTTTGGTGGTTTCCGAGAAACATGTCCAAGTCAGAAGAATCTATGTCCATCCTGGGGAAAATCGGGATGTGTCTCTTCTGGAAGAGGGCCTGAATTGTCGCAATAGACTTAGATCTATCGACCTGAAGGGCCCGCAGGAAGTCGGAGGCCACTATCTGGGTGTAGCCCGACCACAGCACAGGGAACGCCTGCCTATCGTTGACCAGGGACCAGAAGTCGGACAGAACGGTGAACATGAAGTTCCCGTCAGGCGCCAGACGCTTCACCGCGGGGACAATGATGGGAGAGAAGAAGGCCGGCGCCGTAACGACGTCCCCTGAGACCCCCTCGTACGTGGGGGTCATGGTCAGGACATAGGTGCCTGTCACGTCTGCGTCCAGACGAACCTGAGAGCCGTTGCTCTCCACGAAAACCACACTCTCTACAGCGGATCCCTCGGGAGATGAGACCGTCCACGCGAACGTCATGCCCTCTAGATGCTGCCCGCCGACAGTAGACCCCGCCGCGCTGAAGATCTGGGACGAGCCAATGATCCCCGTAGCTTCTGCGGGAGTAACATCCCCCACCGGCCGATGAGTAAGCGGCTGTACGCTGAAGCGGTGGGTACTGGTAGTTCTACTGGGCATTAGTCCTCATCCGAGACGTCTACGAAGATGTTCGCTTCCGCTCCGTAGATGCTCGACTCCAGTATCTCATCCTCGACGACCATCCTCGTGGCGAAGTCAAAGCCGCTGCCCACAGATACACCGATAATTCCGATCTCCAGCTCGGCGGATTCCCCCGAGGTCGAGTACGGGATCACACCCACGGACGCGGTCTGCCCGGCAGATAGGTAATCGCTTGATCTCTTGACTGCCGACTCCTCAGACCAGGCCAAGGAGATAGCGGGGACTGAGGCGAAGTCTACAAACACCTGAACTCCGTAGCCGGGGCGATAAGACACCAGATAGGTGTGGGGCTCCGCGAAGTCTACTAGCGCAGAGATCTTCTGGCCTGCTTCTGTTTGGTTCAGGACCTCCACATAGTCCTGGGCATCCTCTGACACGAAAATGTATTTTTCTCCTGTATCGGAGAGGAGGCACTGTAGTTGGAGGAATAGCCCCTCTCCCACGTCTATGGCAATGATCCCACACGTAGGCACTCGGATAGAGTCCACGGCCCCGAACTGGTCGGTCCATGTTTTGACCTGGATCTTGGCGACGACCGAGATCCCGCTCTCCCCTGCCAGGTAGGTGGAGTCGGTTAGGAGCATGGAGTAGTAGTCGTAGCTCGAAGGGGAAGTAGGGACGATGGCCCAGACCGGATCAGTGACGTCCACGGCGGTGCTGAAATCTCCTGGAGTAGCTGACCCGTAAGCACTCCACGAGCTCCAAGATCCCGAGCTGCTAGGAAGATTTCCTACGGCGGAAGGGAGATGAGGGACAAACGCCCGGAAGTTCGGGAGAACAAATAGCTTGGAGAGGGTAAATGACCCCGTGTGGGCCAAAGTAGTAGCGTCGGAGTCTACAAATCCCACACCCATCTTCGGTAAGCCGGAGTACTTAGGCCCTTGCGTAGAGTACGCCTGCGCTATCGAGACAGTATCCAGAGACGAGACTGCCACGGCCGGGTCCTCAGAGACCCAGACATTGCAGAACCCCTGGGCCGCGTCGGCAATCACCAGGACCTCAGGGGTGGTCTCATTCCAGCTACTGTCTACTGCGGAGAAGTTGTTGGTGTTGTTTAGGTCTGAGCCCGGCACAGCCCACAGCCCGATCCGGTAGGTAGAGAAGTCGTCTAGAAATCGAATCGCGGTCACGTTGGACCCGTCGTCGATATCGATCCCCGCCCCAGTACTGAAGGACCCCTCATGCACAGATGAGCGCACAGAGCCCTGCATGACCACCAGGAATCTCTCATTTCTGAGGTCCGAGTCCTCCTTGTAGATGCCCGCGTTGCCCGCATCTGAGTTCTCGATGGTGAACGCTGTATCGGTTTCTGTGACGCTACCTAGGACTTCCTCTCTGTCCCACTCCGGGGTATCGGAGTAGACAGAGACGACTGTGGAGTCTGAGGGCCTGCGAGACGCAACGGACGTGGGAACTGACGACCCAGCCCCAAGAAGGAACAGTCCGTACCCCTCGACATTGATGTTGTGGATCTCCACGAAGTCCGCCACCAGGCCGGAGTCGATGCCCGCGAATGCTACGACCTTATTGGGGGGAGCCTCTGCGTAGTAATTTCCGATCCGAGCCGCCGCCTGGAGAGTGCCCAGCGCCTCAAGAGTGGACTCGAACAGGAGAGTCTCGGAGTAGGTACCGTCGGACTCTGAGGTGATGAACACGAACACCTTCGAGAGCCTGCTGGTGGGGTCCAGGACCACTCGGATGCTGTCGGGAGCGTGCAGGTTTGTGGACCAGTCGTAGTCTGTGGTTGTAGACACCAGCCGGGTCCCTGCTCCATCCTGCGCCGGCCCTGCGACCTCGATCTTCAGAGTTCCTCCGTCGTCCTTAAAGAAGACGAAGACGCCAGTATTCAGCGGCCAGTACACAAAGCCCGCAACGACTCCCGTGTATGTAGCATCGGCGAAGTAGTCGGCGGAGGACGGGGTGTAGCTCTGAATCCCTACCTGAATCTCGCAGCCCACCGGAGATGTCTCGGAAATGTCGGCCTCTACGAATAGCACCCCTCGCTCAGTAGCTTCCCCATTCACTGCCTTCTCGACTAGGAGAACGGGGCCGTACGTACTGTCGAGGACTGTGTCTCCGGTGGAGTCGTAGGGGACCTCTTCGTCAATACTCCTCTCCACGGTCCCAGCAGGGCGTGACTCTGGGAGGGCGTCATTGAATACATCAAAGTACGTGTTGACGCTGCCGGGGATAGCCGTAGGAAGATATTGAGTCTTAGAGAACGTAGCTATGCTGTTCACCGAGGCCCGATTGATCCTCGAGTCCAGGTCACGCACTCCGAAATACAGGAGTCCCTCGGGGTTGACTCCTGTATCGGACTCCCCAGGCTTGAGGTTTTCTACGTAAGGGGAGGCCACTAGCTTCTCCCCTTGATGTAGATGCGCTCTCCGTCAGGAATATCTGTCTCTTCGGAATCTGTCCGGACCTCTCCAGGAATGTAGTAGGTAGTCCTGTGGCTGCCATTAAAGTCCGCCTCGTCCTCTCTGCCTCCGATGCCATCGTGGGACTTCGTTAGCACCGCCTTCCGGTCCAAGTCATATGTGATGATCTGGACAGTCAGCGGATGGGAATACGAGGTGACCTCATACTGATGGAGGTACTTCTCAAAGATGGACACATCCAGTCTCTCATCCGGCTCCAGTCCGTCGATATAGCTCGCAATCGCGTTGCCCATAGAGGCGTTGCCTCCTGAAGCGGACACGTCGAAGTACACGTATGAGGGCAGGAAATGCCGAGCCAGAGGATCGGCGCATAGTGTCCGGTTGTCCGATGACAGGAGCAGAGACTGAACTGAGGAGACGAGGGCGGAGTACTCGTGCTTGATATTCATTGAGAGCCCCTCAATGCTTACCTTGTTGTCCTCAATATCATTGAGATCTGCCGGCAGGAACCTGGATGTGAAGTGCAGAGTTGCCCGCTCCTTCAGGGAGTAAGAGAACAGAGGGTCCGCTACCTCCATCCGGTAGCCTTCGGCGGAATATGTACCGAAGATGGGCGTAAGGGGCGTCTCCTTTGGGATGTTGTAGACGGAGTCGCCTCCAAGGGACTTTGTCCGCACGTCAAAGTAGTACAAGCCGTTGTCTCTTCCCTGGGCCTTCATGGCTGTGGACGAGATGTGGACGACCTTCTCTCGGACAATCTCATAGGGCTGCAGATAGCCCCGTACCGGGCCGTAGCTCAAGTCCCGAATATGAGCGTTATCTGCGGGGTAATTAGCTCCAGCATAGGTGCAGATGAGATCAGAGGATGCCCGGGAAACCGTCGGGTGATAGGACGCCACCCGCCACTCTGTGGGGATGTGGTTGTAGATCCGGATCGGCACCAGACCGTGGAGCGCAGTCGCCCCCTCGATGTCCGAATCTCCTAGATCGTCAATAGGAGCCTTGACTACGGCGTAGTGAACTCCGGTCTCCGTGACCGGGAAAGCCCCGTCCGGGATATCGAGCTCAACGGTGGCGCTGTCTGTGACGGCGGTGATTTGGTAGCTGCCGTCTACGCCCTCATAGTTGGAGCAGAAGATAGTCAGATGCCTTCCAACATCATCCGCAGTAAACGGGGCATTGGTGTCTGTAAATGCCGTCCCGGAGTCAATGCTTCCGTCGTTGCCCGCCTTGTACATCTGCACGGTGGTAGTTGTCAGGCCCCTGTCGAGAGTGATCGACGTGTCAGAGACAGACTGGACGATGTATGCGCCTAGGTCATCTCCCTCCTCGATGAACAGAATGTCTCCCGGGACGATCTCATCCCGCTCAAGGTCCGAAGACGCGCTCAAGAAGGTGAACTCGTTGGCCCCTGTGTTGAGAGTGGGCAGGTTGATGACGGAGGACCCGTAGGTAGACTGTACGGCTACCACACGGTCGAACTTCTCAGGCAGAACTTCGCCGCCCGAGCCGGCTACTGCAAGGCTTACCTTCTGCTCGTAGACCCTGAGAATGTCTGTCCCGGTCCGAACCCCTGCCAGCAGGGGAGATGCGTAGCCCTCAGACGAGAAAGTCGCAGTAAAGGTCTTCGCATCGGCGTAATGGGTAGAGAGGTTTAGATCCCGGTACAGATCCTTGGGAGCAATCTTCCCGGAAGATGTCTCTCCTGGGAAGACCTGGAACGGAGCTTCGGACCCAGTAGCTACGTACAGCAGCTCCGCTGCCCCCGCCGTAGCAGAGAACAGAGTGGGCGCTGTCGGGTGCATGTAGACCGTGTGAGACTCCCCGGTAGCACTTGTGCCTGCGGATCTGATTGGGTAGTCCGAAGTCCCCCCTGCAAACGACGAAGCAGCGGGAATGGTTACAGAGTCCATCGTGACCCCGAACCCGGCAGTCAGGGGGCTCAGAGCTCGAACTCCTATGGTGCTCTCCCCTCCAACTTGCAGGAAGGCCGAGGAGTCTACCGGGACGTAGAACAGGACAGCCCGCGCAGTGCCATCACTGTCCAAGAAGGGGATCGTGCTGTGGGCGTTGAGGGACTGAACAATAGTCTCTACGTCGTAGCTGCTGCCGACAGACGCGTTTAATAGCCCCAATAGGGCGTCGACCTCTGACACCGAAGAGGGCTCGAAAGAGCTGCCCCAGCCTGCGCCGTCTACTTCTCCGTAAAAAGAATAGTCCGAGTAGGTCAACAGGTCAGTGGACGTCGACCCACTGACGGTAAACGCGGAGTACCCGAAGTACGCGTACCCGGGCCCCAGGGACGCAGTCCCGATGACCACTGAGGACAGCAATGTGGGCAGATTTCCGCACGTAATTGTCATGGACAGGGCCGTTCCCGAATCCACAGCTGCCGAGGCCACACTAATGTCTTCTGACCAATAAACGGTGATCCCGGCATCCCCGAGGTCGTAAGACGGGAACTCCGTAGCATATGCGGGGGCCCGCATAATCTCGTCAAAGATCCAGGCTTTGGCCGAAGAGGTGACTTCACCTGTCCCGAAGGCCTCGATGATCGCTTTCTGGCCTACCGCCGAAGAGGAGACTCCCAGGGATAGGGAAGCCAGTGTCGCATACTCCCCCGAAGTGAGCTGGCTGGCCAGTCCCCCGGTATCCGCGACCCCGTCCGTGGCTGCGGCCGCGATAGTGAGGCTGCCTCCGTTTATGGAGGAGTGGACAAGGGAGGATACCGCGTAGGATACCGCGTTGATCACATAGGGCCCTACTCCGAGAGCTGCGGTGTCATGCAGAAACAGGACTTTGCCGTCATCGGTGGACTGCACCATGCCCACGATATTAACCGCTTGCCCGGCGTTGTCTGTGATCGTGTCCCCTACTTCCGGGGATCCGAAGTCGCTTAGGGCTCCGGTGAAGGCCACCCCGTACGTGGTCCCCAAGAGGCTGAATATTACTTTCGCTTGCTGTTCTCCCCTCTCCGGTACGGATTTGGGGGTGTATGCCACTCCGGGGTCGTTGAGAGTAATCTCCGTGAAGTCTGCGCCCGCCTCGCTGAATCCAATGAGGCGAGTAGCGTCCGTTGCCTGGTCGGCATCCCCGGAGATTTTTACGTCAATGCCTTCCTGGACGCTCGTCACTGTCAACGTGAGCGTGTGATCCCCGACCTGCTCATAGGTGAACAGAAGCTTGGCGCTATCGGCGTCCATCTCGCTCTGAAGCAGAGACACAAAAGTGGCCGGGTCTTCCTCGGTAGAGATGGAGGTGCTCAGGGTGGCCGACACCTGCTCCTTGGAGCCTAGGGTCTCAAGAGAGAAGACGAGTTCCGCCCCATCAAGGCCTGCTAGCGGCAGGGTGATGACTCCCGAAGTAATGGACGCGGCAGTGGTGTCCGTCTCGTACCAGGTGTAGTTAAAGCAGGGCCGGTTCCCATACGCAGTCACAGACGTAGGCTCCAGGAACTTCATACGAGTGATCTGCTCGCATGTTGTATCTCCTACGACGTAGTCCACGAAGAACGTCTGGGTCAGCTTCTTTAGCACCGAGTCCGGCGTGACGACGAACTCTTCTGGAACGTCAAACCCTGCGGAGGTCAGGAACTGGAAGAGCCAGGTCATGGCCTGCTGGACCACTTCCCATGGGCCCAGAACTGTGCCTGCGTCGGCCCCAGTTCTGACCATTGACTGCACATTGAACGCTGGCGGGGCGGGAAGTGCCAGAGCTGTAGACGCTGGCAGGTCAAAGTACTCAGCAAGGCCCTTAAACGGCTCTACTGGGAAGCCATCATCAATGCAGACAAGCACGATCTCGAACATCTTGTTCTTGTTGATGTAGTCGTCGGAGTCGGCCCCTGCAAATCCATCCGTTCCTGCGGTGTTGATCGCTCCTCCGTTCACCAACGAGTAGCGGTACACCTTGTTGATGACGTAAGACCCGGCATTTGCACCCGATAGGACCGTCAGGGCGCTCCCCGGGGCCGCCTTAGTCAGCGCGGGCTTGCCCCCCTTGAGCTCTCCGTTGTTGTACTTGTCCATCGCGTCCTGGAACGTGACGTCGTTACCGAACTCGTTGCCCCAGTTGTATTCAGGAATCGCCACGAAGACGTTGTTGCATCCGTCAAAAATCTCCTGGGGAATCAACACCTCGTACTGCGCGATGATGTTCCAGGATGTCGTATCTACTGCATCCAACGACACGGGAGCAAAAAGGTCGATTAGGGACCGGAAATCGTCTCCCATCTCAAAGCTGTCAACAATGCTGACCAACCAGGTACGCAGGGTCTGCAGAAATGCAGTAGCTTCTGTAGGCAGGTCCAGGTCCAGGTGCACTCGAATGTCGTGTCCGCCGCTACCGTTAGGCATATCTACGATGTTGATGACCGCAATGTAGGAGTCTTCGTATTCTGTGCAGCCCCGGGAATAGCAATCTGCTGGGGTTCCGTAGTACTGCTCAATGTACGCCAGAGTGGCGGGATCCATGGTGTCGATGTCTACGACAGTATTTGCCGAAGGCATCCAGGTCGGGCCAGGGTCCGGGAGAACAAACCCGTTCAGCCCCAGATAAGCGGCCTTGGCTCCCGAGAAGGCGGCGTGAGCTTCTGCTCCGACAGACTCCGACGGAGGGATAACGAACCCAGAGCTCTGCCCCGAGGCGTCTAGTGCTTCCACTCCTCCGGGGGAGATCCTAATGAGCGGCGCAGTGAGGCCGACTCCTGCCTTGAAGATTCGGTACTCAAGGTCAGAGTCCGTGGCGCGAAGAACCCGATCTAAGATCGGTGCCTGTGGGCCCAGAATGTCATCGAATCCCTGGATGGTGTACTCGCCTTTGTTGTCTCCCGACAGGATCTCTAGGATGTGCCCAGTGGCCACTCCGTACAGGCTCAGATCCTGGTAGACCCGAACCGTGGGAGTGCCAATGACCGTAGACAGGTCGTTCGCGGTAGCCTCCGCAAACGGAAAGATCTGAAACTGCGGGTTGAATACGTCTACGCTGCTCTCATCCGTGATCCGATACCGGTACCCCTGCCCCAGGACTGTCATCTCGAGGTCTAGTACGAGCTCAATCCCACGCACATCCAGGATTTTGTAGACTCCGGCGTCTGCGCCATTGATGACGTTGAGCGTCATACCGTGGGTGACTCCGAGGTCACTCCAGAGGGTCTGCGAAATTGAAATGATTCTTGCGGTGGCCCCACTGGTCCGACCCTTGATGTACCGGCCTGCGGTCCACTCATTGTCGGAGGTAAGTGCCGCCAGGTCTGCGTACCCCTCGGACAGGTCAAGGTCGAGAAGGTAAGCTGAGGTGTCGTCCTCTAGGACCCCAGACCCATCAAACTGCGTGATGACCTCTCCCTCTCCTAAGGTGCCGCTGATCGGTACGATAAACAAGCGAAGGCGGGCGTGGACTTTGTTGGATAGATGTCCCTCAGTCAGCAGCAACGGAGCAGAGATCTCTCCCGAGGTCACCAGGTCTGTCCCCTCATGAAGGGCAAACTTCCCTCTCTCGATAGAGGTGCTGGCCGTGCCGGAATTTGAGCTAGAAGGCCTGACGTACACATCGTAGTGCCCGCCAATGTGAACGGCCCCGTCCTCCACCAAAATGCGGCCCTCGTCGTCCGGGTTGGTGATTCCCCCCGGGATCCCGGAGATCGTGATGGTGGCCGTGGAGTAGCCAGTAAAGAACACCCCTGGGAGGACGCCAGGCAGCGCACTGGCCACCGGTACGTCCATGTCCGGGGCATCGTCCAGCTTCACCAAATACACGGTTGGGATGTTCTCTAGGTCCCCGGCGGAGTTGTAGATGACACTTTCTACTGCAAACCTCTGCATGGCCTTTTCTTTGCTTGGCGCATACAAAAACTTCCAGAAGTTCAAATCCAGAGTGTCTCCGTCCTTCAGGAACCGGTCAGCATCTACTCCGTGGTCCTCGAACATGGTGAACAGCATCGCGTACCGGCCAACGATGAAGCACATGCCCGAGCAGACATTATCCATCCCTCCGCCACCGGTGATGCGGTCCCTCTTCATCTCCGGGTCCCCGTACCCAACAACTTCCATGTTTCGGATGTCAGTAAACTCAGAGAACATCCGAGCCCGGATGCCGCGACGAGTATTGAGGCTTCTTTCGGTCAGGGAAGCCTTTGTCCGGGACAGTAGTTCTGGCCCAGTCTCGGCAATGCTCCCTCCCCCAAACTCGAAGAGGTTAGTTACTCGGGAGATGCCGTTAATGCCTGACACCGAGGTGATGGTGTTCGCCTCGACGTTGTACTCCTCCCCCTCGTCCTCAGCGACAACCGTAATGTCGATGTAGTACTGGTCCCCACTCCTCTGCACCGACACCGTTTCTGCGCGGAAAAACTGCGGGATATTGGGGAAGAAGGCCAGCCCCTCACCTGTCCGAAACTGGGTGGTCACCAGGATCGAGACAAATGTAGGCTGATTGAAGTACAGACGGACAATCCCGGAGGCCCGCGTTCCGGTCCTTCGCGTGACGAAGAAGTTAGCGGCCAAGTCCTCCGCGTCAGCTAGCCTCATCACATCGGAATTGTTGACCGACTGCCCGGCCCGGATGATCTGCAGCTCTCGCTTGAAGCTCTCCAGCAGCAGCTGGAGGGGGCGAATCAGGAGGTCTACTACCGCGTCCCCCTTCTCCGCAGGCATGGAAGGGAACTCCTGGCGCAGCCGAGTGAGTAGAAACTCCTCGATATCTGTATCGAAGGGGTCCACCCCCATCGCAGAAAATACCGGGGCAACTACTTGAGCGTAGAATGCACTTCCCTGCGCGGTGTTCAGCGTAGGGTCATAGGCCTCCATCTTCTCGACGAGAAGATCTTTGATTTGCTGGGCCTGGCTATCCGTGTTTGCCATGGAAATTTTCCTTAGATGGTTAGGCCCGCTACGACTCGCTGCCCGGCCATAGATATCACAGCCAGTCTAATGTCCAGCGAGGTATCCGTCCTGCTGAATGACGCGGAGAGGACCTCTATCGACTGAACCTTCTCCTCTATCGGGGCGGACGAGAGGGCCTGGTCCTGTATAATCTGGGAAAGGGCTTCCCTTACCCGAAGCCTGGCGAGGAGCGCCAGGCTTTCTGCTGCGGTCTCCGTGGTTCCCAGCAGCCCCAGCAGCCCGCTTCCGGAAGTGGGGGAAAAGATATCTGACCCGGGGGTGGTGAATAAATACTTCAGGACCTTCTGGACTAGGAATGTAGACGAAGGCACTACTGTGGCGGTCCCCACAGCTTCAAAACTAATGACTGATCCTTGGGATGACGTTGACGCATCCGACTTTAGCACTGTGATAGTCCTAATTGGCCCTCCCAGCTGACTTCTCGGTACATCCGCAAGGAGCCGAGTGTCACTCAAGACGACAAAGGTAGGGGACCTGTGGCCGTTGATTATTACGGCATTTAGGCCCTTAAAGTCCCTGCCCCGAATATCCATCGACAAGATCCCCGACGAGCCCCCTCCGAAGAAATCGATGTTGTCTACATGGGCCACCTGGTTGACGGCCAAAAGGGGGAAGTCGCTCATGGGCCCTCCGGGACATCAACTGAAACGTTCTTTAGTTGATCGAGAAGACCACCGATGCTGTCGGTGGAAACGACGCCTTCGTCGCTAACGACCCGTACATTCCCTCCGAAGAGCGTCACCTTCAGGTCTCTCACTCTCTGCAGCCTCCCGATCCTCCTAGGGGTCTGCAGGATGCCGAAGGTAAGCGCCTGCCCCGCCTCGGCCTCGGCCAGCCCATACGCAGCGTCCAGGTAGGGGTCTACGAAGTCGGGCTCGCTGTCTATTTCGTAGATGGCGTCCTCTATGGAGGACTCGAGAGTCACTCCGTTAGCCAGGTCTCTGGCGTTGAGCTGTTGCATCATAGAGAGTGCCTGAGAGATAGACCCTCGGGCATCCCGGATGATCTTCACCATCTGATTGTCTAGGGTTTCGTCCATACCTATACCTTCAGATCCGGGTTGATGATCTCCATAAGCTGCCCCACCTGATAGGCTGTTTTGGACGATCTTCTGGCGTCGTGTACGCTCGGCGTATCCAGTGACCAGAGGTCCGAGGACAGAAGCGCAGTCTCCACCACGTCGAGGCCGTCGGCCCGCAAAGCGTCCAATATCTCGGAGGCTCCTCGGCGGGAGGACTCCGCGACCGAGGGAGAGAACTCTCGTACTGCAGATAGAAGGCCCTTGGTCACAGGGACATCAACCCCCAGTAGTGCCGCAGAGCGGGAGGCCTCAGTAGTAATATCTGCCAGCTCCGTAGCCACCTGAACCAGCCCCTTCACGATTTTGTACGCCTCTGGCCTGTTCAGTTTGCGAAACGAGACTCCACGCAGGAGTGAGGCCGGCATAGTCAGGGAGTTAGCGGAGATCGCGCCCAGTGTCGTCCCCACGAAGGCGGAGAGCTCACTTTGGGCCTTGGTTGCGATACTGATCCCTCCTGAAACCGAAATCTCGGAGGACAGGGTAAGCTCCCTACCTGAGATCGATAAGATCGTCGCAGTAGCGGTGCCTGCCGTTACAACGCAGCCCTGGGACACCAGCAAGGTAGCCGGGGCCGTTTCTTTCCCATTAGCGTCCAGTAGAGTAAGTACGGCCCCATCCATGCGGGGCACAAGCTTCGAGGGAAACCCTACCCCTGTGTGGACCAACAGAAGGGTGGTAGCTGGGGCAGTGAAGGCATCATAGGCCCCTACTGCCGCCACAACCTTAAGCAGCTCCTCTTTAGGGGCAAGAGATGGATCCCGGAGGGAGGCAGCCAGTCCCGGCAATATCGGAGCCACCGCCCAGCGCCCGAGGAGCGTCTCTAGCCGCCCGCCCGTCTGCTCCATCACAGAGATCAGGGATACGCAGGCCCTACCTCTCTTGGTTGCTTCTGCGAGGAGGGCAGGCAGCGATGCCCCCGCGGAATCGCCTCTCTCGATTTTTCTATTCCGGCTGCTCTGCTTAGCTACGGCGTTGGCATACGAGGCGGCGGCCTCTTTTAGGGTGGTGGGCAGGACCGGCGCAGAGGGAGATGATGCCCTCATGTTTCCCACCTCGAAATACAGCGCCGCCTTTTTGGTCGAGAGGTCCGCCGCTATGCTGGCAGACGTCTCCTTGGAGGAGAAGCTTGACTCTGCGAGGGAGATTGCTTCACACACCAGAGCGTGAAAAGTCCGTAACTCCGAGGAAAGGGTGTTAGAGGCCAAATAGTACAGCTGCACTCTGGCATCGGGATCGGACAGGAAGAGCCTACAGGCCCTGCCCCGCAAGGTGTCCCACCGAATCTGATCTGCCGAGGCCCCCTTAGTGTCCTCTGAGTTGGACCTTTTTCGGCGTACTGCCTCCCCCGATGCGGCAGAGATGTCCCCCGTACTGATCTTCGTAGCCATTACGGCACCGTGACTGCAATAGAATCCAGAGACACGGAGATCTCGGGGAACCTCTCTTCGTAGCTTCCTGCAGCGGTAAAGGAAATGGTGGCAGACCCGGAGGCCACGCCAGTAATGGTGGCCGTAGTCCCGTCCAGGACAACCGTAGCTACATCTGTGTCGCTCGAGGACGCTGCCAGAGAGAACCCCACGGCTCCCGCAGCGGCATCCGAGGGTAGGGGCATGACTACCCCGCTGCTCAGGACCAAAGTAACCGTCACATCCTCTTCTGCCGCAGCGGCAACTGATACCGTTGCAGAAGACAAAGTGACTCGTGCGGGGTACGGCCAGATAACCTCGGTCAGCTTTGCGTACCCAAGCTCAGGAACCTGAGCGACGAAGACCTGGTCATCCAGTCCCTCTACGACAACATCGTAAAAGGCCCCCTGGATAAGCTCGACCTCTGTGTACCCATACTCATCCGATCTGCAAGTGACCTTGGATGCGGTGATGGGGCGGCCACTGACTATGTGCCGTAGGTGCGTAAGCATGAACTGGAACGTTGCCCCCTTTCGGGGCTGCCCTCCTGCGCCGACCACGTACCCACTGACCCTACACAGATTTGATGCGGAGGATGGGGGCAGGATTTCTAGGTTCTCCGCTTCGGTGTCGAATGTGTTGTTGGCTGCGGCTGCGTCCACGACCACAGACCTCTTAGACGGAAAGGCATACCCAGTCTTGAAGAATCGGACCCAGTAGGTAGCATCCGGCACGTCTAGGGCGACCTCCCCCGCGCTGTCAGTAGTCCCGTATGTAATGAAGGCGGTCCCATCGCTGGAGTACAGGCGGACTTGCGCGGACTCGACCGCGGTAGCGGCCGTTTGATCGACAGAATCCCAGAGATAGAACGTCGCGGTCGTCATCAGGATCTCCTGGGGAGGTCTAGAAGCTCAAGCTCTTGAACTTCTAGGAGGTCGGGCCCCGTCGATGCTAAGTCGAAGAGGTCAACCGCCGTCTGGCTGGGGATAGTCACCCTCCTGACCAGGTCGGTGCCGGAGATAGTCAGAAGCCCCACGATCCCCCGAACTGCTGCGAAGGACACCTGCCCGTTGGCTCCGGAGGTCGCAGTAAGGTCTGACGCGATGAACCCTACCCCGGAGAGTCGGGATGCGGCCAGGTCAGGGGAGAAGCGGACCCGGATGCCCGATAGAAAGTCTCCTGCCGCATCAATAAAGGTGCCTGTGATCAGGCAAGTATTCGCGGTGCCCACGTCTGGGGCATCTGACACATCGGTCGAGGACGCAGCAGTCAGAACGAAGATCGTGTCGCTTGACGAGTAGCTGACTCCCTCTACCGCAAAGGACCAGAGCAACGAGTGCTCCCCTGCGACGGCAGGGGTCCAGGTAGCCGAGTACGCCCCCGTAGAAGTGTTTGTGGCCGTCGTGATGGTGGATACTACGGAGCCGCCCGTGGAGATAGTCAGGGTGGGGGTGGCGTCCGCGTTCACCAGATACGAGCTTCCGCTCGAAGTAGTGAACTGAATAGTCAAAATGGAGGAGGTGGCTACCCCTACTGCTTTGAAGGCCATCAGACGTTCCTGGTGCTAAAAGTCAGCGTTCCGGCGTTACCGCCGACCGTAGTGGGCACCGAGGTGCCGTTGCCGGTCTCGGGGTCACTACTGGTGGTGACCCCGGAGGAGCTCTGCCCGCTGCCCCCACTAGAGGACGCAGTAGCCGAGGCCGCATGGAATCTGCTCACAGAAGAACCTCGGGTGACTCCGGACTCCTTGGCCAGGTACTGCACAAAATACCAACCCTCTGCCGTAGGGACATAGTTCCCCACGTAGACGAACTGCGCCACACTGCTTAGGGCGTCACTTTTTACTAAAGAGACCGTGGTGGCCTCTCCCGTGGTGGCTACAACTACCTCCGCCGTTACAGTGAGGGAGGAGCCGGACGACGAGTAAAATGCCAAAGTGAAGGCTACATTTATGTGGGCAGAGTCGGTAGCGATCATCAGGCCTCCTCGCCTATGCCTTGCAGGGAGGAAAACACTCCTCCATAGAGCCCGGATACGACCTGCAGCTTACCAAATGTATCCCCTTTCAGGGGAATGCAAAAGGTCCGCTTGACCGTAGGGCTCACGAAGGCCCCAAAAACGTAGAAGTCAAAGTCCCCTTCTTCTATGATCTCCTGGGGCACTCCCAGAGGGATGCTCGCCCTTTTCGTAGGCGTAAACGCCGGCCCCTGCCACACAGACTCCGGAATAGGAATGCCGGGCATTAGGTACAGGTATGCGTAGAGCGGGTCCATCGTCTCCAGTACGCGCAGCGCAGTGGAGATGTCGGGAGGGTTTCCCGCGGAGATAGGAGTTGAGGGGTACTGCTCAACCCCGTCTTTCCCCATAGTAAACGGGTAAAGGTAGGGGGCCACGGCCTGGGTGCGCAGCTCTCTTCTCTTTAGAGTTTCCTCGAGAAGACCGGTTGCCCAATCAGCTGCCTCCCTGTCCCGCGTCATCTGGATCTCCCGTCAGTTCGGCCTTGGCCCCCTCTATGGCCCGGAGGACCAGCCCGGAGGAGTTGGTGATGTCCTCTAGCATCTCGCCGCCGATTCGGGTAATCAGCCCCGCCATCGTTTTGGCCGGGATCTCTTCTTCCCTCATGGCGTGAACAATAATCATAGCGAGGATGTTGCATGCGGTGTCGTACTGATGCCGGACGATTGGGGGATACGGGGCGCCCGCGCGATCGTACATCTCTCCGGTTTCGGAGTTGTAGATCGCTACCTCTCCTTCATGGTTCTCGATGGTCGCCGCGAGAGCGGCGTTCAGGGATGTGCGGGCAGACTTGCTGCCTCCGACAAACTTCCAAATACGCTTTGCCATTCTATGGGTGCTCCGTTACACTTTGTGCAGAAGTAGGGTGCCTTTATTACAGTAGCACCCCGGAGCCCCCGGAGCAAGAAAGCCCCCAGCAGGAGAACCTGCTGGGGGCTTCACTTTGAGCAACCGTTCTACTTAGAACGCACCGCCAGCGAACTGAGCCTGGACGGGGCTGCGAACCTCCATCTGACGCATGGCGCGGAACTCCTGTGCCGTATTCGGGTCGCTATCCTGGGCGTAGAAGAGAACATCGTAGCTCTCGACCTTGTACGCGGCGATCTCAAGGAACGCCTGGTAGAAGCCCGTCGACACGTTGTTCATGATCTTGTACCCGCTGACAGCACCGCTGTAGATGGATGCATCGGCGGAAGCGAGAGCATTACCGCCAGAAGCAGCATCGTGCAAATCGGTAACCGAGTTGCCAGCACCGTCAAGCACCTTGATGTACATCTGCCCGGCGGGGGTGCCTGCCTGGTCCATGTTATCCGCAGCACCCGTTGCGCCGTCGATGGTCTGAATCACGAGGGAGATCCGCTTGGCGGCAGCTCCGGAGTAACGCTCCGACGGGACCATCGGCTGCAGAACAGCGTTGACCTGCAGGGCCAGCGTATCGGCAGTAGCCTGGACCGCGGCGATCTTGACCTGGATGTCCTCGGTATCCGTGCGAATGCCGTCGATCTCGGTCTTGGCGGTTGCCAGATCCGAAGCCTTGGCACCAGCAACGAATCCGGCATCGACAACATTGTCCAGCGCGACGATCTCGGAGGACTTGGCGCCAGCCAGGAACCCAGCGGTAAGGTCAGTCTGGAGGGTGCCGATCTCGCTGTCCACAGTAGCGATGGCGGAATCTCGGCTAACACCTGCGGCCAGAATCGAGTTCAGGTCCGTCTGGTTGTCCGCGATTTCACTCTGCAACTGGGCGAGGCCGTGGGTTCCGTTCTCAAGGGTAGCCTTGTTGGCCTGAGACGCCGTCTTGGCAGCGAGGGCGTCAGCAGCACTGGCATCCAGGATCAGGTCAAGGCGACCTCCGTTGACCCAGTCACCCTGAAGCTCAGCGGTGTCCGCCACGATCAGCGCAGTCTCAGCCTTGAGGGCTGCGATGTCGGCCGAGACGGAGACCCCGGCGGGGGCGCCAATAACTGCGGTATCAGCCAGAATGGAATCAACGATACCGTCGACGGTATCGACCTTACTGATGATGCTGTTGAGATCCGTCTGGTTCTCGCCAACGTCTGCGCCCAAGAGGCGGACCATGCCCATGAGGCTCTTGTCAGTACCGTAATCCGCAGAAGCAGCGTCGTTGTGGTCTCCGACTGCAGCGAGCAGATCGTCAGTGTCGGTCTTGATCGCGTCTGCAACCGCCTTGTTCTTCTTGATGCGGCCAAACAGAGTTGCTGCCGTATCGGCATCATTCTCGAGACCGATGGAGTTCTCGAGAGTATCCACGTTGTCGAAGATGATCTTCATGGCAGCGGCAGCGCTAGCGGGATTACCCGTAATGCCGGAGGTACTGAAGTCACCAAGCTCGCCACCGAGCAGATCGACTGCGCCCTGAAGGTTGTTTGCGCCGCTCAGGATACCGGTGAAGCTCATTGCTGCAGCAGAGCCGCCAATGCGCGACAGGATGTCGTCGGTGTGGCCCGTGGGTGCGTACGACCACATCGGAATACGGACCTGCTCGCTGCCTGCGACCACGGTAGCGTAGTACAGGTTGCTGCCGGACATGCTGCCAGAGGTGACCTTCAGTCGGTACAGACCGCCGCCATCGTCAATGACGCTGACGCCACTGCCGACAGTGGTCTTTGCGCCATCAGTACCAGCGAGCTGGTAGACGGTTGCAGAGGTGGACAGAGATGCGGCAGACATCTGGAAAGGAAAGAGAGCGTCCTTGCCGAAGGGGACGATGTTCTTGAAGTTGGCAACAGCCATGGTAGAGCCTCACAAAAGTGGAGTTGAAAAAAAGGAAAGCCGTGGCGCAGATCTCTGTCAACGCTCTTTTGTGCGGGACTCGGGGTTATTTCCGAATCTGATTTTTAAGGGTTTGGTAAACGTTGAAGAACTTGCTCTCCCCACTCGAAGGCCAGAGGGCGTCAATGTTTGCGATCTCTTCCTCGGTGAGGGTGAACTCCCAGGATACTCGCCTGCCGTTTCGTGAGACGCCGGCAAGTGGGTGCCCCATGTGGACGATGAAGGCAGCAAATGCCATATCTTGAATTACCATTGTCTGCGCTTTTTGTCGGAGTATGGGGGGAGCGGAGGCCGCTATTCCGGCTCCACTGCCGGGGCCACGGTTACTGCCATTTCTGTGATGAACCGGACGGTGAACGCCTCGGCTACCTCTGTGGGTGTTTTATCAGAAAACGCCGTTCCTGTCATACCCTCGTAGACTAGCTTTAGGAGCAGTGCCTCCTCAACAAGGCGCTTTTCCTCCTCGTCGAGCACGGGCTGCAGCTCGTCCTCTATCAGATCTATGAGCTCGCCAATGTCGGACACGGCCATTAAAAAGAGTCCTCGTACGCGTGGTACTTCTTGATAATGGAGTTCTTTACTTGCGATACCTTGGACTCCGACCAGCCCAACTTCTTGGCGATACTTTTGGTCATCCGGTCCTTGCGAAAGCCGCCACGCCCGTACAGGTGGTTGAACACCGCCTGCTCGTTCATTGTGAGCTCGTAGGGGAGCATCTCAATGATCTCTCGGGATTCAGGGAGCGTCTTCTCGAAAGGGTTGGCACTGATCATATCGTCAGAGGGCAGTGCAGAGAACTTGTCCTTACGGAGCTCCTTCTCGAGACGCGCCACCTTCTTCGGGGACAACTTAATTCTGTCCGAGATCTCTAAGGTAGTTGGGTCCCTGCCCAGCTCCTCTGCCAACGAGGATTTTGCCCTGTCGTAATCACCAATTTTATTGGCCTGAGTCTCCACGATGCGTGTGAAGTTCTGGTGCTTCTTTACAAAGCGGTTCAGACCTTTCAGATTGTTGTGTACGTGGGAGGAGACCATGGTCCCCCGAGAGGGGTTGTACCTCCGCAGTGCCTTCACGGTGAGAGTTCGAGCCTCGGCCTCTATCACCGGCTTGTGAATGCGTGGGGCGCGGTGGCGCAGAACATTACTGTTGATCACAGGATTTAGAGACTGGAGAAGAGGGGCAAGGTGGTCGGGATCTTCCCCGGACTCCTTCCATGTCCTCCACATAGTTACCTCTTTCGCGGCTTTACCGTAGAAAGGGGTAACCTCACCTGTCTTGCGATCCTTGGTGCCCCACGTCTTGGGAAACTCGTAGGGGTCCTTCGCTGCGATCTTCTGCAGCCTATCTCTCAGGCTACTCACCACTAAAGGCCCGATTTACGAGCTTAGAGGATTCATTCGCGGACATGCCGAGGCGAGTGTTGCGCCCATAGTGCTCCTTGCCCGTGAACAGGGAGCGGAGCTGGGAATACGCCTTCTTCCCCATCACATCTCTTCTGGAGAACAAGTCGTCCAGCATCTGATTGGTGACGGCCACGTTAGATCGCTCGGCACCTTCACTGAGAAGGGCCTCCGGGGATCTCTGGAAAAGACTGTGTTTGTCGCTCATGAGACTCTCAGGTAAGCAGGTGGTGAACGCCCTGGCCGCGAGCCATCTGCTTTCTGGACAGCCGTCCTTGGACGATATCATCCTTGGCCTGCTCTCCGAGAACTCCCGCTCCCACGCCGGCAGCAGCTCCGAGGCCCAGAAGTCCCTTCATCTTGCCACTCATCTTCGCTGCCGCAGCCGGAGGGGCAACAGCTTCCTTGAGCAGCGCCTCATTGAATGCCTGAAGCATGTCCTGAGAAATCATCCTTTTCCTCCTCGGCCGTCCGGCGTCGTAGTAAATCCAGTAGACCCAAAGTCTAACTTACGGAGAGCAGAAGTTCCACCAATATCCTGCAAGTACTCGGTAACCCTCTTCGCGCGGGGCGCTCTAGGGTCTAGTCGGATTGAGGTGTCTTCGCCAAGGGTCACCTTCTCCTCGGGCATCAAACGAGAGCCCAGCTCCCGGGTCGTCTCTAGGTCCAGGAACTCCAGACGAGAGCCAAACTTCAGCTTCTGCCCGACCTCGGAGATCTCAGAGACCCCCTTAAGGCCTATGTGGCTCTTCCCCGTGACGGCGTTGGAGTGGAACCCGCCGGTGAGTTTGATGTCCTTGGCGCTGGTGCCTGCGTCGTACTCCCACAGGTACCCCCCTTCTGAGGCGGGCTTAGGCTTCCACCCCTTAGGGGCCAAAATGTCAGGCAGGCTTGCAATGTTCCTGCTGGTCAACGCGGAAACGTATGATTGCTGAGTTCCCTCCTGAATACTAGCAGTCGCCACGATGTAGTCAACGGCCTGCTCCACTGAGTGGATATCCATGCCGTCGTACGGAGTAGCCCCCGCCAGGAGTAGGTTATGGATGACCGAAGGGGAGCCAAAGAGATGCCCATAAAGCAAGTCTATCTTGGAGTACCCCTCCTCCTCTGACGGCGCATTGGTGTACACACCCTTGTCTATGAATGGGGGCCTAATAGCCTCCTCAATGGGCAGATCCCGGCTGCCCGCTACAGATCCCGAAGACCCCTTATACGCAATAGTGAGGGTATCTCCCGGCAAAAGCACAGGGACATCAATCTGCACTGGCGCAAACCTTCCAGTCGGATCTGACTGAATGGCGCCTATGTCGTAGATCTCACTCATCTCCCCAAACGCCGCCAAGGCCTTATGCTCTTCCACATCCTTTGTGAATGGGTAAGCCGAAGACCTGGACATCTCCATGAGGGTGATCTCAGTAAGACCCGCCTTAAAGGAGAGAAACTGCTTCCGGCCCTGTTCGGGGAGGGCGACCTTGAACCGGACCACAGCCCAAGTCTCTGCTCCGGACCAAGAAACCTCCGTAATCTCCGTCCCGGTGGGACTCTTAATGCTGGCGTCTACGGAGACCTTCTCCTTGGACTTATCGGCAGTATTCGGACCTAGCGCCCTGTACTGATCTGCCGGCGGCACATCATCCTTCTCCGGGGGGATCCCAGAATACAGCTTGATGAGGAAGGACTGCGAAAGCTTCTCCAGGCTCCCACCCACGGTCTTGGCTACGTACTGGAAGATCCAGGCATCCTTGAAATCCTCTAGCTTCTTCTGGTGCTCGGCGGTCATGGTCTTGACGGACGTGACAGGCCACGCAACCGCCCCATCACCTATAGCCGGAGAGTAGTCGGCATCCTGAATCTTGAAGATGCCCTGGTCCGTAACAGACTCCGCAAGCAAATCGTCTGTGTTGTCCCCCGTTCTGTGGGACCTCACATACTTGAGCTGCGCAGTTGTCCTGGCCCCGGACTGGTCATACGTATGACTCAGGGATTCAATAGTCCCCAGCCAGTGGACCTTAGTTGAGGGCCTCTCTCCCTCCGCAATACTCTGTAGTACGCCCGCCCGGTCTTCTTCCTTGCTGAGTGAAGGGACGGAGTCAACAAGCACCGCTGGAAACCCGCACACCAGGTAGGGGTTGAATGGGCCCCCGAAGGAGCCGCTGCGGGCCGCAAACCTGTGGGTCAGGAAGTTGTAATGTGCGACCCGCTCCCCGTAGTCAACAATAGTTGCTTGGGCGGACGATGCCTCCACCTCTCCCGAGTCAGTCACTCGGAGCTCCGATCCCTGCCCCGACTGTTTTGCGTAAAAAGAGATCTCCGAGATCCGCTCCATCTTCGGGATGATTCCCGAGAATACCTCGTGATCCATGACGATGGTCTTGGTGACGGAGCCCATGCCCTCGCCCATAACGTGGTTTGCGGAGGTCTTTCCCTCCGCTGCCTGAAACTGCGGGGCGTAGTAAAATGTGTTTAGTACGTTGCTCTCAAAGAACTGGTTGAACGCGTCCAGCTGAAGTCGCGTGGTTTCCCGCATCATCTGCCTGCTCACAGACATGGTCTCGTACATATGCGGCAGAACTACATTGCACAGGGGCGGCGCACAAAACCAGATATTGGGCCGGAAGATGAAGGACTTGAGCGTCTCCCGGGACTCCCCCTTACGTAGAACTGCGCTCACCTCTGTGGGGGGCGCGAATCCTCCCAAGGTGCTGGCAGTTTTTCCGTCCCAGTCCTCGTCCTCTACGTGAACGGGATCTAGTCCAACGCCGAACATTCCCCAGAGGGGGTCCGTGGCGGTCTTCCAGTCCCCGCCCCACCAACCTCTGATGCCCGTCTTCGTGGTTTTATTTACTGCCTTTACTGCCTCGCCATACAGCTTCCAAAATTGAGCGGCGTTGCGAACAGTAGCCTCCGCCACTGCCAGTCCGGCCTCGTTCACAAAGCACTTACTCAAGGTATTCTCATGTGCTCTGATCTTCTTCAGCAGGTCATCAAAATCAGTGATACTCGCATTGATTATGGGGCCCTGCTGCATCTCAAGGGCGAAGAGAGCCGCCCTAAAGCGCTTAGTGGCGTTGGTTTTTGGCCCAGCTGCCACTTCTATCGGGATGGGCTTGCCCATCGTAGAGCCTTTCTCCCCCTTCATGTACGGCATGGTTCCTGTCGCCCCGATGCCTATGGCCGCAATATCGATTGCGAACCCAGCGGTATGTGCCCTCCTGGTTGCCTTCTTTCCCTTCCCGTCTGCCGCCTTCTTGTCATTCAGTGCCTGCTGCTGTTCCATGTTCCGATAGCCGGAGGTAATCGCGAACCTTATGGGTTTGCCCGCCATACTTCCGGATTTGAATTTCTGCGTAGCACATAGTTCACTGAGTTTGGTTAGTACCTCTGTGCAATAGGCCCAGAACGTTGAGTCGAGCCCCGCAACTTTGCCCCGAGGCACGGGACCCATGTTTGTGAGCTCCGATAAGGATAGGGCATCGCTCTCGCCCCCCTCTTCCGCAGGACCTCCTGCCGATACTTTCCACTCCGGGACGTCTCTGCCTGGAAGGCCCGCCCCGTTATCTCCCGCAAAATAAGAGGGAGTGACGTTGGTGACCACGTCGTAGTAGATGTACCCGAGGATCAGGTTGATGATCTGCCGAAAGCTGATCACAGAGGCGGCAGTACCTGTCCTCTGCTGAAGCCAGTCAGCAAACACCTGCTGGTCGAACAGGCTCTTGGCGGTCGTCCCATTGTCGGAGACAAGGGAGTCCATGACTCGGCAGCGGCGCTCATGGACCGTAGCCCACGGATTAATCCCAATATATAGGCCCTGAATGCCGCTCAACAGCTCGAGTACGGCCAGAAGGCCCCCCAAAACGGTGCCCTTTCCTGGAGCGGCCGGGTTGCCTGCTCCAGATGCGGTGGCCATCCGCGCAATAACATCGGCGGGCGAGTTGACGATGTCATCGAAGGGGTTGGAGTTCCCTGACCCGTTATTGGTGCCGCCGCCTCCTACAAAGCCGGACACATTCTTTAGGATAGCCCCGCCTTCGGCGGTCTCCTGAGCGCCCACCGCGTATCTCATGATGTACGAGTAGTTGGTGTCCCAGACATTCGAGAAGTCCATACACCGAAGAGACGCCGATCTCGACCCGTGCCCAGACTTTCCAATAGATGTGTCGAATACCTCTCCGCAGAACATAAGGCGGTAGTCATGATCGTCAGGCTCGGCTCCCTCCCCCCGACCAGCGAAGGTCACGGAATCCAGGAAGAACAGGTGCACTGTCGTCCTGGGGAGAAGCGTGGCTAGCCTGTCGCTGGGAACAATCTGGATGTTGGCCGTAGCGGGGGCGTTCAGCTGTGAGGTTACCGATGCCCCGATAACGGGGACCTCAATGCCTTCCAGAAAACAACGTAAGTGGAGGTAATGTGCTCCCCCTGTCCCAGTAAGTGCCATGGGATTCTCCTTATGTGAGGATGCCGCCGATAACGGAGATCAGATTGGGCTCTACAGTTCCCGTGTTACCTCGTAGGGCGGAGGCTTCAGCTTCCGACGCGAGGCGGTCCTGCTCCGCGCTCCGCTGAGACGCCTCGGTAGCCGAGATCATGTCCGATAGCGTAGCGGCGTCCAGACCTCCAGTATTCGGGTTGGTGATGGAGTCCTGCAGATCTCTCCGTCTATTTACGACACTGGTGCCGTAAGCGAAGGTGGCTACGCCGTAGACGGTTCGTGCGAGAGTTCTTAGCACACCGGAAACGGCCTCCTTGGACTTAGCGGCATTGTAATTCAACAGCGCCATATCAGAATTTGTCGGATCTCCGAGGGCGGTGTACGGAAGCACTGCTTTCCCCATCCCGAATGCCGAAAACGCGGCCACTGACTTCTCATTTAGGACTAGGTTATCCGCAAAAGCCCCCAGATCTAACAGGGCAAGCTCCAGTTCGGGCCCGAAGAAGGAATCGGAGTACACGTCCGCGTAAAGCTCTTTGAGGGCGCTCGACCTGGGAGGGGTGTTCACGTACTCATCGAAGTTCTCGTAGGTGTGCGACTTTTTCTTTTGCTGCTCTAGCAAGTACTCCCGGGTAAGGAAGCCGTCGGTGTTGCTTCTGAGGGTCACCGAAGCTCCCCCGGCAGTATTGGTGCCGTCCTCAGAGTAGGTAAGAAGGCTCTTTCCGAAGAAGTTGCTTATCCCTCCACCTGCGAGGCCCTCCGCTCCACTGCCCTCAGGGAAAATGGGAACACTGGCTCTTGCGCCTGTGAAGCTCCGGGGCACCACGATGTTCCGCCCATACAGCAGGTTTCTTGCCGTTCGGACGAAATTCGAGAGTGCCCCGTCAATGGCACTTAGGGCTCCGGCGAGGCCGCTGATACTAGAGGTTCCCGACAAAGGCGAGATCTGGATGTTCGCCCGCCTCACCGCTGCGGTAGTGGACTCTGACAAGACCCGTCTATCATCGCGATTCAGGACATTGCCGACGCCGAGGTAGTCGGCCCTAGTGTCATCACTTCCGCCGTACGGCTGAGTGTTTCCTCCGGGATCCACAAAATCGATGCTTTCGACAAACATGCTGAAGTTCACAGTCACCTGAAGAGGATCTTGGGCGTTCTTAATTGTAGTGCAGTTGGTCAGGTACCCGGTGACCGTGGTCCCGTCATACGTAAGAGAAGCCTTGGTATTTCTGCTCGTTAGGGACGTTCCTCGAAGTATGGCGTCGTAGTTCGTCCACCATTCCTTCTCCCAGTTGAAGTCGGGAGTATTTAGGAGTACCGCGGAACAGTTAATGAGTCGGGGCTGCTCTCCGAAGAAGAATGCGTACGTGCTTCCGAAGGTAGAAACGTACTGGACCTTCTCGTTTCTCGTCTCTGTGACAGACTGCAGGAGAAAGTTTGTAGTGTACGCCCCCTGATTATGCTCAGGGAGGGAGGAGTTCTTGAGCCCGCCTCCAATGACGGAGATCGCCGCATAGGTCTCCTGCGGCAAAAGAAGTCCACGCATCGGACGCCGGACATGGTGAACGGCCTCCCCGTCCCCTCCGCCCCCGAAGGTACCCGAGACACTCTCGAACGTGGCGTCCGAGATGGACTGAAAAACGGACAGGTAGCTCACGAGGACCTCTCTATCGGAAGGTGGACCCTAACCAATTGAGTAACCAAATCCCTATCCATGAGGGATTGGTACTTGATGTCCCGGAACTTGATGGTTCCGGCGACGTTCCTCATGCCCTGGACCATCAGATCGTCGATAGTTGGAAACTCAACTAGCAGAACGGTCTGACGACGGCCCGCAGCAGCCTCGACTTCGTAAGAAGACTCGATCCGCGTATCGGAGATCTGAGATGCGATCAAAAGATCGTCTGTGTCTGAGGTACTCATTACTTAGTTCTCATCCGGGTTTTCCCGAAAAGACTTTATGTTGGTGCGGAATCCTGCCACCGAGCTATCTGGGTTGGTGGGCGCCGTTCCCGACATCCTGGAGTAAATGGCGTCGATCATCTCAGCATTCTTGCGAACAGACTCAGCTGACTCCTTAGCCGACTTAAGCTGAATCTCCATGGGACTCATACCGGATTGCAAGACCGTATCCATTGCCCCAACGCCATCTCGAGCAAGAGCGGCGATGTTATCGCCTCCTGCGTCGGACATAAGCTTCATCGCATCTTCGGTCGAGATGGTGGAGTCCTCTCCTGCCAAATTCTTGATCTTGTCGGACAGCGCAGTCCCCTTCCCTATATTGAGCTTCTTCTTGAGCTCGGAGATGTTTACCTGCCCGCCCTTGTCGAGAGCCTTGACCTTAAGGACATCCTCACTGGCCTTGGCCACTAGCTGGGCTTGCCGGCTGGCACCATCGCCGAGCTTGTCACTCGTCAACCCGCTTGCAGCCGCAGCCGCAACGGCGTCCTTCATGCTTTTACGGTATCCCGTGAGGCCCGTTGCATTCTGCAGACCCAGTGCTGCCTCGTCCATGCCCTCTACGCCCGCAAGGTCCTGCGATAGCGTCGTGCTTAGATCTTTCATGGACTGGAACAGCTTGCCTGCGGCTTCGGCCTCCAGGCTGTCATTCGCCTTCCCTGCCATCTCAAAGACGTCCGTGTAGTCCTTGTCGTAGGCCCCCTCCCCGTCACTATGTAATGTGCGCTCCCCTGCATTGCTGGTGCCGGTCTTGCTGTCTATGACGGACCTATAGACCTTAACGTCGTCGGCACTGACTTCGATGCCAAGTGCGACAGAGAGCTTCTTGGCCGCCGCCGCATCGTCTCCTCCCGATGCGGCGATGGCTGTATCAATATCCTTCATCTTTTTGCCGCTGGTCGCTTTGCCTATCAGCGCTGCTCCTGCCCCGCCGGCGACTAGGTCGGCGATCTCGCCGCCTCCGCCCAGCGAGCCGGCGATGCCGCCGGCGATGCCGCCGAGCACGGCACCCGGGACCCCTCCAGCGTAGGCCCCTAGTCCTGCGCCTGTCGCCGCGCCCTTCAGTACTCGATCTCCGCGACCCCCTCCCGTCCCAAACAGATCCTGAAGCTGGTCCTGTGTCATGACTGTCTGGTCGTACAGATTAGACTTCTCGAGGTCCAGATCTGCTGACCTCCCGGCTTGCACGACCTGAAGCCCCAGCTCTCCCCCTACCTCCGCGATGACCGCGTCCAGGGTGTCTTTACTTTCCCGGGCCGGGATATCAAGGACTTGGTGGGCGTGAGCAGCGGCTACATGATCCTGGCTGGTAGGGGGCCGACCATTCAGCGCAGAGTTTACGTCCTCCCGGATCTGCTTCAGAAGCGCGGCTTTCTTTTCTGGGTCTCTTTCCCTATTTGCCTCAGAGATCTTAGTCTGGATGCGCGCCTTGTCCTGAGCAGACATATTGCCCGCCTTGCCGGCCGCCGAAGTACCCTTTAAGTGCGAAGCAAGCCCCGATTGGAGATCTCCCGTCCTTCCGCTGGCGGCGGCGAACGTCAGGCGGTCTGTGTTGCGCAGTGCGGAACCGCCCGTAACGAGGTCGGCTCGATCTCTGCTGACGCCCGCAGCCCCTAGCGCGCCGTAGTCAATGTTTCCCTTCGCGTCGGTCGCGGCGTCGACCTGATCCATCAGGGCTTCGACTCCCGATATCGCCCCCTTAGAAGTAGAAAAGGTCGCAGTCCCGGCGTTACGCATTTTTAGTATTCCCATGCGAAGCTCTTCCCCGCCGGCCCCAAACCCGGCAGCTATGTTCGCCCCCGCGTCCTGGGCGGGATTGACGAATGTATCCTTGAGCCCTCCGACGAACTGCTGAGTTAGCCCCCCAATCGTGTGGTTTTCTCGGAGATTCTGCTGGTGGGACCGCATTTGCGCCTCAAGAGTCATCTGCTTCATGCGCTCTGCACGAGCGGCTTCGCCCTTCTCGTACATGTCATTGAGCATGCGAAATTCTTTCGCATTTCCTCCTGTGATCTGCTTGAAGACCAGCTGCATGGACTTATCGTGCTTCTCTGCCGTAACTTGGATGACACTCATCAGAGCATCAACTCCCTCGCCGGACCCCATCACGTTCCCGAGGATCTGATCCTTGTTCTCTTCGAAGGACGCACGCGCAGTCCCAGTTGACGCGTTTCTCTGTCCCCTACGGGTAATACTCTCGAAGTCGACGGAACCAGAAGTCATCTCTCGCAGGAGAGATTGGTCGATCTCCCCGGTAAACCTCCCGCTCTTATCTTTCTTCCCCAGTGCGGTCATCATCGCGTTGCCCACGCCCTGAGACATGGTGCTCTGGAAGAGCTGCTGCGTGCGCCCGGAGAACGCTGCGGCCGCATCGTTCATGGTCGTAGTGCCCGTCATATCCATCAAGGCGTTCTTATCGATAGCCCCCATCTCTTCCATGATGGACAGGTCGTCCACCATCCTAGATGCGAACCTGGCTCCAGATTGTCCCGTTAAGCCAATGCTCCTGGATGCTGCAGCACCGGCTCCCTGGATCTGCCCAGTCTGTTGAGAGGTGAAGCCCCTACCGCGCTTGAACGTGAAGTCCTGGGTATTGCCCATGACATCCTGCGCGGTGTAAAAACCGGCACCGCGGGACATGCCCATGATGTTCCCGGCCTCGTCGATGGTCGTGCCCATCGTCTTAGCCATACTGGAAAGAGTCTTACCCAGCTCGGTGACCCTGGCTGACAGCTTTTCCGCGTCCCGCACTCCTTGCTGTATCCCAAACTGGCTGCCGAACTTCTCGGTGACGCGCAGGGCGTCCTTCATATTGACGAAGGGGTCGTCCTTCTCGATTGCGCGCACGGCGCCATACATCTGGTGCAGCTGCTTGGAGTCGAATCCTCGGCCAGAGGGGTTGGAGGCGTTGGCAAACTGCTGGTTGCCGAACATCTGGTTGACCTGCCCACCGAACTTCATGCCCTGGGCCATCCCACCCACGGTGGCCTGGGCTGCCATAATGCCTCCCCCCGCGAGCAAGCCTCCTGCCCACCCCACGGGTCCGGTGGTGGCGGCGAGTCCCGCCATGCCGGCCACTCCGAGGCCCAGGTTTGCCACACTCGCTACGCCCAAGGCCCCCTGTGCGGCGCCAACCATAGCTCCCGCGGCTCTCCGCCCAACCCGCTCATTGGGGTTCTGCTGTCCAGCCATCGAGTAGCTGAACGTCGGAGGGTACTGGGACATCCCCATCATCGGCTGAGAGGGCATCATCCCCTGCGCCATGCCATGCGATTGCATGGAGGACATGTGCATCTGATTCACTTGTTGGGATGTGATCATTCAGCCCTCAAAAATGAGCCCTTTGGAGGCATAAGTACAGTGTACCGCAAACATGGAGGTAACATGCTTGGAGTAATCACCGCGACCATGATGGTCGTCGGTCCAGTAGCCAATTGGCTACTGGACGAGAACGAAAAGATGGACGAGGAAGCCGCGAGGAACATGGAGCTCTTCAAGAGAGCGTGCGTAGGGAACGCGGCTAAGCAGTCGGGGGAGGAGCTGGAGGAGAGAGAGGTACCCCCTCGGGAATGGGTAGAGGTTCCCCCAGGCGACCCTGCCTGGGGAGGAAAGTCTGTCCGGCTAACGCCGCAGGAGGCGGCGTGGTGGATGGGGACGTGCCAAAAGCCGCAAGACCACATCCCGGAAATCCGGCGCATTACGCGCCTGCAGCCCTCGAGATGGGCCTGATGCTGTGTCCCCTCAACAGGGGACACAGGCTGGTAGAGATCGCAGAAGGTCTCTACCAGTGCCCGAAGTGTGGGGCTGGCCCCCGTGATGGGGGCCGATTCCCCTTTTGGGCCATTAGCTGTGTCGAGGTAGCGGAGCATGACGCGGAGGCCTTGGCGGTTCGCTATGACCCCCGACTGGGCATCTATGTGTCCAGCTGGCTCCAATGGGCCGTGGACGGTCAAGGCGCAGCGATAGCAGGGTCTGTATCCCAGGAACTGATTGAATACTTCTCCACTGCGAAGGAGAAGTCAGAGGGGTATCTGCCGGCCATTACGGAAGAAGGTAGTGGCTGTGGCCCGGAGCTGTCGGAGATGATGTACCCGACTCCTCTGGGGGAGAAGTTGCTCTGAACTTCTCAGTCGCTTTTGCGACAAGAAAGGTCTTCAGGATGGCCTTCTCAAATCTTGCGAGGGGCTCTGCCCCTTGCTCTCGAAACCACTTCTCGAAGGCGTCGATCTCTGTGTCGGCGTCTTTTAGTATCTGGCTTTTATCGGTCATAAAGAACTCGGAGGTAATTAATGCGAGAATTTCGTAACACGAGTCGTACAGGTGCAGTGAGGGTATGGAGTATCGCCGTATTCGGCAATGAGATCCACACCCAGTTTGGGCAGTTAGACGGCAAAATGCAAGAGGTCGTCGATCTCGGAGAGCCTAAGAACGTTGGCCGAGCCAACGAGATGACAGCAGAGGAGGACGCCGTTCTCCTGGCAGAGCGGATGGTCCTGAAGAAGACCCGGAAGGGCTATGTAGAGGTCGGAACGGAGTCGGACGAGGGGGAGGTGGACGTTATCTCTGCGGAGACGCTCCCCACGAACCTTTGCTTTTACAAGCCGTTCAACTCGATCACTGCGACCATGAAGCAGAAGATTGAGCAATCGGAGGCGTGGCTTCTTCGGAAGTACGACGGCGAGATGATGGTCGTCCGAAAGACCCTGGAAGGTCGGTGTGAGATGTACTCACGCAGGATGCTTCCCCATCACCACCTCGAGCCGGACATCCCGTGGACGGCTCGGTTTCCTCAAATTGTCCGGGACATCGAGCAGCCAACTATTCCCAACGGGACCATCCTCCTGGGGGAGATCATCGGGGCATCCGACGAGGACGATCGGTGGAACGTAGCCAAGGTGCTGAAGAGCAAGACGGACAAGGCCCTTCAGCATCAGAACGACGCGGACCTTCTTCGGTATGTCATCTGGGACGTGGCTTGGATGGATGGCCATCAGCTCCTAGGGACCACCAAGATCTCCATCCGACTGGACTGGGCCGAGGAATTTGCAAATAGTGCGTCCCACCTTGTGTGCCCGGAGATCTTTGTCGAGGGAGAGTACCCAGAGACCTTGGAAGAGATCATGGAGTTAGCCCACTTCCGCAAATGGGAGGGCTTCGTAGCCATCGATCCGAACGAAAGCTACGGGGATCGCGGCTTCAATCTTCGAGGCAAGGCAGAGCGTCCGAGAAATGCCTGCGCAAAGATCAAGCCGGTATTCGAGGATGATTTCATTGCGCTATGGGACCCGGACAACGGGATCGGAGCCTATGGCCGAGGGAAGTACACCGGCAAGTTGGGATCGGTCGAGCTCTTTCAGATCAACCATCTGGGGGAGACTGTGAAGATCTGCGACATGGGCAACGGCTGGAGCAAGCAGTTCATCGAGAGCAACTCGACTACGGACAGCTGGCCCAAGGTCGTCCAGGTCAAGTACGAGTCGCGGACCTACAGGTCTCGCGGAGACAAGACAGACGCTCTGCAGTTCCCTCGCTTCATCGTGGTGCGGGAAGACAAAGCAGAAAATGAGTGCATCAACCCCGAACTGTAGAGACGGCAATGAAGAACATAGCAGCAGAGCTGGAGCAGGCATGGAAAGAGGCCACGGACGAGAGCGGATTCCATGCGGAGGGACTCCTATCACGAGTGGCCGCAGAAAAGGCCGGGGAAAACTTTTACCGGCTCTTCTTCAAGAAGACTGGCATGCATGACGGCCTTGTTCGGGGGCTGTTCAACGATTGGTGCAAGCTTCCGCATGAGGAGGCTGCGGCGCTGAAAAAGGAGCATGGAGTCACCAATGGATTCTGTGCCTACATGGCCCGGTACATCGAAAATCGGACAGCGTGTGCGGGAATGTCTACCGCTGCGCATGTCTATGACGGGGCGGAGGAGGAGGTATCAGGTGAAGTACATTGAGATGAACGGCACGTTCTACGAGTGCCAACAAGAGTTGGCGGAGCTCCTGGAGTACGTCAGGTTGGAAAAGATCCGAGTGAAGATCTACAAGTTTCTTCGCCCTAAGCCCCTGACTGGGTACGTAAAGAGACGGCCGCGCCGACGCCTGTATGGCGAAGCGGCGCGGCCGTTGATCGTCTACAACTGCCGGTCGGAGATCGGCCGGTGGTTAGATGAGGACATCATCACTGAGATCCGGTACAGCAACAAGGCTCTCGGGGTAGACCCCATCTGGACGCAGAAAGAGGGAACTCAGATTGGGATGCCCTTGATCCTCCAGAGCTGCTTTTTTAGCATTCTCTGCGACCTGGCGCATCTCTGCTTCCTTCTGGCGAGCCTTCAGGGCGTCTGCGCGCATCTTGTCGATCTGCTTGCGCTTAGCCTGAACCTCATCTTCTGTGATGATGCCCTTCTCCACCAGGAGTGCTTTGAGTGCTGCGATGGTGGTGTCGTGGTCTTCTACCGCCTCGCCAATGACATTGTCATTCTGAAACAGGCCCTGGACCTCTTTGGCGAGCCAGTCGATGCCCCCAGACTGGATCTTTTCGACAACTTCAAGGCGCTTTTCGATGCTTTTCTTAGACATCTGTTACTTCCTCTTCTTTGTATAGTTTTACTGCTTTGTGCATTTCTTCGATGCCGTCTTCCATCTCCTCCACAACCTCTTCGATGAGGTCAGGATCTACAGGGGCCCCGTTGCAGGGGATCTGAGCTGGGGGAGTGGGGGACGAATCTCGAGGAAGGTATCTAGAACGCAAGATGAGGACCAGCGTTTGCTGAATGGCGGCCCTTTGTTCGAGTTCTGAGATCTGCTGGAGCATGTCGCCGACGGTCTTCTTTTTTTGCCGAGGCATATTATTTTCTCCTTTTTGCTGTCATAACAAATTTGCGAGGAAACCGCGAGACCTCCGGAGGAAGCAAAGAAGTACACGCCGCACCTTGGGCGCACCGGATCATTCGGGAAAGCAGGGTGTGTTTTAGGACCCCTTCACCCACTTGGGATTGTCTTTATCCTTGGTCTTCTTAGGGCTCCACTTAGCCTTATCCGCCCAGTAGGCTGCGGACATCCGGCCGCGTGAGATGTTCTTCCGATGGCGAGACTTGAAGGCTTCCCTCTGTCCTGCGGTCTGGTTGGTCTTCACGCCTTGCTGACCGAAGCGGATGGTCTTGACCTTGTCCCCTTCTTTAGCCACAACAATATGCGACTTTGTAGGGTGTCCGGGGGTTCTCTTTGCTTGGTTGTACCCGGAGACTCCTGCTCGGGCTAAACGCGGATCCTTGGACGCCGCAGCCTCCTTGGCCTCGGCGTAGGAGGCAGTTTTAGGACTGAGATCCGCAAGAACTTGCTGGTTGAGGGCTTCTTGTGCCCCTCTCTTGCCTGCCCGCATCCTTTCCACGTAGCGTCGAGTTCTTTCGATACGCTCGGGGTCGTGCATGCGCCCTGTTACGGGGTTTCTGCCCTGGGCCTGTAAGTCCCGGAACTGCTGCAGCCTGTGGCGATACATGCCCAGCCCCGCCAGAGCTCCTGCTCCTGCGATTCCCGCTCCCAGGGCCCGGCGGCCTCCTACTGCGACTCCTGCCCCAAGAGCTGCGGGAAGAAGACCGACCCCGACACTGCGCCCGAAAGCTTGATTCTTAGAGAAATCGTCGTGTCTGGGGTCGATAAACCCATCACGTCGAGGCTTAGCTAGAAACTCTGGGAGAATATCCGCCTTCTTGATGCTAGTTCCAGAGGCCAAGCCGTGTGAGCTGTACTGCTGACCCTTGCGAGTTGCCTCAGACTTCCTGCGGGACGCGGCAGCGAGACGCTTGCGGCCCGATTCCGTCTTCTTGAGTCCCTCGGCCTTCTTCTTGGGAAGGTAGACGCCACTGCCGCCAGGACCCGGCTTGTCCTTGCCGGAGTAGCCCCACTTCTGCTTTGTCCACTTCTTCAGAGAGTTGTTCTGAGACGTGGGCTTAGCTCCGGAGTAGCCGCCGCCCTTTTTCTTGTAGATGTTGGTTGCGAGCTGCATGGCTCTCGCAGAGTGCTTTCCGCCCATCTTGGACTTGGCCTCGCGCTTTGCGGCTTCCCACTTGGCGGGATCGGTCTTGGTGGCCGTAGCGGCGGACTCTTTGATCAGATCGCCGTCTGGGTGCCTACGGACCTTGCCGGAAGCAATCAGTGCCTTGAGGGCTTGCTCGAGATCGTCTTCCTTGACACGCTTGCGCAAGGCCTTCATGCCTGCAGCTCCGCCCTCTGCGCTCAGTGCTTGCAGCAGCTGAGACTCAGTAGAGGCCGCCTTCTTGGTAGTTCTCGACGCAATGAACCTCTCTCGGGCAGAAGGGCTTCGGGGCCGCAGCTTCTTTTTGATAATACCGGCCTGGATCTTATCGGGGAGCTGAGACTGCCTGCCTTTGAGGGCGGGGTGCTTGTCCAAGGCCTCTGAAAATGCTGCCATCTTCTCTTCGCCGTAAGTGCTCATTTCTTTTCCCAGTCTGTGGACACGGAGTCTTTAGTGATTGGTCCCCCGCCCGCCCAGGTGTAGCAAGTACGGGCAGAGTGGCACTTAAAGTGATGCATGTGGCAATACCCGAGGTGGCCATCTTCCTGCACCATGCCCGGCATGCAATCCTGCATCCTCGGAGAGACATCAAAGGCCACACAGTTTGAGCACTTTGACTTCTTGGCTACCGCCGGAGTCGTTTTCCAGTGCGCAGCCAGGCGCTTCCAATACCCTTGATCAGATAGATTCAGGGGGCCGTATTGGATGTGGTCGGCCTGGATCGACTTATTGCGGTTCTTTGTATTGGCCTTGAGGTCGCGAGTCGCAAGCGGACACGCTGCAGCCTCTTTCGATCCGCCGAGGTGATAGCCGCAGCTTGAGCACTTTTCCGCGCCAGCATGGTTCATGTGCCCGCACTTGGGGCACTTGACCTTGCCGGCCGCAAGCTTAATCAGCTCCAGAGTAAATCCCGAAAATAAACGCATATCTACCTCAAATACGGGCTGGCCATCCCAATACGGACTAGCTCGTCATTAATGCTTTCTTCTGACGGAACCCCATTGTCGTCGATGGGCCAAATGATCGCCAGGTATCGCCCGTACTTGCCCTTGCCGAGGGACTTCATTCGGACCTTCTTGCCGAGGATCTTCTCCTTGACGTAGTCGCGAGCCTCTCTTGCGGCAATCTTGGTTGCTTCAGTGCCGCCTCGGATCTCAGCGGTGTCGATGCCGTAGAAGCGCAGTTTGACCTTGATGGCAGACACCTTGAAGCCCAGGTCTACCGTAGCCGTTGCGGTATCTCCGTCGTAGACAGACAAGATCTCCGCATCGTAGGTGTACATGGAGTTGGGGCTATGATCCATTGAACTTCCGTCGGTTGAACTCTCTGCTTACTGCGGAGAGGTTCCCCTTTCCGTTACCGCCACCCTTAGAGATTGGGGTCTTGTGGTCGACCTCCCGAGGATCTCCCTTCTTTAGCCCCATCTTTCTTCGGGCCTGGTTGCGGAGACTGCGATTAGAGACCTGATCAGGCTTACCGTGGTACTCGGCGTACTCTTGCTTGTAGTCTCGAGGAGCACGGGCAAGCTTCTGTCCGGCCAGCCTTCCGAATTGGGCCTTGGCGCGATGACCGGGCGGGCGCATGTTCGGGCCCAGTACGGTCTTGACCACATGCTTCGGCCCGATGTCTCCGATGACCGCGTAACCTTTCCCTCTCTTAAGGGGGACGTGGTAGGTCTGCCCCTTGCGGAGCTTCATGCTTGGGATCTGAGCCTTGATCTTGGCGACCTCGTAGGTCGACCCCGGAGCGCGCTCTGCGATGCGATCTTCTACGTGGCCGGCAGTCTTGTTCACCTGCTTGAACTCGCGGATGTGCTTACAGTCCGCCTGCTCTCCCTGCGCCGCCACAGACTTCTTGAATCTCCAGTCTCGGCAGGTACAGCCGAGGCGGTTTGATCCGCGCAGCTTGACGATCTTGTAGGACTGGGAACCGTCCCTACGTGCGGTGCGGCTCCCCTCCGTGCCGGAGACCGTGCTCAGGACCTTGCCGGTCTTGAGACGGTTCATGCTGTCGACGTGCATCTTGAGCTTGTCGTCAGCTCGAGCATCTCCCGCAAGCTCCTTAACGAAGGACTTGCGGGAGGAGTTCGCAACTACCCGGTCCCAGTCCTTATCCTTAGAGTCGAAGTGCGCCCCTACCCTAGAGGTCGCCCTCTTCTTTTCTCGAGACTGGAGAAAGCCCGTCAACTTCGACTTCATGTCGTCGAAGAATCCCGCTTCCTTCAGGATCGAGTCAATGAGGTCCGGGGAGTGGGGCATTTTGGCTCAGGCAGATAAGAAGGCTTTTACTCGGGACTCTAGGGTCGATCCGTTAAGGGTGTCCTTGAGGATGCTTTGAAGAGGGTAGATGGTAAGACCCTTCTTCTCCCTGGCAGTCCGGTAGTCGTAGTTCTGTGCCATCATAACGGATCTGGGGTCCGTGGGGTTGTACTTCGCGTACAGGTCCGCGTTGTTCCCGATCTTACGCCACCAATTCGCAATGATAACCGCCGCCTGCTCAAGGGTAGCCCGGTAGAAGATGGAGTCTCCAATCTGGTCCAGCTTGTGAGTTGCTTGGCAGTGCGGGCACATTACAAATCCGGTCTCCTGCGCAAGCCCTCCAGGAATGAGGCCATCGCAGCCTCGGACAGACTTGGACGTAGACATCGCCAGGTCGAAAGGCTTGAGCTTTGGGGACTGGGCGTGTCGCCGACAGACGAACATCATCTCGTCTCCGCCACCATGAAGCCTCTTACCCGACTCCCAGAAAGAGAGAGTGAAGGCAATCGGCTTCTTCATGGAGCGGTCTGACCTGAACCAGATCTGGATCTTGAAGTCAGCTCTCTTCGCCATCTCCTTGGCCGACTCGTCGGCCGCTTCCAGGATCCGCTGGTTCAGGCGATTGGTAATACGCTCAATATCTTGCGGGGAGTGGGGCATCACATCCCTCCGTCTTGGATAGTGGAGACGAACGCGCCGACCCCTTTTCTGTTGCTTAGGCTGCGGGTAACGCCGGGGTCATTTCTATTGCCTCGGCGAAAGGGCAAAGGGATTGTGGACACCGACTCAGTCACCACCGTGTGGGACCCCTTGGCCTTGGGAGAAGATGCCCCGCCCTTTCCTACTACCGGGGACTTGCGTGGCGTCTTGTGAGTCTTGTGAGCTTGCAGTACGGGTCCGATCTCGGAAAATGCCTGCAGGAGGTCTCCCCAGATCATCAGAACCCAGACGAACGAGGGCTTGTTCTCGTCGGAGAGGAAGTACTCCTTTCGCACGGACACGATAAAGTCTGATCCCTCCTCGGGGACTCTCAAGACTTCGAGCATCAGGCCAGACCAGGCCCTCTCCGGGCCCACTACTCTGAGGAGTGCCTTATGGGAAGTTCTGTCGTCGTTGGAGCTTTCTTCGATCAACTCGATAATATTCGAGGCTGTTATGTGTCTCTCTAGCATTTCACATATCCCGCAGGAACTCGTTAATCAGAACGGACGCTATTAGGTCTGCCGATTCTGGGTCGTCCACGGAGGCCGTCTTTTCTGCGTCCAGCTCCTCCCACGATAGATGCTTGCACGGGGCGCCTCCGGCCAAGGAGTCCAGGGACTTGCCCTCCGGCTCGCCTCCTTCTCGGGGCCAGGCACAGCAGATCTCGTTGCCACACACTTTGGGCTGGCAACTACCGCGACGTTCCTCTCCGATGAAGTGAAACGTACACCCGGGAGGCACAAAGTCCTGAACCTGGGGATAGTCCCTACAAAATTGGGGGCGCTTTTCATAGATACTACAACTTCCAACACACGCCATCTCACACCATCCTGCAGCAGATTGCTTTTTCTACGTCTTTGATCATAGGACTAATCTGAGACCCACAAAAGAACAGGCAGTCCTCCGCGGTCTCAGGGTCCACAAAAAGCTCTACGCCGAATAGCGTCTCTAAGCGGACGCCCTCTGGGAGCCAGGCGGTTAATTGCTCCTTATCTTGCACTACGATGAAAGTGATCGGGACTCTTTGGGCACGTAGCTCTTGGACCGCAAGACAGCAGGCCAGAAGTGCGTCTCTTAGTGCCTCCTGGATCTCGAGCTCCGCGTGTTGGCGGACCATCTGGTAGGGAGTGAGCAGGGAGGACGGGTCCTCCTCTCCCCCGGACATCACCGATCTCTCGACCAGCAAGTCCTCGCCTTTGGTGTAGAGGACGCGGACGGGCTTATCCCTGCCCCGAAAGGCATCCTGGAATGCCTCCATAAGGCCGGTCACGGTGGCTCGGGGAATTGAGTGGGACTCGGTAACTCTGACCCTACGAGTCTTCTTGGGCTCCATCATCCCTCCTTCCCTGTTCGCGCTTCTTCAGCCAGTTAATGAAGTCTCGCATCATCTGGCTGATTGTAAGTTTTTTGGAGGCTGCGTAGCTCTTTAGGAATGCGGCCTGCTCTGCCGTAACTCTTACCTGGAGTCTCTCGTCTTTCTTCATCACGACACCTCATATTCGCCGTACAGACCCACAGTGGTAGGACCGGTCACTACGGCGAGAGCGTCGTCCAGGTTAAGCAAGAAGTACTCACAGGCTCTGTGCTCTCCATACATCTCTCCCACCTGGTTACAGAATCGGAGAAATCCACGATAAATGATCTTATCCCCCTTCTCAAAGGGGATAGAGCCTCCCCGCTTGGGGGTGATGTCCAGGACCTCGGCTACCCCCTCAGAGGTGACTTCCTTGTCCACATCCTTGGGGATGAATATGCCGCCTGCAGTCTTCTCTGCGTGAGGGAGGGTCCTGCACAACGCCCACCCCGGCATGGGTCGAATCTTCATGACTACCCCTGCACGAAGTCTGGGGCATCGGTGTCCGTGGGGATGTGGCCGGTGTCATCGCCAGACTCTACCGCACCGGCCTTGGCCGTCCCGTCAGAGTGGAACTGACGATCCTGGGTAAGGGAAGACAACTGCTCTGTGAGCCAAGAAGGCGCTCGCTTGCGTCGTGCGGAGTCAAACAGCCCATCCAGGTTGTCGGCGTACAGGACGTCAGGACCGCACCGCCACAGGACGATGGAGCGTACCTGCCCCGCCTTGTCGACGACCTGGACCTGCTGGATAGCAACGTCAGCTGCTGCCACCACTTTCCTGCGCTGGTTGGAGTAGGTCGGGGTCTTGGGTAGTCCTGAAATTGTCATGTTTCTTTTCCTCTGGGTGTGCGGTCAGTTCCGAAATCCCCGGAACAATGGTTTTGGGTAGGCGACACCCACAGCGATACTGGAGAGTTTCGGAGTTGTAGTGGGGTACGAGCGAAATCTTTCCCCCACAGACGGGGCAGTCGTCCTTCTCGATGCCTTCAATTCCAGGGACATCGGATACCATGATCCCCTTGTCCATTAGGGCGTGAAGGATCAAATCGAGCTTGTACTCGAGTCGGACTAAGTCGTCGGTCATAGGTCGTCGTCCTCATCGAACTCCTCGTCCATTCCAACGTCCGAGGTGAACTGCGCAAACAGGTTCATCTCTTCTGGGCTGGGAGGAGCTGGCGGAGCCGGACGCTCTGGCGCAATCTTCGACAGCAGCAGGGTGGCCTGCTCCTTGCTGATGGGAAGATCGAACATCTGTCCGTCGGCCGCGATCCGCATGGAGAGGCCCCTCTTGTGGTTCTCTGTCAGGGGATGTACGTCAATTAGAGCTACAATTTTCATGTTTCCTTCCTACGAACCGAACGAAGTCGAGCCTTCTTGCCTGAGATACCGATGCCTTCCGCAGGGCGGAACTTGACCATCTGCATATCCTTGAGCTTGTCTAGCTTTTCCCTCATGTCCGACTTCTTTTTGTCCTTGACTCTCTTAGTTACGATGTCTGTGTACTCTGTAAATGCCTCTACGGCGGCTTCTCCGCCGATAGACGCCTGTGCGACAGCCCTAGTAGCTGCCATCCCTTGGGCCACTCTGCTGTTGAAGACCATCAATAAGACCACTTCCATCAGCGAACCGTGCTTCGGCGGCTGCTTGGAGCAGTCGTACAGAACGTTGGCTCGGGCCCAGCCCAACGGAGTGTTTAGCCATTTCCCAGGGCTTCCTGGTTCAGCGAGTCCTGCACGCGTTCCAGGAACCATGCGAGGTTTTGGGTGATCAGGCTGAAGATGGGGGATGACAGCTTGCGGACGTGACTGAGGCGACGGTTAATCGACTTATCGCTCACGGTGCCGTCCCCGTCCCGGACTGGCGGCCACTTGACCCCGTTGACCTCTGCAATGTGAAAAGCCAGGGCCCACTCGTTAGACTTCCGTAGGAAGGCCCGAGTAGTCATGTCGCCTTCCTTTGCGAGCTCGTTGTCGACGTAGCCCTCTTCGAGATCCGTCACGGTGCGGAACTTGACGATCAGCTTATTTGGGATGATCGGAACGGCCTGAGTAGCCTCACCGTTCATCAGGTAGTGCCCGATGTCGATGCTCGTGGAGATGCGATCCTCGACGGCCTTACGGAGCTTCTCGTTCTCGGTGAGGGTCTCCTCTTCCTCTTCCTCCACCTGCGCCGCTGGGATGTTCTGGGGAGCGGAGAGACCGTCGGAGTCGTACATGGTCTCTGCGGCCTCGGCCTCGGCACGCTCTACTGCCGCAGCGTTGGTTGCCTCTGCAACCGCCTGCAGGCCCGCAGTAGTCTTGTCTGACAGCTGTGTAGCCTGAGCAGGAGCCTCCCAGGAGGTGTTCACCTCGTCAAAGCGCGGGGTGTTTTCCAGGTCCCCGGGACGCTGTCGCTCTCGCGACTTAGCCCGCGCAATGATGTTCTTGTACTTCTCTTTGGCGGACGAGGACGGAGGCTCGTCGTGAAAGGACACCGAGCCTCCCCTCTGGCCGACCGGGGTCTTCTTAGGCATCGGGGCTCTCCTTTGCGGGCTCGCCCTGCTGCTTGCCCAGGATGCCCTGTGCGACGACGCGGTCTGTGAGGACCTTGAGCATGAACTGGTCCTTGAGCATCTCCTGAACCAACAGCGTGTACAGCATCTGCGGAGGCACGGCCTCTCCCTGCTCTCGGGAGGGGACGTATACATTCAGAGTGCCATCGGCATGGAAGACTACAGCGCAGTCTTCCTTCTTGAGGTCGATGGGATGGGAAACGGCTTCGGGGGTATCCATTCTTCTAATCTCCTTTAGTCTTTTTTCTGTGCGTCGACAGGGGCTTTGCTTTTCGTCTAGATGTCGGCTGATGCCGATCCGTGGAGGGTGGCAATGCGGCGCTCCCACGATAGAAGGGGCCCTTTACAGCTGTTTGGGGACTGCCGAGTTTGGCTAGGACAAGGGAGGCCACGGATCTCGGAGCCCCGTACCACTTGTGGGCACAGGCCCCGCACGTATTCCGCGGAGCACTGCCCAGAGGGTACGTCGTTGTGACCTGCGCACTCTCGCAGGAGGGGCACCCCGCCGCACGTCCCTTGCTGGGCCTCGAGCCTCCAATGGCGTCAATGACGTCATCGGCCGCAGATCTCCCAGCCGAGGGCTCGGGGGTGCGTCTTTCCGCGTCTGCACGGAACTGGTTGATGGGGTTATTTGGGTCGTCTGGCGAACTCATATGCCAGATGTACTAACAAACGTGCTTACAGTCAACCCGATTTATGAAGTTTTAATATCTTCACCTGAAACTCGTTGGCGCATTGAACACATCGCCAGACGGAGGCTTCCTTCTCTGTCCGCAGTCTTTCCGCTTTCGGGGCCAGGCACTTTGGGCACCGGGCTCGGCTAAGGAGGGGCAGCTTCACGGCACGGTCACCGGGATCTGGAGGGAGTATTTGCATCCCACTACTGAGCCCCCCACGTCGGCCAGATCGTTTCCATATTCGTCGTGGGGACGATCTACTGCGATGAGCATAAGGTCGAAGAACAACTGAAGGGTCTCCCCGGAGGACATAGGAACCTCATCGCTAAATTGGACCCGAGCCTCGCAGACTATTTCCTTCGTGGTCGCCGGGTACCCAAAAGAGTTCAGAGTGTCTACCGGGATAATCTGAACTCCCAACAGCGCTTCTTGTGAGGCCGACTGCTCCATTGTCGCCACATACCCCGTAGGGTACGCGCCGTCCGCGTACACCGGCACGACATTAAAAGATAGAGTAACAACCCCGCTGGATTCCGATACCAGGAGATTTGTGTAGTCGGTCACGGGGATAGTAGCGCTCCGACCCTTGATCGTTCTGGGTATCTCATCGCTGAGCTGCGGTCGGGCCTTTCTCCGGGCCCATGCCTCCCGGAAAGAGTGCTTCAGGATCTTCTCGGCAGGGGCGGTATAGCTCGCGCCCCACCAGCCGTAGCGATAGAGGATGAATCCGTCGACCAGAGAAGCTACCGTCGTGGCGCTTAGTCCGGGATGAGTCGGAAGACCCTCTCGGGCCTGCTTACGGATCTTGGCCTTCGCGAGCGGGAGCACGGGGACAGCGGAGAACACGTCCGCCAGGTTGGCCGACTGCTCCGCCAGGGAATGCGTCATCACTTTGTAGGAAGGCATCGGTTACCTCTTCTGGGACAGGACTATCGCGCGGGCAAGGGCCGTGAGACCCAGGGCATTTCGGGCGGAGCCCTTGGCGGCCTTAACCCGAATCCTATCACCATCCTGGACCCGGTACTTCAGCGAAACCTGCTCCCATCTCTTACCTGACCTTTTTTCGACTCCTAACCGCGCACCAGCACTTAACTTTCCATTTTTTCGCAGGAAAGAGGCTATCGTCTGGCCGGGAACTGGGATAGTTTCATTCACGAAAGTTGTCCTGATAAAAAGTTCGACATAAAACAGCATAACCACTACGTCAGAAAATCCATAGCCGCAGGAGAAGAGCATGGCACGACGAGGCAGACGGGGAAGCCTTTCCCCCAAGACGTACTTCCCTTCCACCGGGGACCAACTTCAACTTACAGAAGAGGGGCTTCTCTGGGAGTGCGCAAAGAGCAACACCACTACTACCCCCCGGGGGGAGAAGATCCGGTACGCTCTTCTGATTGGCCTCCTTGCGGACGACGACGACCTCATCGTCCTGGCCATCCATGATCGAGACGAGCGCATCTGGCTGGATGACGTAGATGTCATTCACCGCAGGATTGTGGGCGAGGAAGGGCCTCTGCTCCGCTCGTATGACTGGAGCAAAGAGTCCCAGACATGGAAGCAGCGTCTAAAGGATTCGTAGCCCCCTGAGGATAGCCATCACGAAGCGGGATAGCGATGAGATCTGAATTTGATCTTCCGGGTTCTTCTCAGCCCGGCCTCGGACTCTCGCTAGCTCGTTCTCGGTGAGCATCAGTGTCTCGTAAGTACCAAACTCACTGTAAACGCAGATTGCGTTGTACGTGGACTTGGCGGAGTGCTTCTGCTCCTGGTTGTTTATAATTTGGATGCGCCCAAACATTTCTTTGTCCTTTTTTTGTAGTATTGCTTACGGAGGCAAAATACCTTAACACGCCCCGGTAGCTCAGCTGGATAGAGCATCGGCCTTCTAAGCCGAGGGTCCCTGGTTCGAGTCCAGGTCGGGGTACCACCTTACTTGAGGACACTGAGATGTGGGATCTACCAACCCTCCGGAGATTGAACGATGAGAGGGCCAACTACCTCCGTAAAAGAGGAGGGAAACCTGGGCATAACCAGACTGAAGAAGACCTTAGTAGCGGAGCCCGACTACGTCGGGATCGCGATAAGGTGGTACCGCCTGTCTCAGACCAATAAGGACCCCCGATTCTTTACGAACTACCAGCACTACCTGAGGGTTGCGGAGGAATTGGGGCAGTGCGTACGAAATGATGCAGGGGACACCCAAGAATGCCATCTGGGTCTGTAGCTCAGTCGGTTAGAGCGCTCGTCTTATATGCGAGAGTGCCTCGGTTCAACTCCGAGCAGACCTACCCATAAAAACACAGAGGAACAAATGAGCCTACTAGACGAACTCGCCGCACTTATTGAGATGCTGGCAGAACACGAAGACGACTGCGAAAAGATCGACGCTCGCGAATACGGCTGGAAGACCGCCAATCGGAACCTTCGAAAGACGACCCTGGCCCTAGAGAAGCGCCTCAAGGCGCTCCGCAAGGCCAGCATTAATCTCGAGAAGTAGAGTCGGGAGTAGGGAGAGAGGCTGGAGCCTCTCTCCCTCTCCCCTGCCTCAGAAACCCAACGTACATAACTTTGGGAGACACGACGATGCGCAAGCCCCCCTGCCAAAAATGTGGATCTCACCACGTCTATCTCCAGTCCACCAAAATGAACTGGCGAGACGAGGTGTATCTAGGATGCTATGTCTGTGGCTGGAGACTCTACGGAGAACCTCAGGTTCAGACATATGTCCTCCAGTACTCTTCAAACTTCGAAAAAGCTGAAAAAGCTGAGTCCGCTCGCCTTCTCCAGGAGGCAGAAGATCGGAAAGAGGCGGAAGCCCGAAAGAAGAAGAGAGAGCGGGATAGGAGATACCGAGAGAAGCAGCGCATGCTCCGTCTCATGCCTTCCGAGATCCCAGGATTCCCTTATCGAGTTGGAGATGAAGACCCCGACCTGCGTCTCATCTGGGCGGGGCCTCAGGAGGAAGGGGACCTCCCATCCTGCGCCTGGCCTCCCTGCGAGGGAAGAGGTCGCGAGAAATCCATGTACTGCTCCCGTAAATGCGGAGTTCGTGTGGCTCACCGCAGGGATAAGCTCCGCAAAAAGGAAGCTCTTTCTGCTAAAAGGGCATCATAGCTGCGCCCTGATGGCGGAATCGGTAGACGCACGGGACTTAAAATCCCTGGCCTGTACAGGCGTGTGGGTTCGATTCCCACTCGGGGCACCATTACACTTTCGAGGGACCGATGGACCAAATGAAGTTCGCATTGATTGAGGCGCTAGGCCTTGCTAAGGAGGTACGCCAATGTCCCTGCGGGAGCAGAGAAGAGTTAAAAGACGGGGAGACTCGGTGTAAGAAGTGCTCAGGGGATTCCGAGAGCCCGAAGGAATAATTCGGCAGAGCTGGGCTGCCCTTCTTACGTACCTCCTTTTATGCGTAAGGAAAAGAGACCGGACCCAGACCGTCCCGGGACGGTCTCCCCAGCCCCCCTTTTTCTTGGCGGCCCCTATGTCGCCCCTGCACCTCAGGCAGGACAAATCTGAGGGCGACACGGACCTTTAGAGGTAGAAGCCGATGTCAGTATAAACCTTAGGCTCGTGAGACTCGGGACACTTAAGCGAGGGTGGCGGAATTGGTAGACGCGCCAGATTTAGGATCTGGTTCCTTAAGGAGTGGGGGTTCGATTCCCCCTTCTCGCACCATTTTAGGAGAGATGACCGAGTGGACGAAGGTGCTCGCCTGGAACGCGAGTGTAGGGCAACCTACCGTGGGTTCGAATCCCACTCTCTCCGCCACCTTACCTCTTCTTTGGAGACCCAATGATCAAACCAGGCACGCGAGTATCCCACCATGCTTATGGTACGGGGACGGCTATGCAGCGAGAAGAAGGAAAGGGCTCTACTATTGTTCTCGTCAAGTGGGACAGCCCGGAGCTTGGGGCATTTCCGGAGGATAAGTCCCCCTATGAATATGAGTCCTTCTGGACCGACGAGGCAGATCTTCAACCGGAGTAATGGGGTATGGTGAAGCGGTATCACTTCGGTTTTTGGCGCCGACGTCTCAGGTTCGATCCCTGGTGCCCCAGCCACAATAGGAATGTTCCGGTATAGCTCAGTTGGTAGAGCAGCGGACTGTTAATCCGCGGGTCACAGGTTCGAGTCCTGTTGCCGGAGCCATGGGGGATTAGCTCAGTTGGGAGAGCGCCAGCTTTGCAAGCTGGATGTCATCGGTTCGATTCCGATATCCTCCACCATTTAGAGGCCGCATAGGGACGCCAATGCGGAGTCGGGCAGAGAACTAGAGATCTAACAAAGAGGCACGCACCTCAAGAGATGCCCATGAAGTGCTGCGGCTGAGAGTTCTGGTAATTGGCATACAGCCAGATCTCGTCTGATTGCTATAGTTCTTTGCCTTCCTCGGGAGAGCCCCAGCATTTATTTGCCGGGGCTCTCTTTTTAGGTCTTACTCGCCGGTGTCTTCCGAGCCAGTGTCCTCACCGGAGTCACCCGAGTCAGCGGTGTCTCCGGGGACAGATGCGGTATCTTCAGAGCCAGTGTCGTCGTCCTTGTCGCCACAGCCTGCAATGAGGAGCAGTGCGAACAGGGGAAGAATGTACTTAGTCATAGCGTCTCCTTGCCATTAAATTGGCGACCCGCAACGTATCTGCCTATCACTACCCCTGCCAGTGAGGGCTAATATGGGGGCTTTTTAGGTCATAAATATAGTAGAGGAAAGGCAATACCGCCCTTCTCTATTCAGGAGGTCGCCATGACCCACGAAGAACGCATGAAGAAGATGCAGCGCATTGAAGCGCTGCTCCGCAAGGGCGGGGCAGAGAATCTTCGTGAGGCCCTGCGCCTCACGAAGGAGCTCTCATGAAAGAGAGCTTCAACGAAGTCCTCCCGATCATCGCCGTGCTGGCGGCGGTGATCGGGATGGCGATTGCCGTCCCGGAGGGCCTCGAGAGGGAGGACCGACGCATCTGCATCCAGTCAGAGGGCTGGGTGCGGAACAACGGGGCACCACCGACGGTGGTGCCTGAATGGTGCTACGAGCAGGGGTTCCTCGAGCGCAAGTAGCGCTCGGGGGCCTCGGCCCTTCGGGGCTTTCTTAGCTCATGCCTCGATGGGCTCTGGCGGGATCAAAAGAGGGACACCAAATTCTTCCTCTATTCCGTCTCCCAGTGCCTCCATCAGCATGGCCATGATGTAGACCATTTTCTCGGCTACTTCCTGGTCGCTGATGACGATGACCGCGCTTCCTCCATCGCTGGAGTAGTACGACGCACAGTCGTCATCATGGAAGTCCGTCAGAGTCTTTACTGCCTTAATGCACTCAGAGGGGGGCTTCTTCATGGAGACGATCCTTTCTTAGAGCATAGCTCACGGACCCGCATAATGCCTCATAGGGTAAAAACAAGGAGAAAAAGAGGCATAAATAATCTACTGGGGAAGACCATACTACCGCGCTCTCGCGGAAGTCTCCCTTTCCCAGCTGGTGACTATCATGAGCACGATCAAGAAGAACATCGCCTCCGCCGCCTCCGCAGCCGCAAAGAGTGACGTCTACCTGAAGATCTGGGACACGTCCCTGGACGTCGTAAAGACCGCCATCTCGACTGAAGAGCGGATGCACTCGGCATCGCTCGACGCGCAATCCAGCCTCCTGGCCTCCGCCCTGAAGGGTGCGGAGACCGCAGCGCGCTGTCCACCTCGAGTCCGTGGCCAGCGGGCGGGCGGCCATCAAGGCGATGGAGGGCGTCTCCAACGCCGCCATCGCGGCGTTCGCACCGGTGGCCATGGCCCAGGCCCAGGCCCAGGTAACCAGGGCGGGGGCCGAGGCCCTGAACGCGGAAACGCGTGCAGAGGAGGCCGGGGTCAAGGCGGCCAACTCCAAGACCGAGAGGGTCAAGGCTGAGACCGCGCGGGAGACCGCGCGCCAGGCGCGGTACACCAACGGCGCCAGCGCCTCCGCCATCTGAGAGAAGAGCCCCGCCCCCTTCGGGGGTGGGGCTCCCCCTGGGGAGGGATTTCCTTTTTTAACCGTCCTATCATGGAGGAGATGACATGCGAGATGACATGAAAAAGGTCCTGGTCACTCGACCGCGACTTGGCAGTAGGTTGAAGAACGGAGCGGTTCGGGCGCTCCGGAGGGAGCGCATCTACGAGGACTCCGAGCCCTCGACGAAGTCGGGGATGAAGCCGGCCAACAGGAAGTACTCGGAGAGGAAGTACCTCAACGAGTATCTGAACCCGTTGATCCGCTTCCTGGGCTCCGTGGTCGGAAGGCCGTGGGACAAGATCCACTCGGAGATCCGAGAGAAGAGTCCGTCGGACTCGGCGGTTGGTGCCCACATCTACCAGCACTTGTGGGACTACGTGGAACGGCGCCCTGTGTGGAAGGACGGGGTGGTGGGTCGTACGGGATGGGGCGGTTGGCGCCCCTTGGAGGCCAAGCAGGGGCAGGGGTGGGGTGGGTTCTACGTGGACAAGCACGGGATCTTGCAACGAAGTCCGGCCCCGAAGAAGAGGGAGAAGAAGGCCGATCCGAACGTGCGGAAGATCTCCGATCTGGAGTTCTACATCCGCCGGGAAGACGGTGTCTGGTTCTTCCTCCGAGTGGAGCCGCAGCTGTGGGGCGAAAGGCCCTCCTGTATTGACCCTGCGAGGATGAACCGGTACCTGACCAATCCGGGTCTGGCGCGCATTCCGGACGGGCTCTCCTTCACGATTCCCCGTAGGCACTCTTTGATGGAGTTCCGAACGGTGTCGAAGAAGGAGAAGAAAAAGGCAGGCCTGTGATGCCCCCACTGTGGGGTAAGGTGAGGTGTCCGGGGGTTCCCCGGCACCTTTTCTTAGCCCCTGGTGTATCTTGGAGCCTATGAACAAATCCTTTGTCGTCAGAATGGCCAAGGAGTTTAAGTCGCTTCCGAGCAACCTTAGGCACCTGACCGGCGTAGCGTCCACATTGCTGGGGCTACAGATCACATACCTGGTCCTGGACGTGATCTATGACCTAAACCCCGGAGCGTACTCCGGGTCCCGCATGGATCCAATAATGGCTACCTTGGAGGGGGCTCCCATGGCCCCCCTCTACTTGGTCTGTACCGTGTCGTACCTGACAGCCCTCTACTCCGTTCTGGACTTCAAGCAGAAGAGTGTGGCGCTGTTTATGGAGGCCGTGAACACAAATAGTATTGTCGTGCGTCTCAAGCCGGACGCGACCATCATCGAGGCCAATCAATATTTCTGCGATCTGTTGAAGATCGATAAGGACACCGTGCCCGGCATGCAGCACTCGTCCTTCGTAAAGGATCAGGTACGCGGCAGCCGCACATACAAATACTTCTGGAAGAAGCTCAGGGAAGGCCTTCCATACAGAGGGACCTACGAGAGAGTTGCGACGGACGGAACGTCTGTGTGGGTCACCGGGACATACATCCCTCTCAAGACCAGGGATGGGGCGGTATTTGAGATCTTGAAAGTAGCCAATGACGTCACCGAGCAGATTCAAGACAGAATGGAACTGCAGAGTAAAAACACATACTTAGAGCACGCCGCAAAGATCCTCCGTCACGACATGCACTCTGGCATCAATACATACATACCTCGAGGCATTCGGTCCCTGGAAAGACGTCTGATGTCATGCCCCGAGATCGTCGAAAAGCTGAACCTGCAGATGCCTCTTCGCTTGCTAAAGGAGGGGCTCGCCCACACCCAAAAAGTCTACAGCGGCGTGAAGGAGTTCACCAACCTCGTAAAGCCTGGGGCAGAGCTTGAGATGCAGGTCCATGACCTAGGAGATCTTCTGCGAGACTATCTCTCTGCGACCTCCTACAAGAGCCAAGTAGTTCTTGGGGATCTTCCGGCGGTGGAGGTAAATGGTCCACTGTTTTGCACAGCCATTGATAACTTGATACGAAATGGCCTAAAGTACAACGACTCCCAGACAAAGGTAGTCAGAGTAGAGTCTGAGGACGGCAACCACATTGTCATCATCGACAACGGTCGAGGAATGACTAAAAAAGAGTTCGAGGAATACTCGAAGCCCTACGTTAGAAAAAAAGGGCAGACCGAGGCAGGCTCCGGCCTAGGCCTAAACATCTGCATAGCCATTCTAAGAGAGCACGACTTCTCCGTCACCTGTGAGAAGGCCTCTGTCGGTACTCGAATTCGGATTCAGACCCATGATTAATAGTCTTTTGCTTGTAGATGATGAAGACCTCTTTCATCTTGTCTTTGAGGACGCATGCTCTCTGCTAGGCATTGCCTTGGACCTACGGGCCCTAAAGAGCTCCGATCGAGCAGACTCTCTATTCTCGGAATGGAAGAGCGATCCCACCGATAGGCCAGAGTGCGTTTTCGTGGATCTAAACATCATCGGCAGCACCTACGACGGCATCGAGCTTGTCCGCAGGATCAATCAGATCCACGGCAATGGTGTTGTCATCGGCATCATCTCCTCGTCCTCGGACACTCTGGAGATTCAACGAGCAAAAGACTGCGGCGCCCAGTTCTGGCTGGTCAAAAGTGACGAGATCGAACCTCGCCTAGAAGCGTTCCGGGAGGACTACTCCAAATACGCTGACAGAACGGCGGAGTTCCGGGTCTATCAATGATCCAGCTGGATGAAATTGCCTGGGCTGCGCTACTCGCTACTGCGCAAAGCAAGAAAGTCTACATCTCCGGCAACATCCTGCGGCTTATCGACGACGAGGGGCGCCCGGAGTACGAGGAGTACATAAAGAGAGCCCAGGCCAAAGATGCCGAAAAGCAGAAGCAGCGCCTAGAGGTGAGCAAGTCTGCCCAGGAGGAAAAGAAAGAGCTGGAGAGGGCGCACAGTAAGAATACTGAATTGATGACTCAGCTTCAGACGGCGTTGGACAGAGCAAAAAAGGCAAAGGAGCAGGCGGAGGACGCTCGAGAGCAGTCCGATACCCATCGTCGGGAGGCAGAGGAGGCCCGGATCCTCGCGGAGAAGGCGAAAGCCACCGCTGAGACGGACCTAGACTTCATGCAGAAGCAGACTCAGTTTGAGCTCATGGGCAACATCGTCCGAGTGGCCCTGTGGGTCATTGCCGGTGTGGGAATCACGACGACCATGATGTACGCGACTGCGCTGTTCGGCCCTACCGCGTCCACAGGAGACACAACCCTCCTGGGCAATACCTGGAGCAACATGTTCGGTATCTTGCTCACCAACAGCTTCTCTATCATCGGCACGATCATGGGCGTCAAGTACGCTACCGAAAATCGGGGCGGTTCCGAGGCATAAATAGTATATGGAACATCAACCATGCAAGTGAAGGACTTGCGGGGGATGCTTTCTGCTCCGATGACGGCCGGGTACCTCATATCTGAGGTGCACGAGCTCATCGAAGCAACGCTGGAATGCAGCGTCGACCACATCCGTGAGGAGTGGAATGACGTGGCCTTCAGTATTCTCTGCCTGGTCGCACAGGCATACCCCCCTGCAGATGAATGGAGAGTTCTTGACGGACTCGGGCGTTCGTCATGCGAGAAGTTTCTCGCCCGGATGGATGTCTGGGTGAAAATCTGTTCGCATCACCGGGTGGACTTCGACCGCGAGTCTCTCGCGGGTGGCAGTAACTATCGCAAGCGGACGAAAGTGTCGCGAGTGATGGGCTTTCACGGAGTAGAGGATATCGACTGGGAGTGGGTTTCTACTCTCGTCGACGGCTTCGAGGTCGAGGAGTAAAAGCGTCTTCAGAGAAGTGCCGCCGTTTCGGCGGTAGAGGTCGCAGGCAAAAGCTGCTCTTCCTCTTTTAGCTTAATAGCCGCCTAAAAAGAGGCATAAATAATATAGTCAGGAACCAATACAAAGGAGGTTTCCATGACTATTCACGCCGATCAGATTCCTGACTTCAAGCAAATGTTGGAACTCCGCGCAAACGGAGTGCCCATCGGTTGGGAGTCGCGGCCGGGCTCCTACACGAATCTGGCAGACGCCGGGCCGGAGGCTCGAGAGGTCATCATGGACGGCCTCGCCCAGATCATTGAGGTCTGGTCCTCCGGAGAGGTCAAGTCCAAAACCGACAACAAAGATACACATCCTTTCGGCATGGAGCCGAAGTTCGAGTTGTCGAAGCACCTGCAGGAGCAGGGCTGGGTGCAGTGGCACACCAGTGTCCAGACGCGCTCCAAGGAGGAGTGCGCGGAAGCAGGCGTAAAGTACAAGAAGTACAAGTACGCCGTCCATGTCTGGATGTCTCCCACGGGGGCGCCAATCCTTGCGAAGGTAAAACTCCAGGGGAAGGAGCTCATCCTATCACATTAAAGTGGGGTTAAAACTTAGATAAAAAGGGGCATAAATATAGTAGTAAGGAAGGATTCAACCCCCCTTTCTCATTGGAGTATTCATGAAGATTTTCATGCACCCCATCGCGGCCGCCCAGACCACCACCTCGGCCATCGGCACGAAAGTGTCGAAGCCGATGGCGCTTCACGCCGCCCTTCAGGCGGCCGTCGAGTTTCACGACTTCGGCGCGGGGCCCTTCGTGGGCATCCCGGACGCCGCAGACATGGTTGTCTGCGGCGTTGCCCCTTCCACCACCAACCCGGAAGACTACGTCCTCCGGGAGCATCGGGGAGAGGTCGCGGCGTACCGACGCCGTGATGGCCTGACTGATGATGAGCGACGGCCCGATACGGTCGCCGCCATCATCTACACGGCCGAGATGTACCTGGCTGACCCACAAACCAGTGACGAGGCCAAGGCAGCCTTCATCAACGAGGGGTACACCCACTGCTGGGTGACTACGCTCGCAATGAAGGGGCCGAAGGCTCCGGTCGGGGCCTGGCGGTTCTGCGTGAACCTCGCGGGCGGCTCCGCCATCACGGGGGCCAAGTCGAAGGAGGAGCTGGTCGAGGAGGCCAAGGAGATCGAGGACTACTGGAGCAAGTGGTCGACGGTCGCGTAGAGGTAGGGAGCAGGGTCAGGCCTTCGGGTCTGGCCC